TGTGGACGAGGAGCCCGCGGCTGAGTAATCTGCATCTGCGCAAAAATATTGGAGGGGAGCAATCCCCTCCTTTATTTTTTTATTTAAATCACTTTCGATCGGTAAACTTCGGGAGGAAGTCATTTGCGAGATAGCAGATGCGTTTTCCACCAGATACATAGAACTTACGGCTGATGCCAACACCAACTGATTTGTATGATCTTACACGGAATTGGAACGAGCTACGAGGGATAAATCCAAGTGTATATTGAGAAAGATCAAATACACGATCAATGTTCTTGATGTCATGGAAGAGCGTTGGGAAGAGGCGAAGATCGAGGACGGTAAGTGCATAAGACTTCTTATCGATTGCAATATCACGACTGTCAATGCTGATGGCAATATTTACTTTACCACCGGATTCCGGAAGTTCAGTGACATCTGCAATTGCACTCTTCACGAAGTACTCTGTCTTATTCTCAGATTCTCCAAGTGAAATTTCACGAACAACAGACTTTACACCAAGACTCAGAAGTAGATTCTGGAGGTATTCAAGACGTGCTTTGTTCGGGAATTCAATGGTGATTGAATCCTTATACTTCTTGATGTTGGTTGCAAATTCAAAGATACCCTGTACCATACGAATACGATCTTTGATCCATGCACGTTCATATTCAATCGGGAACACATTTCCGTCGTTTGTATTGAATGAAGGATAATTCTTGAACAGATCTGCCCACTTAATATTTGTATCGGATGGATCGTCTGTGCGGGAATAACGATATGTCTTTCCATCAACACTTCGATGTGCACGATATCGAACATCAGTTAGTTTTACATTGGAATCATAGAACCCAGGCTGAATGGATGCAATCTCTACTGGAATTGCAACTTCTTCACTGGTAAAGTCGCCAAAGAGAAGCATTGGTCCAGCAAGATACGGATCTGGATCCAATGTATTGAGATCAAACTTCTCTCCGTAATAAACTTCCTTCTGTGTAAAGTTAAATGTCTTGAGAAGTTCATCAAGCTCGGCGCCATCGTACCAGCAGACACGACCATCGGTGAATTCAACCATAAAAAGTTCTTCTTCAATTGCATCAACTGCTTCGATGGTATGCTGTCGACAATTGTAATATTCATAAATCTTGTCGCCTGGTTTGATTTCTAGGATAGGAATATTACCTCGCTCGGTAATCATATACATTTTATCCATAACATCCGTTGCTGCCATTTGTAAAACAACTCCTTTTCTATTTACTAAAACAAAGACTTTCGGGTAACTATAATCTTAATTTAAGTGTTGGACAGAGACTTATAATCATGGGAGGGAATGAAAGTGAATAATCAGCCATGCTTTGATGATGAAGATATTTATATGATTGATGGATGTACGGCAATCAATGAATATTTCAATGAACAGGCTAACAATTTGAAGTGCGGGCACGCTTACGCCACATATACAAAGATGGAAACATCCAAAGCAATCGATGCCATGTTCAACAATGTATTTCATATTTATGATCGCATCAAAATCGACATCATACTTATGGATCTATTTTGCACCGATATGACGTGGCGAATGAAAGAGGTTAATATTTGTTCTCATATGGGGATTCAATATGATACATTCCGCGATATTGCCCATCAATATGAAGATGTCAGAAACATCCTTTATCAGATCATGATAATGTTTTTTGCTCTTGGAGGGAACACCAAAGAGACTTATCGGAAGGTTGGATAATAATGTCAACAAACATGAAAGATGGGGTGCTGAACTCCATCTCTTCTATTTATGGTGCCTTCATTAAAAAGAGAGAAGATCTGAAAGCAGAGAAGAAGGCAGAAGAAGAAAAGAAAAACGAAGAAATCGTTGAAGAGGCAGAAGAGAAGCCAAAGCTCAGTAAGAAAGAAAAGCGAGAACAGGCATTCAAACGGTGGGAAACAGTAATTAGTGAACTTACCGGCGGAGATATTGATTATGAAAAACCCAAGTCCAGTAAGAAGAAATATCGGAAATGGATTGATGATGAAATCGGTCCAGTCGTTGATAAACCGAAGAAGAAAAAGAAACGGAATTACAACAAAGAATTTGCTCCGGAATTGGCAATGCTAAAGAACATTGTTGCGGAACAAAATCGATTCAATGCAGATTTGCAAAGACGATATTCCAATGCAGCCGGTCCCAATACACGTGATGCTATGCCGTTGAACAAGAACCTTGTCGAATTAGCTGCTGTCATCAATTCTGGTCGCTCCAACTCATTATCTCTCTTACGAGAAATTGGTTCGATTAAAAAGAGCATCAGTGATTTATATATGAAGCAGGCAAAGTTGGATGCTGATCTTGGGGGCGGAGGAGGAGTCGATTCGACGGATCTCACATTACTCGGATCATCCATTATGAATAATTCCATCGATAACGTGTTTGCTCCAAACCCATCATCGAGTACTACTGGAACTATGCAACCTGCATCGGTATCAAATCCATCAATTATTCCAGCCGCTGTTCAGAATCAAATTGTTACACCACAATCCGTTTCCACATTCGATCCGAGTACATGGGGTGGAATGGATCACATCGACGTAACGTCTGCACAGTTCGAAGCAATTCCACATACGATCGTTGTCGAATATTATCAAAATGAAAATAAATCGAGGTTCAAAGCGGTTCGTAATGATACGAAAGAAGAACTTCCTGGATGTCCAGTACCGACATGTTCCATCAAAACAATTGATACAAAAAATAGGATGGCGAAAGACGAATTTGATCAAGTTTATCAATTAGAAATTGTTGCATAAAGATAGAGGAGGGGAATTCCCCTCCTCTATTAATTCAAATTTTCAAAAAACGTTCCAGATAATATTTCATCAATTTTTTGAGAGGATTTGTGAGTTATGAGTAAGAATCTGTTTATTGTATTTGAAGGTATTGACGGTTCTGGGAAGACGATGCAGACGGAGAAATTATATTTCAATATCAAACGTCAGTTGAACCAAGAAGTTCACTATACAAAAGAACCTACCGTAGGACCAATTGGTGTATTCATCAAAGAACATTTTCTCTCTGGAAAGACAGAAATTAGTGAAGAGGCACTTATGTATCTTTTCACAGCAGATCGCATCGAGCATCTTTATACTGGTGATAGTTCACTCACGAAGATGTTGGAAGAGTCGCATGTAATTTGCGATCGTTATATGTTATCGTCGTTGGCATATAACTCATTTGCGTATCAGAGCGAAGCAGTAAAACAGATGGCATTTGGACAAACTCATCGGATTCCCGATATTACATTCTTTATGGATATCCCGATTGATGTTGCTATTGAACGAATCAAACAGCGCAAAGGTCCAAGAGAAATTTTTGATAATGTAGATAAACTGCATGAAGTATACGATCGTTACCAAAACATTATTCATGAATATCCCAATCACAACATTAAAGTGATTGATGCAAATAGAGACCCAAATATCGTTGCAGAAGATATTTTTATAACACTATGCAAACATATCGATGGTATTGAATAATCTTATATATTATGGATGCAATCTGATTGTAATAGGAGGTATTATTTTATGAAAATTTATCTGAATAGCATTGCTGGGATCGACGATGCGATTATTGCCATGCATATGAGTAAGCGTACATGGAATGCAACGATGGATGATGAGATCCGTCATATGTGTACCGTGGTGAATACACGCAATGGAATTTTTGTTCCAAAAGCCGAGCGCGGTGATAATCGTTTGGATAAATATTTTGATGCGTATCAGGAATATATGACGAAGCTTTTGAAGTGGGGACGGCTTCATATCACGCTTCTCAAATTTATTGATATTTCAGTTACGGTAGAAGGATTGCATCGGGCTGGGCAGGATGATTGGGATTCTCATGCACAACGATTCCAGAATCGTATTGTCCGCTCATCAACACGATTGGCATCATTCTCGGATGGTGAAAAATCTGATTTCTATAGTGGTAAGATTAAGTACCCATTTGAAGCTATGAAGGATATGGGTACTACGATTCCAGATGAATATACAGATGCTGATGGAGCTATTTGGGTGAGGACAGATTTTGGGTACATCAATAAGGAACATCTGGGACGGAAAGATGTTCATCGTGGATTATACCCATTGGCAATTCCATCCAATTTTATCTTCCGCTGTAATCTAACGGATTGGTCGCACGTATATAAGGAACGCAATGCAAAGAGTGGTGCAAATCCCGAAGTAAAAGAATGCTGTGAAGCCATTGCAGATGCACTGATTAACGCACAGCCACTCTTTAGCCGTGAACTATTTATGGAAATTAAGTGTTAATCAAAAGGAGGGGAATATTCCCCTCCTTTCTTTATGTGAGGATTTGTTATGTTTACGATGGATATCGCAGCAATCATTCAAGAGTATGAATCGAAACGAAATGGAAAATCGGAGAAGTTCAAAATTCTTGTAAACGTTGAAGGAGTTTACATGCAAGGAGTGAATAGTTATCAACTTCTTGGAGCACTCGTATCAACACGAAATGGATTTCAATTACTGAAGAATGTATTCCAATATGAGCGAAATACTCGATATGCTTTCACGGCATTGCATGGAGAAACTCCTAAAAAATATCTTGTGACCACGGAGACGGATGATGTATTTAATCCAAGATTGTCACAAGTATTCGTCGACGATGCCGACTATATTTATATGAGTCAACCTGTATTTCTCCCAGACTTGATAATCATTCTACTATATACATCTCGTTTATGGGATGATATACGAATGTTATTCCGAAATGCAAATACGGATGATATTAGTCTGCGTTCTAAGATTTCTGATCTTCTGAAGGTAAATTTCGGGTATGTGATATCGCCGATTGGCGATCCTGTAAAGATTGATGACCCGGCACCCAATGGAGAATATTATTTGGATTATTAACAAAATCGTATTTCCTATAATAACAATGATATATTATCATTGTAGAGAAGAATAAAGAATCTATCAACTATGGGAGGAAACAATCATGATGAAAGACATTCTCAGAGCAGCAGGTATGGGTGCAGCGGTCATTGTGGGTATGTACGCAGCAGGCGGCGTCTGTGCTGTCGTTACCAACGCCCTCATCAAAAAGGATGAAGGTAAGGAAACAATTCATAAGGACTTGCCGCAGGGGGAGAAGGCGAACGCCTGATTCAAAAAAGGGAGGGATGAAAATCCCTCTTTCTTTTTTTATTCCTCCATATTTAAATAGATAACTTCTTTCGCTAACATGGAAATGACTTTCATTCGGGCACGCAGCCACCAATTCTCTGCAGGAATGCCAATATCCACAATATCGAAATACAGTGTATCTTTTTTATCTGAACGATTGCGCAATCGCCCCATTGCCTGCGCAGCAATATTTTTTGATGCATATGGCTCTGCAGATATTACGGTGCGTAAATCTTTAATATCTTTCCCAGTCCCACAGGATTTGATTGTCGTTACAATAATATCTTTTTCGAATGCATGTTTTCTATCATCTGAATCTGCTTTTGAGTGATATACGGCAATTCGTTTCTCTGGGAATTTTTTCTTTAACTTTTCAGCGACCAGATCACATGATTCAATGAGTGGGGTAAAGATTAATGTTTTCCCATCAATATCCTTTACCTTATCGCAGAGCATTTCGATGACGCGATAGCATGTTTGTTTTGGATCGGTAAAGAATGCATGTCTACCATACTTTATTGACGTAAATCCTCCCCAGCCCATGAGTTTCCCCATCTCTTTTCTGGTTGGTCTGCTATTGATATTCACAACATGATAGAGAACATGTTTTACTGACAATCGATGACTTTCTATTTCACCATAATCTTCAACATTTGCAAATGCTCGTTTGAAACATGCGGACTCACTTTTATCCGAACGATCAAAGGTTGCAGTCAAATACCAAGTACGATTGGTATTGGTATAATGATCAATGTTAATGATATTTGCAAACTCCATATGGGATTCATCATAAACTTTGACTTCAACCTTTAATTTTTTGAAGAATTGACCAAGAGCATATCCGCCATTTTCATTCAAATAATTTCGCAACGTTGCATGTGTTACGAAATAAATATCCCTTGGTTCAATATTGTTTTCCATGAAATCGGTGATTATTTGGGATCCGGCAATATCCATTAGCTGCGATTTTTGATAGGTAAACATCCCAATAAATGTATCTTTCATCCACTGATATTTTAGACCATTATTTGGGAGAATGATAATCGCTTTCCTGTTGAGCTTTGTAATTGCCGCAGCCACACAATAACTTTTGCCGAAACCAGTTTTTAGATTAAGCGACAATTGATGGTTTCCTGAATTGGTTAAGAATTTAATGGATTCTTCTTGAAGATGATTTCGAGGTTTGAAAAGAGCTTCTGCTTCTTTAAAGATTTCCTCGGAAGGATCACTTTCATCAATATAAATTGCTTTGCTACCAGTTAGCTGTTCCAATTTGGATATCGGAGTTCCACGAGGTACGTAGAGTACATTTTGCTCAATCATATATCCGCAAGGAAATGGTTGTTGATCGAATGCACCAATCGCCGTATACATTTCCTCAATGATGGGCAAAGAATTATCACTCATATCATCCGTCCGATAATATGGGGACAACGTGATATGGGTATTATATACTTTGATGTCCATTTTTGATCATATACCTGCCGTTTCTATTTATAATTTTTATAAGGAGTTGTTTATCATGGGACTAGACAAGCGTCTCAAAGAAATGCTTGACAGTAAGAAAGACGAAGTCGAAAAGAAAGTCGACCATATCAAAGATAAGGTTGATGACAGAATTGATGATTTAAGAGATTCAGGGAAAGCATCGTTTGATAAAGCGAAGAATCGTGTCGAAGATAAAGTTGATACCATCAAAGATGATGCAAAAGATCGATTGAAAAATCTCGAGGATAAAGCAAGAGATAAAGTGAATGATATCAATACCGAGGCACGAGGGAAAGTCAATGAGATTTATACCAACGCTCTCAAGCATCTTCTCGGATCCGTTATTGGTGGAAGTAAAGATGAAATTATGAAGCGAATTGCAATGCTATTTGCCGCATTTTCGTTTAAATCGTTTATTAAGAATATTCCAAGAAACCTGTATCGAATTCTATGGAATATTCCATCCAATATGAAAGATGATATTCGGAAGATTGGTGATCATATTCAATTCCTCACACCGATCGTCGTTGTGTTATATTGTATTCTTGATGGCAACATACCAATGCTACGAGAATTCATTATTTACTATCTCATATGTACGGCTATCCAAGTACTATTGAAATGGGCATTCAATGCGCCCCGTCCATCGCAAACAGATTCGGAAACCAATCCGCTGCCAAAATGGGAATGGTCAGTAAACCGAGGAGATTCATTTCCATCAGGCCATACCATGAGTGCAATTTCTGGCGGTCTCTTCTGGACTCTTTTTGCATTTGGTCAGCCATGGGTCGGAATTGCCGGTATTCTACTCGGACTCATTACGGCACTATCCCGTATGATTGTTCGTGCACACTGGCTTCTTGATGTAGGAACCTCCATCATTATTGCATCCATCGTGTTCCTCATCATGATTTCATAAATAATATAGAGAGGGTGCAAACCCTCTCTATATTTTGTTATTATACAATTTGGAACAATCGAATCATATCAAATCCATATTCGGAATCGAATCGTTTTTTGATTCCTAATACAAGATGTTTCTCTTTATAGACTTGATATGAAATATCTGTGAATTCCGATTTTCTCAATTTCACCATCATCAGATCTTTATTCAATGGAATATCATAATTGAATCCATCGATAGTAATATTAAATTCCTTTCCTTTAAAATGTTCTTCCGATACATCCAATGGAATCCAGCTTGTTCCATTCGTATAGGAAAATAGTCGACTATTCTCAACATTACATGGTTTGATCTTTTCTTTGAACGTATCATCTGCCATCAGTTCATCATAGAGTGTATTATCTGGAATTATGATACAACGATATTCTTCCAGCTGAATTAACCACATTCGATTATATTCATATAATACATCTATGTTCATTCGATTGATGACAGAATGAAACAATTCAATTGATTTATCTTTCTCGCTTTTCTTTGCCATAACAAATTTCACTCCCAATACCGAAATTGTATCTCTGGTGAGAATATATATATATTTTTATATTGTGATGTAATTCGATCTATTCAAAGGAGGATACAATCATGAAAGAAATGTTCGAAGAATTCGATGCTGCAGATTGGCTTTTCTTTATCGTAGCACCTGTCGCATTTGGAATTGCATGGGGTGCATCCCATGTATATTTCATGAAAATCTTTTCGGAGATTGTCAAGTAGAGGAGGTTTGATCCATGAAGTTGAATTTATTGGAAAACCAGATTACCTTTGGCGGTAAAGTCCGCTCCCTTCATCGTGTTGAAATGATTCTATTCATTCTGTTTATGATTGGATATTTTGCATGGTTCATGTCACCATCCCAACATCATATCAACGCAGAGTCGGCACATGAACTGAAATATGATGTGAATGCTGGCGGAACAATCAAGAGATTTTCGAAGGAACAGCCGGTTGCGGTTGAGAAGAAACCCACTGTTGCCGAAATCCTTGCGAGTCTCGATGAAGTTGAGCATGACGTATATACCGAGCTTCGGAAAGAATTTACCCATGAGGTAACTGTTGCCATCATGGGTAATATCTATCAGGAGAGTCGGATGAACCCGCATGCAGATGTTGGCTCAAGAGGTCTGTTTCAGCTGGAAGGAGGAAGACTCACAAAATTCATTTCATGGGCAGATGCAAATGGATATGATTACCATAACCATCGCGCTCAAATTGCATATATGATGCGAGAAATGAAGAGTGGTGACATTGATCTTCGTCTGAAGGGTAGAGTAAGTCCAGGCAATCTTTCGGAAATGGAAGTATCTCCATTGAAAGGAGGATATGAGGAATTCAAGAATCTGAAAGATATCGAACTTGCGACTCGATTGTTCCAGGCAACGTATGAGCGTGCTGGAACGCCAATGATTGATGAACGCATTGCGTTTGCATATCGATACGATTCGATGATCAATCATTAAACTTAGGAATAAAGGAGTGAAATACCTCCTTTATTTTTTATAGAAAGAGAGGTGAAATGATATGGATGCTATTAAGGATTCTCTGATGGACAATTTGGTGCTACCAATTATTGTCTGTATTGGCTCATCACTTCTACTCATTGCGAAACACTACATTGCGAAACTAACCAATAGTATTATTGCAAAAAATGATATTCAGATTACCAATAGTGAAATCAATACACGGAATGCAATTCTGGAAGAGATTGGTACACTTGTGCAATCTGCAGTATATACAACGATGGTTGCTGCATGGAAGTTAAAGAAAGAATCGCCCGATGGAACACTGACAGATGAAGAAGTACGAGAACTTCAGAATCGTGTCATGAATCTCGTGGTTAAAGCTCTTCCTCCCGCATATGATGATCCGAAATCTTCTGTCCTTGAACTACTTGGTGGTATTGAGAAACGTAATACCATTATCCTAAGTATGGTTGAGGGTGCTGTTGCAAACGCAAAGAATGTACTGAGCTGATACAAAAAAGAAAGGGGATAAATCCCCTTTCTCTTCTTTATTATTTGTTGAAAGATCCATCCCAGGAACGTAGATATTTTTCTGCAGTTGACAGTTTGATGTTGTATTTAATCGCTGTGAAATCGAGACCATTGGTCCGGCAGGATTCAACAAACTCCCGCCGGCGCGCATCATCCCATTTCACATGATTTGCTTTGAATACCGCAGCTTCTTGTTGCATAGCAGAGTTATCTGCGACCATATCATACAACTCACTATCATTTGTATCGGTATCTTCCTCTTCCAACTCATCGTAGGGATCAATACCCTGATATTTGAAATGCTTCCGATTGTATTGACGATTCTTTTTTCCTCCCTTCTTGAATTTCTTCTTATCGTATTTTTTCGGACGATAAACCTCTTGCTGAGGATTCTGAGCTTCCGGCTTCACATATTTTGGTTGTGGATTATATGAAGTTGCTGACGGAATGATGATGTATGGGTCTTCCGAAAAATCTGGTTTACCCGTAGGCAATAGAATGGATTGAATCACCGAATCCACACTATTCATGATTGCATCATCGACGACACCGATGTATTTTATCAACTGATTTACATCGGCTGGGAACATAAGCTGTGGCAATGCATAGCTCGTATTTCCTTCATCGGAAATACACACGATGTTATACAATGTCGTATGCTCATGACCACTGAATGGAATGACCAATACACTTCGATCGCTGAGGGTATACATATTTTGTACGACAAGTACTTGCCGCGTATACCGAACACAGCGTTCGAATTCACTTGGGATTGATACGCCCTCTCGTTTGTTTCCGCAGATCGGATCATGCCACAACCAAAGCTGTCCTCTGCAGAATCGATGACCGTTGTAAGCACTTATGATAACCATCTCCTCTAAAATTTATAATGCTTCTTCAAACTCCGACACAGGAATGACTTCTCGTTGTACCGCATTTTTTGTTTTGGTTTCAACGTCCAATCCTGTTTGGAGTGAGCCGACCGACATCACTTTTCCGGTTCTCATGTCCGGAATGACCTGTAATGAATTTTGACGGAATGGGTGTGCGATGTATGTATATTCTTTAAATTCAGATTCTGCCTGATCAATGCGTCTCCGTTTTACCGCATTGATACATAAGAATCGGTGGTTTGTTCCGGGCTGTATTTCGGTATTGATGATTGCCATCCAGTCTGCTGTCTCAACAATTTCATATGCATCTCCGACATGTTCGCGTCCAGATAATTTCGTGATATCAACTTTCCCTAAACGAATGCCCTGATCCATTGCGGCAACACCACTTCGATTGACCTGGTGTGCAGTAATCACTGGAATATCATTGATGACTGCTAGTGCTTTCAATTCGTTAATGATCTTTGCCAACTCCGTTTTTGTTGTGTCGCCAGAAGATTGTTCTGCCGGACGAATGCGTTTGATATAGTCGAATACGAGAGCAACACATTCTTTCCCATCTTCCTTTAAATCCTGAATGATCGTATAAAGTCCATCCGTGGATATTTCACGATATGGGAAATATTTAATGATGATATCAATATTAGGCTTATCATTCTTCTCTTCATTCGCATCCAGCATATTTTCCAGGGAACCTTCATCTTTTTTCTCTTCTTCCTCAGAAGATCCCAATCCAAGAATATCGGATAGCTTATCGAATGCTTCTTCTGGGCTATAGTTGGTGATGGGCTCATCAAAATTCATTGCCCACATACGCTCAATGGTTTCGGTAAATGTATTCTCCATTGTTATGTATAATACCGCAGGTTTCAGGCCGGGTGTTTTTGCTTGATACCCAGGATTGAATTCACGGATATGAAGTGTGCTCGTCAATAGAATACCAGACTTATAGGAACCTGGAGGCCCGACGTACACATACAATCGACCATTCATATATCCTGGTGACAATAATGTGTTGAGTCGGATAATTCCAGTTTTCAGTATAGAGGAAGACCCGGATAAACTATCAACCGTTTTTGTGACAGCGGCACGCACCGATGATACATCACCGGTATCGAATGTTAATTCAGATGCAACCAAATTTGTATTGTATTGAATATCAACCAATGATTTGGATATCTTGAATAAATTTTCGGTATACTTTTTCAATTCTCCAGGCTTATTGACATCAATATTTGTGTCTAATAATTCCAGATAATTTTCTTTGTATGCCGCAATATATCCAAACTGAAGATTCTCTTCAATTAATTGCATCAACATTTTTGCTTCTGGTGCAGATACAGGTGTATTGGATTTGATGGATTCTGAGATAACTTTATCTTTGATGCCGTCAAATTCAGGATCTCGTTTTGCCAGTTCAAAGATGAGATCGATGGTAACAACGCCGGCCAGCCATTGTTTTGCAATATACCGGATGGACCAAATCATTGCTAACATCTCTGCATCTTTTTTATACTTATCTTGATCAATTGCACAGAAGAGGCGATATATATTTTTTACCGCTTTAACGGTTCGAAACCCATCATGTTTCATAATGAGAAGATCTAAGATGCGTTGTAGAATGGAGCGTTTAAAGAACACTCGGATTTTATTGGGTTGCACCTCCGAAATATTTTGCAAAGACTTGGTCTTTTTCTGCATAATTCTATAACACCCCGTATTTCACACTAATTATAATTAGACCGCGATTTTAGAAATGAGGTTGAATAAACTTATGGAAGATATTAAGAAGCTTTATCAAGAAGCAAAGGCATATGGTGCCATCCATAGTAAGAGCAATTCTGTTCTTCGCAATTATATGGAAGCCGTTGATCGTATCGCATCCAATTCCCCGAAAGAATATATCTCAAATTTAGAATATATCATTTCTTCTTCATACGGGGCAAATACCTTTTCTTCCTTCTTGGAAAAGCATAAGGTTCCACTTTCCTATATTCCGAAGATTAAGAACGTGATCAAGAAGCTGAAGAATAAGAATGAGGATAATAAGCTATCCGATACTTACAGTGACATGATCAGTGTGATGGAATCGTATGAAAATAAATATTCCAACTGCATGGACATGGCAATCTATTTTGAGGATTGTTTGGATGATCGGTATCTGGAAGCATACTATACAAACTTCCCAAAGCTTTCCAATAAGAATGTAAATATTTCCAAATTCTTAGAACGCTATGGAAATGGCTGCATTGCCGATATGATTGTATATACAGAAGCAAACAAAGCATTGCTTGAAAACGTATACGATCAGATGGTGGACAAGAAAAAGAAGCTATCAAATAATCAGTGGATTAAGGATAGTCTAAAGGATTTTTCCTATGTGGATAATGAGATTCTGGATGTCTTTACGAAGGAATCTCTGGAATATCAGGTCAATCAGGCATTGGAAAATAATGAACAGGCGTTCCGTGAATCTGTTATGATGGGAATGCAAATGGTTTCACCATTTACCGAATCGGATGTTCGGAATATGGAAGATTATATCCTTTATCAGGAATATAAACTCTGCGGTGCAAAGAATGAGTCCGAACGTACTCTCATTATGGAATCCATCAATCGAACAAAGAAAGCATTGGAACCTCTCATGATTGAGGAAGATGTTGCAGATTCTGTGATTCCGATGCTTCCGGGGACGCGTGTGTCGAAACCAATTCTATCAAAACAATTTGCATCTGTATTAGCAATGGAATCATCGTTTACGGAAGCGACAAAATATCCGGAACAAAAACGTTCAAGATTTAATAAGAAGCCAAGAAGTGGAAGTGAAGTAATTCAATACATTGAAGATGTTGATAATGATAAATTCAAAGAATGGTTCTTCAAAACACCTGCTGGATCGAAATTAAATAAAAAGACATTTAATTTCAAATCGCTTGTTGACGATGAACAGAATATTGACTCTGTTGGTTATGTTTTCAAGAATGAGATTGTTGCGATTGCAACCATCAATAATGCTCGTTCCAAAACAAATAAGGTCAACATTTGTGCGGTTCATCCACGACACAAGGGATGTCTTGTCAATCTATTTCGATTGATTGATTCACGATGGATTTCGGATACAACAGTCGAGCTGAATAAATCGACACAGAAAGAATTCGTTGATGCATTCCAAAGCATCGGATATGAGATTACGCTAGAGCGTGGCCAAGTAGTAACGCTTTCTCGAAAAAAGAAGACCAAAGGCACTGTAAAGACCGAATCTGTATCATTTACAGAAGCATTATCATCGAATACGCGAAATAAGAAGACGGGGAAAGCCCCCGGATATCTGAAGAACAATCATGATCTTTCGTATGGAGAAGATGATGATACGGACAATTCCGATGATGTCGGAGACGATATCTTTGGGGATCATATCGATGACACGCCCAAAGAAAAGAAAACATCGAAGACGGATCCAGAACCATATCAGTATGATGATATCGATGATGATTCGCCAGATAATGCCGAAAAAGATAAACCTGCAAGTGGTGCAAATTATTACTACTACAATTACAACTATACGAATTCCAACAATACTTCCAGTAAATCGCATAATGATTACAGTACACATACAAGCCATGATTCCCATGATAAGAAGTATCATACAATCAATAATACGAATTCCAACAACGTAACGAAGACAGTAGATTCGCATAATCAAAAGAATGATAATTCAACAAACAAACGAGTTCATTCCCATGATTATGGCGATCATCATGAAGAGTCTGTCCAACTATATCATGAAGAAGTCGGAGATGCAGACGATAATAAGCCAGAGTCTGATAACCCAATTCGTGATACCATGATGGATATCGATCAGAAAGTTTCTGAAGGTATCGGAAGCCTAAAACGAGGCGCCGGAAAAGTTCGTCAAACAGCACGAGCAGTTACAAAACCATTCAAGCGTGTTCTCAATTTTATTGATGCGCAAATTGAAAAGTGGCGTGACTCCAATGAGAATGACATCAAAGAACAGTTAGCGGATCCGCATCAGTCCAATTCTCTGATCAAAGCATTCAAGTCTGCTGTTAAGTATGGTGCTATTTACAAAGCCGGACTTCTACTCAATCCAATCTTTATCTTCCTCGCTGCAGCAAAACATCTGGATTCCCGCAATAATAAATTCCGTATTCGGAATGAGATGATCGGTGAGTTGAAGACTGAGCTGCAGGTATTGGAAGAAAAGATTAAAGATGCCGATGCGAATAAGGATCGAAAAGCTAAGTATCAAATGATGCGCTTGAAGAATGAATTGACCAAGAAACTCATTCGTGTTGGCGGTACTGGCGATATGAAGAATATGATTTAAGGGGGTTCAATGATATGAGTTTATTTGAACGCGTATTTTTTGAAGCTCCAGAGGACGATCCTCCTGATATGGCTCCTCCATCCGCGGATGATGCACCACCTGACATGGGTGGTGCAGACGATCCTCCTCCAGATATGGATGCTGGAGATATGGAAGGAGATATGGGAGACAACGATTATGGGTTCGATGATGGTACTGGTGGGGATGAAGATGATACCGAAAATTTGAATTTCGACGATAAAATTTCCATCATTATGAATCAGAGGCTCTATGAGAGATTTATCAAGCTCCATATGACGTTGAAGAATCAATTAAAAATATTCAACAAGAATATGGATTTGATTGATACCATTTCAGACAAAAATGATTCTATACTAACTTCCATGACAAAGCTCAGCGAAAACGTGGAAGAATATATGGCAAATTATTTCATGAATGAGAATTACAGTAAGAATCTGTTATTCTTCAATAAATGCATCAATCTCTATAATCTACTGCAGCAAAACTTTGATAAAGAAATCAAACGCTATGCAGCTAATGAAAAATAGGGTGTATTTATAACAAATATGTAAGTTTGGTGGTATATAAAACAACTCTCGAATTTTTTACGTAAAAAAGGAGAATTACTATGGCAAATAACGTTGGATGGTTTTTTGAGAGTGGCGTGTCCGCTGAGAAGCGACTGGAAGCCACACCAAAGACAACATTCGGTGGTTTCACAGAAAGTGGCATTCAGTCGTTCGATGACCACTTCAAGGAACTCCAGGAACACTATAAGGAATCCACTGGCATCGATATTATGAAGGACATCAAGCCGATGCTTTCCGATCGTCAGTTTATGGAAAGCTATAAGGCGGATCTCATGGGTCCTGTCTTTGATGCATTCAAGGCGGCATCCCCCAATGATCCACATGTCCAGGCTGTCATCGAGAACGTTTCACAGTTCTGGGATACGAAGGTTCGTTCCTATACTGAGTCTGCATCGATGACTGGATATCTCCCCATTGCAACACTCGAGTTCCCAGTTCTCGTTAAGCAGTTCTTCCGTTCCATCATCAAGGATATCATCGAGGTTGAGGCAACGAAGACCCCGAACATCGCAAAGCATATCCGCACAACCTATATGGTTGATGATGCAACTGGTAAGGAATACGAATATCCCCGCTGCCTCTTCGATGGTACGTGGCAGAAGGTTTGGGAAGCTCAGAAGGGCATTAAGATCAACAATGCAACGAAGGTTCCTCTCACCAATGGTCGTGTCTACAAGTATGATGTTATCACGAATCTTACGACAGGTACGACTGGTGTTGACAAGCTCTCATTCGCATTCAAGATCAATGCAATCAATGTTGGCACCAATCGTTACACGATTCCCGGCAACGGCATTACGGTCGAATTCTCAACCGGTGGCACGTTCGTAAACGGTGATCTTGACTTTACTGCACCAGACGGCACAGTGATTGCCGATACCATTTCCGGTAAGGTCAACTTCAAGGCTGGTACGGTTGATATCTCGTCTGCATCCGGTCAGGTTGATGGCGTCTACATTGAAGGCTATCTCTCCAACGAGAAGAACCTCCGCCATACGTCCGTTCGTGAGAAGCGCGATATCCTTCGCTTCACGATCGAAGATGGTGCACGTTGGAGCATGCCTTTCTCCATCGAGGAAATCGAAGATGCTGCAGCTCTTCTCGATCTGAACTACTACAACCGCATGGTTGATGAGATCGTTAAGTGCCAGGAGACCAACGAAGGTCTTACGGTTATCAAGTTCCTCAATGATGAGTTCGCGAAGTACAATGGGGTTGCTCCCAACATCTATAAGCTCGAGTCGCTTGCTACGGTTTACTCCGTCAACATTCAGCCTCCCGCTTCCTTCGCCGGCGACCCCTTCAAGTATGTGAGCTCGGCAATTCAGTTCCGCCTCCGTTCTGTTATCCATCAGATCACGGATACGCTTAAGCTTGATGGACTCAGCTTCATCATCGTTGGTAACCCAATGGCAACGCAGCTCATCTCTGAGTTCACGAATTGGAAGACGGTTACCGGTACCACGGTTGGTGGTATCCAGGTCAACAACTCCTATGGTTTTGCAACGGATCTCGGTGCAAACGTTCGTGTTGTTGCAACCAACATGTATGATGCATATACGAAGGATCCCTGGACACCGACGACCAAGCGTGAGCTTGTTCTCCACATCTATGGCTATCCAACGACGAATGAGCATATCTCGTTCCGCCATCTCAAGTACACCTCTCACCTGCTCACAAGCCAGAATCAGACGGCTTATCAGAACACGAATGCTCCGGGCGGTGCATACAACATCGTCACCGCAACATCCCGCTTCAAGGATATTTGCGTACAGGGTATTCAGGCACGCCTGATTCTCGAGCATAGCGAGACTGTTTATGGTACGGCACCTGCGGCTGCTGGTATCGGGGCACCTTGGGCTTAATCCATAATCTTATGAGGTGTTTGTGTAAAAAGGTGGAAGGGTATCTATTACCCTTCCTTTCTTTTTATATAACAAAAAGGAGAATACTATGAACGATGATATTTTTAAGATTGACATCGATGGTATTGTAACAGAATCTACGGATGACGTTATGGATCTTTCTATCGATGACAATTACAATGAGAGTTCCGATGACGATGATCAGGTTGCTACGAATCGCCATAAAGCAGGAACATATTTTACATTCAAGGGGCAGGTATACGAAGCTCATGCAGCTCGTGATGATGAAACCCGTAAGGCTATGGGTGAAAAGACACGCGAAGAAGAGCGTAAGGAAGCTGTTCCGTTGAAGGAATCTGCTGAGAACATCAGCATTTCTCTTGCTGGTACAAAGGATCAGCCTCCTGAGGATGCATACAACGCAAATCTCGCAAAGCTGAGAAAGTCATTCAATGATGCACTGGATGCCTTTGAAGCTTACAGTAAGAAGAGGAAGTAACCCGTTCAAATAAAAAATAAAAGGAGGGGAATATTCCCCTCCTTTTATTATCGGTCAATCAGTTTTAGATGTAGCACGTAGGAAGATGCGGCGCAAACTTCCTTTTCTTCCCAAGCACCTTTCTTCTCATTTTCATGTTGATCGGAGGATTCTGTGCATGGAGCCGATGGAAATAATGGAGCGTGCATGCATCGCTCACATAATCCGGCTCCTTCCCAGCACCAATCAATCGGGCAACATAGATGCCGAGCGTATAGTTGAATTCATTTCCGTTCGGACCAAATACGATATGATCGAGATCGCAGCGAACCTCTTCATCCATCATATTGATTCGAATCCAATTGGATGAGAGTTTGTCTGACAGCACCATGATATCAATCATGGTTTGAATCTTCGGATCGAGATTCTTGTATACCTCGATCACTGGCAGGGAATGGAACAGTACCGGATATAGAATCTCAGGATCCGTAATTCCCATCTCCTTTTCCAGAAATGTTGCTGCTCCCGTTGCATGGAATTGGAGATCGGTATAGAGATATTCTTCCGGAACATATTTGGTGATGATATCAATATTACTGCGAACATATTCCTCCGCTGATCCAGGGATGAAGATATCATCGATGACTTGCGTCTTCTCTTTGTAGTTCTCCTTCAACGTATCGTGCGCAAGTGCTGCAAACCCAAGCTTGTGCCGATTGACAGGATTGCCCAACAGTTTGTTGATGTAAGTAGCATAATCCTTCACAAGCTTAATGTGTTGCATATGTGTATCATGCCACTTACAATTTTTCCGCATCTCATCATTTAACTTCAAAATATGCATGTTTCTGTATCCTCCTTTGAACAGATCCAATATCCACATAATCTTTCCTCCTATATAATAGATTGATTATGCCCTCCAATATTATAATATATAAATAAACGATCTATTGTAAATAAAAAATTATATATTATTAACGAGAGAGGAATATGTTATTGGATTATTAAAGGAGGATTTCAAATGGAAAAGATGAATGTGGGTGTGTTCAAGGTTTTCAATGCGAGACTTGGTGGGGTCGTCGTACCCAGGGATAGACCGATCTTTCCGGTCAAGTTTCTCAAGGAGTGGTATTTGATGCAGTGTGATGGGAAAAGCTTTCCCAATCCTGCCGCGATCCTTGAGGGATTCAATCGGTTCAAAACATCGAGTGAATTTCTTGACATGGATAACTTTGTATCCATTAGTCGCGATGCGAAGGAGGCTGTCGAAACGGTTTACTACCTCAATACCCTCATTAGCCGTGTAAACGGTTATGTTGAAATGGTGGAAGATTATATCTCCAATCGTGAATACATTAAGGGGGATATACCGGATACAACGAATATGCATCAGGTTGCAAAGCAGGTCAAGAACACGTTCGACTTCTATGCGGCATGCACAACAGAGCTTTACCGCGCCGGATATTTCACAGCTGCATAAAAAATAATGGAGGGGATTTCTCCCCTCTTTATTTTTTAATCAAATATCACCAGATGATCTGTCGAGCACATTTGCCGCATTCAATTTCTTTTCCCGCGCATCAAGCTGTTCTTTCACATATTTCCTATAATATCCCGTTTGCCTTGGAAGCATTTCAACAAGATCGATGATTTCTTTATCAAGAAGATCTTCCAACTTCCAAATACAAATCAGCGGAATACGTTCTTCATATAACACCAATGAATGGTTGTCCTTCATCGCGATATTATAATATCGAATCGCTCGCTCATATGTTTCACTCAGTAAATCATTAATGTTATTAATGATATTTGTCTCCTGGTGCTTATTCTTCCACTGAACGAGATTCCGTACTTCCTCTCGTTGCTTGATTGCATCGTTTTTCCATATTCTCCCATTTCGAAGAATCTCATTATAATCATCGCAATATGCCAATTTGAGAATGTGCTCCATCATACGAGCCAGTCTGCTTCCACATTTCTTTGTTTCTGTGTGTACAGACTCAATATAAAGTCGATCCAATTCTTCTTTTGCCACAATAATTTCTCCTCTCTGCATAAGATCGGCAATCTCAACCAATCGTTCTGAAATTGTCTTGAACTTCAACAACGCTTCATTATAAATTGCTTCCGTTGTCTTGTCCATCTGGAATCTCCTTTCATAAATCTTTCCAATGTTTATCCTTCTTGAATTTCTTTTCAATCTCCTTGATCCGGCGCTTATGCTTCTCTTCTCGTGCTTTGTCGCGCTTTCCTCTGAAAGGATTCATCCGATCGGCAAATGCTTTTACTTCATCAAATACTTTACTCATGGTAATCATTACCCCTTTCTATATAGAAATAATATATCATTCTCTGGAACTCAGTATTAATTGGGTACGCTCATAAAGATAATTTCTTGAAAGGAAGTGATTTATAGTGGCTCTTATCTTTGATGAACAATCCATGATGGATAGTAATGTATTCAAATATGAAAAACGATTAGCATCGGCAACACGCTTCCTAACATCTGCTGGAGCTGTACTGGTTCGTTACTTCAATCTTGCAGAGAATCGTACAACAACAGATCGCGGACTGAAGGATATTGATCAACTCTTTGGAAAACGTTCTCCTTTGCGGTTCAATGATATCAAAAACTTTCCATTGTATGAATTTGGGCAAACCAATCCAAACAATACGGATGAACAACAGTTGGAAGATATTACCGCAGAGGGGGAATGTACCATCCAGCCTTCTACGATTGTTCCACATCAGTATGATATGTTTATTCTAAATCATATTCGTATGTTTGCAATTTTTCAAGTTGTGGATGTGCAATATGATAGTATGAAACAAAATGGTCTGTATAAGATTAAATATCGACTATTGAGTACGAGTGAGGAAACACTACACCAGCTTGAAAATCAAGTAGTTGGAAAATATGACATGGATCTATCCTCCACGGGAACAGGAGTAAATCCAATCATTCAACAAGATGATTATATCCTCATGCGTCAACTTCGCAAAGTTGTTTCAGAAATGATTCGATCTTACAAAGCAATGTTTTACGATGCACGCCACAACTGCTTCTTGTATTGCAACCCACAAACAAGAAGACGATTGTTTGATGTTTGCGGAAATGAATTTATGGCTATACACGGAATCATGAATGATGATAATTCGAATTCCGTTGTAATGTTGCATGGAAAAGTTCGAGAACCGCAATTCCCAGCATTGTATAATTATTCCATTTATAAATGGCTGGAATTGGATGCTCCAAAGAATATGATCCAACAATTCCATTATATTCTTGCAGATACCATGAAGTATCCAACATCATCCTTTGGCCGATGGAATGAAATGGATATTGATATGATCTGGCCGATATCAATGCAACAAGCACAGTGCAATCATCAAGAACATTGTTTCTTCGATACCGATTTCGTTGATTGCGTAATCAATAATACTACGCCTGCAGATCTTTATCGAAAGTTTATTTTCGATTACATCAACAATCCGCATGGCATTTCAATCAAAGATGTATCGTTGAATATTGGAGATGGGTTATTCCAATCCAATCGAACAATTGATGCATTTTTATATACACCAATTGTGATCTACATTATTCGTAAAATTTTGAGAATGCGATAAAGGAGAATTATTATGGGAATTATCTCAATCGAACATCATCGTCCTCATCGAGGGAAAATCCATATGGGGAAGAATATGTTCATTGAAATTGATAATGAACGATTCTTGACCGATATTCTATTTGACCAAACAAAACTAATTCCAGTGGAACCTGTCGAAAAAGATGGAAAATGGATTACTATTGAACAAGCAATGGATGCGCCCCATATGTATATCGTGGACGTCGCATTCAATAAGTGCGATGGGGTTGCACACGGGAAACATCTGAAAACATTCCTGGAAAAGGTTGAAGTAGATGAACGATTCCCCATTCTGATTACACGTCCGATTGTACGTGTTGTTTATCAGACCGAACATGCCGATGGAAGAGTACTGCGCCGTTATTCGGATTCTTGTTACCTCAACCAATTCCAAACGGGAATCAACAATAAGACGGAAAATAATGATGAGCTGATCAATGGCGAATTGATTCTATCATTCCGTGGGCGAATGGATTCTGTAATCAAAGAATATTCGCATGATTCGCGCAATATCAAAGTTCGTATCACCGACATCAGCATCGGATATCCAATTGCACATCTACGGCTTGGTCGTGGAGAAGTATTGAACAATCCGATCTATCATGTTGGAGAAGATGGTCATTTCTTCATTCATGAAGAATTCATTCATGACAATACCAACATTCAGTCAATGGTTATCATTGATTCTCTGGAAGTGACGGATGTATTTGATATTGTTTCCAATGCCGTATTAAAATTCCGATTCAGTCTTTATCAGTCCGGATTTATTGTTCCGACCAAGGAAGATGATGTGCTCAATCGCATCAAAGGAAATATTCTCCAACAGAATAGTTATGATCGTGATATTGCATATCTCCGCGAACAAAATGATATTCTCCGTGTTCAGATGAATAGTATCTTTGATGAAATTCGTCAGATGCAAACAAGAATGACAGTGCTCATCGATAAGATTGATTCTTTGGAGAATCGAATTTCAAGTATCGAAAAGAATAAGTCTTCGGAAGGTAATAAGAAGAAAACAAGTTTGTATGATCCTGACTTCCGGGAATATCACAAAGATCTCAGTCCATTTCAACCATAATGGTTGAACTCTGCCATAAGAAAGGATGGAATAAATTATGGATACACGTATTGTACTTGAGTGCCTCACGCAGAATGATGTCATGATTAAGTATCAGGATGTCATTAAGCAGGATGATCGCGTCCTGGATGTCGGCAATGGTCGTTACGATCGTCGACTCAATTGTCCGCGAGATCGTGCATATCTAAAGGAAGGCTCAGATCTCCCATCATATGCACGCGATGCAATTCTTGCGATGTGGGGTCCGACTGAAACCGTGGAAGATCCTCCAACCGGCGAAGAGCCTCCAGTTGAAACAACGCTAGAAGAGTGAAACAACATCGAATAAATAGAAGGAGGGAATTCCCTCCTTCTATTTATTTCCCATTCACCATCATTTTCTCATACTCAGCACGAAGTTCTTCTGTCATCAGAATAACAATCTGGTATTCCTTAGTAATATCATCAATCTCGTTGGTAATGTTGATGATCTTATTCTTGATTTCTACATGCTGCTGATGTAGCTTGTTTAATGTTTCAGAATCAACTTCATTGTGGAGTTTAATTAGCTCGATGTTTGTATCCACCAGAAGCAGATCGAGATCTTGAAAAATTTTCTTCAGGATCTTTTCCTTTGTATCCAATTCCTGTTTCAACTTTTTCTCTCGTTCAAAAAAAGATTGCTGTTGATTGATTTTATCGATAACACCACTATCTTTTTTACGAATCAAGAGAGTAATGATTGAAAAAATTCCAGTCATAGCGGCGACTATGACAGTTGATAGATTCTCATCCAATGTCGTTCTCTCCCTCTATATATAATACTTAACGTCGGACTAATGATATGAGTTGACTTAGATTAAATTTGTATTCCTTGATGTTTCGATTTCGAATTTCCAGTTGCATCACAACAATGGAAATGAACATGAGGAATAGAATAATGTAGCATAGAATTTTAATCAAGAAGATTTCATTTAACTCATATGAATTGTTCGTGACAACAAGTAGTCTTTTTCCACCAGCGTTATCGAATACCCATCGATAGTATATGTATTTTTGGAATTTTTCTCCATTGATCTCAACAAAGCCTTCGTTGTATGCTTGAATTGCTCTATTGACCTCCGGGGATGTTTTGATAAAACTGGCAGCATTTAAATGTGGATTATTGTCCGACGATAAAATGACTTCCGAAAGTTGGTTTAAATTCGAATCAAATGATTCGATGCTCGTGTAATAATAATTGGATTCCGTGTCGATGTCGTTGTTATAAACTGTTGTTATCTGTGCAACAGATCGATCAATATGTACAGGCGTTCGGAATGTTTCAGCATTTAGTGTATCAACATGGCGGATCAAAATGATCAAGGTAATTCCCATCAAGATGATTGGGATGAGTGGGTAGTTAATGTATTTTCTCATGATTCATCTTACTCCATTTTTAAGGTTTTTGTTAATATGGCAGTTCACAGTACGCGCGGAGGTGGTATGCATGAATTGCACATTAGACCAATATATGGGTCTATCCACCTTAGAGTCGTGGTGGAGAAAATACAACCATCAAATTATCACCATCGATAGCCGTATTGGTTGCGGTGTATGGGATTTATTACAATTCTTTCTTGGAAAAATTGGACTCGATCATCGAGAAGTCTGCTATCTCTCCTATAATCAAAAACAAGTATTGCGACTAGCATATGGAAAGATGCATGCATACTATATTGATGGATTTCTATATGATTATAAAAAATCATTTGATGTTGATACATTGGAGGCCATCACAAAAAAAGATACACCCCCAACTTATACATGGGTAAAATATCGAAATAAAAAGATTGATCCGAAATATAAATTGATTGTTGTATTCGATGCAACACTATTAACCAAAAAACAGATCAAACATTTATGTTCCTATGGATTACCCATCATCCTTTTACAAGATACCAAATTAATTCCGGGAGACCAATCCTATACGTTTTTCCATGACGCAAATATTGTATTGCGACAGGTTCACCCTTGGTATAGCAATCATCCAATTGTTCATTTTGCACATCAAATGCTATTGGATGCTCCATTGAAATTAGGAAACTATGATGGGGTAAATATCATTGGAAAAAGTAAATTAAATTTATACAATATGAAATCATCGAATATGATTATTGCATTGAACGATGATACACGAATGATGATCAATCACATGTATCGTGAAAAAGTATTATCTTGTAAAGATAGTGTAACAAAAGTTGGAGAACGATTGATTGTCACAAAAAGTATGTATGATCATATTTTGGAGAACTCGGAAGAATCTCGTGTAAAGGTATATCTTCACAAGAATGTTGTTGGATATGTTTCGAAAGTGAATAAACATGCGCAGATTACCCGATGGGTTCCAATTGAATTCAAATTGGACGAATATGCAGAACCATTTGAAGATATCTCGTTGGATCGATATACGTTAAATCATATCGAGGGAACATCCAAACAAATTATTCCAGATGATATTTTAGAAACAGAATATGCATATGCATTAACCCCAGATCGTGCACGATATCATACATGGGATAAAGTTCTTCTACTGATGGAACCGACTGAGTATGAAGACGATCTCCAACGAAGTTTATTGTATACTGCAATTACGCGAGCAGAAAAATTTGTAAATATTGTCATATAGAAGAAGGGGTATTAAACCCCTTCTTCTATATTATGGTTTTTTCTCAATGGCTTCTTTTTTGTACTCAGATACTTTATCCCCAATATTTTCTTTTAATAGATTATTCATTTTCTCTTTTTCTTTTTCAACCATTTCACGTTGCTTTCGTTTTGTTTCGCCGCGTTTTTTATAATTCACGACGTATGTTTTCAATTCAGATTTGAGATAATCCATTCCAACATTTTTCAATGAGGATGATAGATCTTTTCCTCCAATCATGGACTCTGCAACTTTTCCTAATACATTCACAACGTTCGATGATTTTCCGCCTTTGTTGATTCTTCCGAGTGCTTCGGAAAGAATTTTCCCAGTAATTGCATTATGTCCTCCACCAAAGCAGCCGCCTTTTCCACTAAAGATATCAACAAGATCGCCAACGGATCCAAAGGTTCCTTGATTTTCTTTCCAATCTTTTGGAGTACTGTTATCATCCGACTTACTGTTAGATGATTTGATGGGGGATAGTTTCCGTAGAATGACATGCGTCCCAGCATCCATGTACAATTCACCTGCAAGTTTGATATAGTGATATGCATATACAATTCGATATTTATTTTCTGCATATTTTGTTTGCATCTTTTCATCCGTGAATACAAACTGCACAATACGGTTCGGTTTGAAGATACCAATATCAACATCGGATAATGTCAGATGTACGGAAGATGATTTTTCACCTTTTCGTGTTTCGATGATGGATGAAATGTATTTATGATTATCTTTGATGAATGTAGTGAGCGCTCCTGTATCTCCATCTTTTTCACCGTTCACAGGAGTTGTTGTCGTATCCTGCTGATTTTCAATATCGCTGGTATCTTGTACAATGATCTGTGATGTGGAACCCAATCCTGCCATGCTAGTATCATTTGAATTCCCGAATTTTACATCCGATGCACGCGTCGATATATAGTAGGAATCGTTACTCGATTTCAATACCATTCCATGACCGGGCATTGCGGAAGAGTCTCCATTCACCATAATGGTGATGTTTGTCATTTCTCCATCTGCTTTTGCAGAAGAAACATTACCGCTGTCTAAAATGTAGAGAGTATCATTGTCATAGTAAATGATAGCGCCAGACTCATACATCCCATAATATTGATCAAGGAATAACAGATTACGGAATACAGGATTTACTGGTAACAATACTTCTTTGTATATTTCATCATTCTGCATCTTACTCATCAATACTTTTTTATGCCCGCTTTGTGTAAGCATATGCCCAACCATTTGTTGTACCGTAGCTTCACTATAAACTGCATTAAATGAATAGCGAGATGCATCCATCAATTGTTTGTCCAATAAATATACATCGAGGATATGTTGGGATTCGTAATAATTTTCTTCAAATATTTCTGTTTTTCCAGTATTCTCGACATCAATGGAAGAATCAGCATTTGCGTGTAAACGAGATTCCAGACTTCCAACGTCGATACTATCGTCAGAATCGGATAAATATAGATTGAATACTTGATTCCATAGCGCGGCTGGGTTTGAAATAATTTTTCCATCTTCCGTATTAATTCCAATGCGATCTACTTGGAACTTTACTTGAATATTCTTTTTGTTTCGTAGAATCCATATTCGTTGGCGAAGATCCAAACGAAGCGTAATTTTTATGACAGGCATGATGTTGAAATCATAATTATTCATATACTCGATGGATTGAATGTTCGATGGATTTAATTCAATCTTATCATTTTCCATCATAAATATCAATGTTGGAACTTGATATTTTGCATAATACATGACTTCGCTATTCATATTGCGATTGTTATTATCGTTCGTCGTAACAAGTTCAAGGTTCTTTAATACTCCACCGATTTTTGAATTGGATATGACGGATCCTAACGAACGACTTCCTGTTCCAAGAATACCGAATGTTGCTCCTGCCAGTTTCTGGTCAATATCTCCAACGATTCCTCGAATCTTTTGAAGCTTCTTTTGGATTACATCATTTGCTTTTTTCGCAAGTTTTTCCGTAGCTTTCTTTACTAGTTTATTCCCAAATTTTCCCAGCTTGGTCGAATTTTTAAATGGAGTAACCGATAAAATATTTCGCATATCGGTCTTTAATAGATTCCCAATGTTCATTTATATTTCACCTACTTATCCCATTTTTCACTCAATTCTTCCAATTGTTTTTCTAGGAAATTATGTAAATTTTTATGTAGTAGATCCAGATTGCGACTACTATTGGAACGACTGGTTTCCATGTCTTCTTTGTTTTGTAATGTGCCAAGGATATTTGTCTTCCCGCGAATTTTACTATCGAAACCTTTCAGGGTTGTATCGATATGTGCACCGATGGTTGGCTTTGGGTCCTTCTCTTCCATCTTATAATTTCCATATGCGTATGGATCTTGTTCCGTGGATGTTAATTTTGTAGCGGCACCAACGTTTCCCCAACAGCTCGATTTACTAATCTGCTTGTCGACCATTGCCCCAACATTACCAATTGTTCCCATGTCGATCTTAGGGTTTTTCATGTCTAATCCGGCTCTAGATAGTATGGTAGAAAGACGCTCTCCTCTTGATACCAATAATTTTGCAATAGGAAGATTCAATTCTTTTAATCCAAGTTCTAAGCGACCATTGATATCTTCGACACAATTTTTTAGTAGTTCTGAAATATATCCACCGAGGATTCCACCTAAGAATCCTTTTCCCAATTGATTCGTAACAGAACCCATGACGGATTGCAATCCTTTGTTGAGGGTTGTTTTTAAATTTCCCTCTAGCTGGGTTGTCAATTCTTCTACTTTATGTGTTGCTTTGGTTACGGTTGACTGAATAATCTCTTCGCCTTTTTTCTTCAAATCGGCAATTACTTTTTCACGATCTTTCTTTAACTCTTCTTTTGTTTTATTTTTATTCTTTGGATCTTTTCCAGGATCGCTTCCGCCGTTTATGATGTTAAGAATCTTAGCGGTCCCGACATTCTGATTATCTGTAATTGATCCGACAATTTTATTATCGCCTTCACGAAATACCCCTGTACAATCACCAAGAATTCCATTGGTGATGCCAGCTTGAGTATCATGGAATAAAGTTGATGTTACCGTTTTATTTTTTTCTTCATTGAGTTCGACGAGATTTGATGGCGGCTTTTTTGGAGCCGATTCAATTTTCTTTCCAAGTTTATTTACTTCATATTTATTGATTGACGATTGTGAGGCTACATAAGAACTCATTGTTGCACTATACTTTCGTCGTTTTTTAATGGACACAACAAAAACCTCCTTGTAATAATTCTAACATACGGCATACGAAAGGAATTTACGATTATGGATATGAATCATATTATGAAAGATCATCTTGGATTTCATGGTGGGCTGATCGGTGAACTTACGATTGGGGAAGATCCATATCAGGTGGAATATACCGACCCATATGGACGCCCTTCCTATTATACAAGATTTCGAAAAATTCTTGATCGTAAGGAAAATACATTTTTAATTGGCGGATATCAATGGGTATTCGGGAAGATGTTCAATATCGGAGTTGATACCAACACAACACTTCGCGTTGGCGACCTGAATGATGAAGCTCCACAGATGAAGATTGGGGTATCTCGCGCCAATTATAAACATCCATATTATGACAGCGAAGCAACCAGTGGAGGAACATATGGAATTCGTTCCGGTGTAAATATCCCTGCATTGGATTATATTTGTGGCTTTATGGTTGGTGATGGTGCAACGGGCGAAGATAACGTCACAGTTATTGTTCCAGATTATAAACGGCGTTCATTGTACCATCCAATTCCATTCCGTATGTCAAATGACGGATGGAGTCTTGAAAAAACAAAATATTTCGGGAAGACAAAAACATATAGTAGCTCTAGTGGTAAGGATGAGGTCACTTCCTATTATCTTAAGGGATTTGAAAATCCACAACCTCATATCGTTCACTATTGGGCATCGGATAACGATGAAGATCTTAAGACAGTCGACGATACGGTATTTACATCAACATCAACCACGCCGATTGAATCCTTTGTCGAGATGAATCTTTCCATTGCGGAATCGGATTGTCGCGGATATTTTACGCAAATGAATGCGCTTCCACGCATCAGCGAATTTGGGCTCGTTCATGGATGGTATGATTCTGCTCAGATGGATGCATCTGGCTTACAGCTTGTTACACACTATACGCGTACTCCAATTCTACTGGAAAAGGGAGACGTTATCAATATGCGTTATCGTATTTATGCGCGATAAAAGAATGGGAGGAGAATTCTCCTCCCATTTATTGAGGAGATTATGTAATGTATGGAACAGACATTGAACGAGTTCTACTAACGGTTTGCAAAATTAAAGATTTAGCAGCAGATAAACTGGCAGAGCTCGGTACAAAATCCATGTATCGAATGGAGACCATTCCCCATTCACATAATGTCCATGTTGTTATCAATGGCGGACCACATGGACATCCAACCGGAGCACATAGTCATGATCATTGGTACACGGGACATAGCCCAACTGGTGGAACTGGAATGACGGGGCATGTATCTGACCAATTAACATATCCACAGGATTATTCCGATGATATGAATCCCGATCATCCCCATACACAAAGTAGTATCATTTATGAGCAAGAACATGAAGAGGTGTCTATGCAGTTCGTATCGGAACTGTTACTCATGAAGGATCAATTAAAAGAAGATGCTGGTCGTATGGATTCTATCTCTCAAGATATGTATACAGATGCAAATACATTCAATAATACATACGGAAGTCCATTCCAAGAGATTAAAAATCTCATGAATAAATTGGAAGATATCAAAACATATACAGACCAATTAGCAATTTTACAATGGCAAAGCCAAAAGCTTGTGTTGATGAACCTACTCAGTGTTGTTGTGTCCTATGCGGTCGAAGCAAAATGCGCATTAATGATCAATCATGATTTTGCACAACGCGGATATGATGATAAATATAATGGAAAACGATCTTCCATTGCATGGGATTCTTTCGAGCAAGGTGCAACGGATGGAAATCGTCAGGACAATAGTCGTTCGAAGAGTGGTGTGCGAACGAGTGGTGGAAGTGTTCAGTAGGAGGTAATCATGAACGAAGAACGGTTTCAGATCAAACCGGAAGGGGTTCGTTATATTTGTGAATTTTGTAACGAAGGAGAAATGAAATTCGCTCCGGAACGACAGGAAGATAATGGACCACTCTATACACATGTGTGTACGAAATGCAACAAAGAAATGTTACTACCGAAAGTGTATCCATACATTGATTGGATACCAGTGGAAGGAGATTCGTGATGAAACAACAAGCATTTATCATGCTAATGAGACGGTATACTGCTGACGTAAAAATGGGCCCCATACCGGAAACAATTGCATATCTGATCCGAGAAGAGGTACCCAACAAAGAAATCCTAGCAGTGAAGCATATTATCACCGACGACGATCGTATCGTGATGTATGTGCAAATCAATGATGATCTTTATCTCATGCCAGATCAGTCGCATTTGGAAGACTTCCTTGAAAGTGCATACAATGAAGATCTTAAAAAGTACACCATTGAACTCGCAAAGAGTTGTTTCCGAGGAGACGATCCCGTTGACCCAAATTTTGTGGAATTTCCTGCAGGATATCGCATGCGATAATATGAGGTGTTGTCCATGAGTACAACAACGCATATGACTGATTTTATTAGTAATAATTTGAATAATAATATTAGTCTGAATAAATTTTATCGAACGTTACTTACAGTGGATTCTGAAGATTTATCAACCATAAATCGCATTCCGTATGATGATTTCTTTACACGGTATGCCGGCCCATTATCACAAATCACTGTTCAGTACATCGTATTACCAGAATATTTTTATCAACCGAAAACCGTGAGCCAGATGATTTATGGAACAACGGAACTTTGGTTGGGGTTACTGCGGTTGAATAAAATGCGAAATATCACCGAATTCAATCAGGATATCATCAGCATCTATGAACCTGCGCAACTATCTTCATTGATTAAAATCTTTTTCAATCGAGAAAAAATATTTTGATGGAAGAGAGGGATTGATCCCTCTCTTCAATTATTCGTCTACGGAAACCGATTACATAAAGTTACTTAAATTAAGGAAGGAACGTTTCCTATGGCAAATATGATGAAAGATCTGATGTCAAAACTATTGGGAAATATTTCCAATGATGTTGGAAATTCCGTGACAGATGATCTGGATGAGGTTTCCTCAAAATTTGACCAATCGTTGGACAATGCACTTGGTCAGTTCAATTCACAAATCTTTGACGATTATGGGTTCATTAAAAAATTCCAAGATATGGATCTGGATAATCAATCCGATAAGAATACCATAAAGTCGACACTCGATAGTTTGAAGAATGAATACATTGATATGTCATCCTTCAATCAGGCGGAGTTGTTACTTCGTCGTGATATGCATAACATCTGCATGCAGATGCCGGAAATGCGTGATGTTATCTATGTCATTCGAGATGCAATCATTGAATGTAATATTGCGACGGGAGAAGTAAGTCGTACGTTAACATTTACGAATGCGAGTGATGATGTTGAGAAATACATTGCACAAGTAAAAGAATTGGAAGAACGTTTTGATTTACAGCAGCGTACCAAGAATACAATCGTTCCGAAAGGATTGGTTGCAGGAGAACTTTGTGCCCATGTAAGTCCATACTCAAAATTATTTGCACAGATTGAAGCCATTGCAGATTCAAAATATTCACAATATCGTCACCAAAAGAAAAATCGAAGTACACCCATTACAGAATCAACATCATTGTATAGTGATGATAATGTAAAATTATTCACGGAAACGGTAAAAGTTGAATTGAAAGCATCGCACGAGGATAAGATGCCGGAGGTCAATAAGGATGAAATAAAGTATATTTTGGAACACATTAATGTTTCAAATTCTTCTCTATTGATTGCAGAGTTGGGTGTTGATGGTGCTCGCGCCATGCTCGAAAAGGAAATCCGTAGTCGACGATCATCTGAGCAAGTATTTACGGAAGACTATGAGGCATATGGTGGAAGCAAGCTGGCTGCATCGGTATTCGGATCCATTGATGACGATGAAGTAGATTATAAAGCATACAAGGATCTCAAAGGTTGTCATATTAAATATCTTGATCCAATGCGAATGATTCCAATTCGCATGGATTCCACTGTCATCGGATACTATTATGTGACAACCACGATGGATCTTGCTGTCAATCCAACACAACCCAATGGGATTGTCGATCTTTCTTTCCAAAATTATACACGCAATAAGAACGTTGTTGATCAATTGGCAGGTATGATTTTGAAATCATTTGATCGTACGATGTTGGAAAAGAATATCAATTTGAAAAATGAAATTGCCCAAGTAATTTTAGCACATAAATTTGCGGAAGGTAAACTTTCATTTATTTATATTCCAGAAGATGAAGTCGTTCGTTTTGTTATCAATGAAGACGATCAAGGAAAAGGACATGGGGTATTGGAGCCGTGTCTATTCCCTGCACGAAACTATCTGATGCTGAATATGTTCAATCTTCTTTATACGCTGAATAATACAACAACGCGTGTTCATTATCTACGTTCTTCTGGGTTAAATAAAGATTATGCACGGCAGATTGAAAAGACCATTCGAAAATATGAAGCACGTCGAATTACGGTTGATGATGTATATTCATATCAAGGTGTATTGAATAAAGTTGGCGGTATCAGTGAAATGGTTCTACCTTCTGGTCGTGGCGATGTAAAGGCAATCGAAACAGATACCATCGAAGCCGTCAATCGTCCATTCGATACCGAGTATCTAGAACATCAGCGTCGTCAGGCAATTACTGGAACCGGTGTCCCGCAGTTATTGGTTATCAATGCAATCGATGAAGTTGATTTTGCCAAGACATTGGAAATGGCAAATGCTCGCTATCTCTCTACTGTGTCCGCATATAAGATTGACTTCAATCGCGGAATGACTAAACTCTATCAACGAATCATGAAATATTGCACGGATATCGATGATTCAATTATTCAAACATTCCGATTCAAATTCAATCCCGCAAATCAGCAGGAATTGAATATCAATGTCGATATGATTAACAACTTCAATACGATGTATGAGTTGACATCATCCCTTTTCTATGATAAGAGTGATCTGGAAAATGAGAATGGTGACCCAACTGCAAAACAGATGATTCTCAAACGTGAGCTGGCAAAGAAATATTTGCCACAGCTTGACTTTGATGAATTGGAAGAAATCATTACAAAGGTATCAATTGAATCCAACCGGAAACAGTTGGCGGATAAAGTATCTGCGATTCGTATTGATAATGAAGAAATTGATGATGCAACCAAAGAATAATTTGGTTGGTCTATGGAAGGAGAATTAAAATGGCAGATGAAAAGTTTGAAGATATCGAAGATATGGATATCGATGGTTCTAACGACGAACCTGTAGAAGATGAAGATAATGATGATGTTGATAACATCGAAGTTGATGAGGATGTACCATCAGAAGAGCCAGTAGAAGACGATGCTACAGAAACAGAACCGAATGTGTCAGAAGAAGAATTATTCGCCCAGTTGAACAAACTGTTCCTCCCAGTAGTCCGAATGCAGGATGCAGAAGAACCGGTTCAGGAATCAACTGTGGTGATGGAAAAAAATGTATTCCGACTCGACGATGCAAGTAAGGTTGCACAACTTCTATCTCTCTGTGCCATGTTGATTGCGAGGGCAAAAGATACCGAAGCATACAAAACTTACATTCGTGCATCGGAAGAGCGTCGCAATGCAAAGATTGATATTCAGAATGCAGAAGCTTCCGAAGCGAGAGCTCTTGCAGCAAAGTATCTTAATACCCTTTCCGCAAACAACGATGATGAGGGTGCTCGCGCTGTTGGTGTATCTCTTCTCAAGGAAATGTAAAAATAAAGAGGAGGGATCATCCCTCCTCTTTTGTTATCATTACCGAATATTATGCGTCGAATTCCGGGTCCCAGTCCTCCACGACTTCAACGAAGTCGCGAACCCTCTGCCATTTGATGAATTCAAAGGTTGCTTCCCCATCATCGAGCACCCGGCGCTTTGCAATGGCACGAAGGATTGGCCTTCCACAATCCTTGTACTTCGCCATGAATGCCGTCATGAGTTGGGGCGGAAGCACAACACATACAACATCCGCCATCTCCACATCCTCATACAAATCATCAACATTTTCGACAGACTCGCTGATCTGCCGAATACCGAGATGCTTCGTATGCTTTCCAATGAGAGCAGCCATCTGAGCATCATCCATTGGATGACGAGAGATCCAAAGAACATTGCGCGTTGATTTCATATTATCTCCTCCTAAATAATTAAACCATTTACTTTAGTAAGAATATATAATTTAATCGTATCTTCTATAGCATCAACGATATATTCTTATGATAGAAGAAGTAAATGATCTATCTATGTATAGGAGGAAAATCATGGATAAGAGGTTTTTCAACATCGAGGCAAACGGTTTCATCGTTCCCAACAATCTGGTCATCGGCAAGGAGAGTGGGAAACTCGAGGTGCAGATGTGGTTCGTTGCGCCCGAGAATGATCTGAGCTTCAAGTCAGACAATGTCGTCGATCACGGCGTGGTTGTCAAGGACGGGTCTGAGGATGGCGTATACCTGAACCCGAGCTACAAGGCGCAGATGGTTCCGGTTGAGATGCTGGAGGGAAAACATGAAGGTGACACCGTCGTCATCGAGATGCCGGTTTCGCTGGATCGTCGGAATCCCGGGAACACGGATGCAATTCTCCGTGTCAACTGCACACTGCGCCAGCTGAGCTATCGATATCGGACATTCGGCCGTTTCGAGGAGGCACTTGGGCGACTGATGAAGAAGTTCATCTAAGACACAGGAGAAAGAGAAATAAAGAAGCTGGCCGCTTATAGATTTCTCTTTCTTTTTTATAAAAATCGATAAAAAGAAAAGGGGAATGATTCCCCTTTTCTCATACGGTTGGAAGATTCAATTCCTGAATGCGCCGTTTGATTTCATATTCAATTTCCTGGTCGCGTACTTTCTTTTTATATTCATTTACAGCCTTTTGAATCTTCTTTTCTTCACTCGGTGTGAATTTCTTCTTTTCTGCTTTCATTTCAAAAACTCCTTCCGGAAAATAATATATTTTATTATGGGATAAATCATTTCGTTACCATCAAAATATATAAATACGAATAAGGTTATATATTTTATTAGTAATCGTTACATTATTCTATAAAGTTCCAAGCATGTATAGGACTATAGGAGGTATTTTTATTATGGAACAAATGTCGACAGTAAAGTGCCCAAATTGTGATGAGGAATTTGGGGTGCAGGTGGAGTATGAAAACGATGCTCCATCCGTGCGCGCACGAATTGCACCAAGTGCAACCATCTATGAGTATAAGCTCAACACAAAGCAGATTGTAACATATCTGCAGAAGAAGGCACAGGCATATCGTGCCGATGCAAATCTACTTGTAATTCCATCTTTCTTCAAGTCAAAGACAAACACGTATTCGTATCTCCACCTGTTATTCAATGATGCAGATGGCAATCGGAAGGCAGATGACTTCTATACATCGTTTGAGAGTATCGGAACAGATACCGTCAATATGAGTAAAGATCCTCTGTACAAGATGATTCAGAAGTATATGCTCAAGGTTGAAGAATGGAGATCGGTACTCGGTTCGTATAAGAAATCTGTCATCGCCGATCGTTTCGGCATGAGTGAGGATGAAATTCGCTCCATGCTTTCCTTTGCGGTCCCACGTCGTTTCAGGACGAAGAGTGAAACTAGCAACCGTATCATGGTCAATGTTGAAACGATTAAGGTAATCAAAGATATGTTGGAAGATCCAAACACTGGAAAGATCAATGGTATTGTGCGCATTGATAACACGACACATCTTCACGGCGACGATGCAGAATTTGTTGTTCGAATTTATCCGGAAACAAACGAAATTATCGACGATCCTCTGATTCGGAAGATGCTCGGTGCGTAAACAATTATAATGATATAGAAGGGGACTTACCCCTTCTATATTTTTTATTCGTAGGAGGAGATCTTATTATGTATGATGATCGTCGTAGAATTTCTATTCTTGAACGAGTTGGGACGGGAATTCTACTAATCGTTGTGGTTATTTCGTTTGCGTTTGATACTGCATGGAATCGGGTCATATCATTCTTCAAACGGAAGTAAAATAGAAGGAGGGAATTCCCTCCTTCTATTATTTTACGTCGAGTATTTTGTTTTTGATGGAAATAAAGATATCGGCAAGTTCTGGATCAAATTGGGTTCCTGCCTTATCTTTGATTTCTTGAAAGATTTCATCATCTGTCATTTTGTGTTTGTACCCCTGACCATCTCTCATTGCGTCGAACGCATCAATGATTGCCATGATTCGACCTTCGATTGGTATGTTTGTTTTGGATAACTTATCTGGGTATCCCGTTCCATTCCACCATTCATGATGGTACAGGATGAAATATCGTGCTGCTTGCAAAAATTCATTTCCTGGATATTTGCTGATCAGATTTTCTAGGATGCTATCTCCAATAATAACATGGTGTTGGACGTCTCGATATTCGGTTTCATTCAGCGAGGTCACTTTATTCAAAATCGAGTTTTTGATAAAGATCATCCCGATGTCATAATAGACAGCGGATTCTTTTAAAATGCGGGTGTCCTTCTTTAACAGTTCCATCTTATAGTTGGACGATTTCGTGATAATTGCATCAATAAATAATTTTGCATATCTTAGTATTTGCGATTCCTTCGCAACATACTCTTCACTATTCTTCACAAGTGTATATACGAGGTTGCTTAACGCACGACGTACACTTGTTTCTTCTGATTCTTTCTTATTCTGTAAATTTTCATACATACGTATTCGATTTTCACGAACAAGTTTCATGTTGTATACATAATCGATGTATGTTTTCATATTGCAGACTAAGAATTTGATGTCAGAACCAGGTTTGAAGTGAATGATTCCAAATAGATTTAATTTTGTATAAATTTCATCATATCTTCGATCTGGAGCTACCAATACAATTTTTTTATCATTGTATAAATGAAGATATTTCATTTGCAGAAATTCTTCTTCATTGTCAATGATTGGAGCATGAATGAAAATGATGTCAACCGGTTCAATTTTATTTACGGTATGAACATCGTTCACATATTGAATTCCGAGGTTATATTCGAGCAACTCATCGCGGATCCAATCGTCGACTCCGCGAATCACAAATAATGGATATACAGTACACATGATTTCCACCAACTTTTTAATTGATATATGCTGAATGAAATTGAAAGGAGAAGATAGCATTGATTCGACGCAATCCAATCGATACACCAAACACAGCAAATCAGGATGTAACCAAAAACTACTATGGTTATGAAGATGTTCCCGATGCAGCATATGGAAACCATTTAAAGAATACATTCTGTGCATGTAACACATCAGCATCCCATACCTACGGAAATGTTATGTCAGTGGTCGAACAATTTCTTCTACAGTCTTTTCCAAAAGATATGTTCAAAACGGTAACAACGTCGACAACATTATCTCCACGACAAATTACACATCTTCCGAATCAATTACACAAACAAGAAGTACCCATCATGGTATTGATTCCTCGTATCGTATTTGGTCAAGATGAGAATCGATTTCTTGGACATACACAGATCAATAGCAAGCGAAACTACACAACAGGGATGTGGGGTGATGGAGATTTAATTCCACTTGCCGAAGATAAGGATAAGAAACTTTACATTCATGGACATTATAATCGAGCAGTTATGTATGTCGATGTTGTCTGTAGCTTCCATACATACTCGGAACAAATCAACTTTGTGTCGTATATTCATAATATGTTGCCCGTTGGACATAATCAATTTATTCGTGCTCCGCTCGAATTGTATATTCCAGAAGATTTTTGTTCATTGATATCACATTATGCACACATTTCATATACAGATGACGATGTTCATGACTTCTTATCTTACATGAATAAAATTTTTCATCACCCGATTACATACAAGCTCAAAGGCGGATCCAATTCCAATGAATTTTTCATGTATTATATTGCGGATATCGATTCCTTGATTACCGATGTTACATATGATCAAGGCGTGAAGGATGGACAAATTCGTCGGAACTTCAATGTATCTTTTACGGTGCGATGTGAGTTTAATACCATCGGATACTTTATGATGAATTCACCTGAAATCAAAAAGAACATTCACATTGCCCCTGTTGATGGGCGAGCAATTGTTCCGATATTTACAGATGTAATTAATTTGGATGACTTCATCATTCCGGTTGGTTGGAGCATATTATCGTTTCCAATCTTCAAATTAATGCCTGGAGATAAATCAATCTCATTTGATAATGTATTGAATGAATCATTGCGCACATGTATTGATTATCATCTGGAACGGAATATTCCGATGGATACATTTATTACTATTCAATTCCGGGAGAATGGAAAAATTTTACAGGATGAGTTATATACCATTGATTGGAAAAAACGAATGATTCATATCCCGCTTCCAAATTATCATCGAACTTATCGGCTGATTATTATAACTTCCCCGGTATATGTGAATGAATTGATTGAACAAATTTTCGATTTGGAATAAAATAGGAGAGGGAATTCCCTCTCCTATTTTTTATCGTATAAATATCAAATTTGAATATATATTATTACAATAGAGAAGAATAAAGAATCTATCTATATTAGGAGGAATTCATCATGATGCTTATTGGGCTTGGTATGGTTACTGGGGTAGTCGGCGCAACCGCGGATCTTGCAATTAACGCAAAGCTTCGTGGTAGACCACTTTTTCCGAGTGAAGCAATGGACTATTGCAAATCCGCAAATCCGATCTATCGCCAGCAGTTTGCGCACTGGTTTATTCAGACTGGACTGAATTGCTGGCGCGATATCGTATGCAATCGCAGTGTGATTACAAAGGGTGGTGAGTAATAATGAAAAAGGCTCTCAATAACTTCAAAGGTGTTTATATGGAAATTATCGGAGAGGTTCCCGATAATGTCGGGTGGAACACCACTCGATGCCGCCTGGTTTCAAGTACGGGAATTCGACCTTTGACGGCCATGGACCCGAGCTCTATGTTCGCGATGGATTGCTGACAAAGTCAATTCGACTGGATCAGTACAAGAAGTTGCTGCGCGACTTCGATCCCCAGAACACGCTTCCCGAGACGGAGTACTATCTGCGCCACATCAATCGCATCGTTTCCGAAGTCTATGAGGCAATGGAAATGCATGTGCCGGATGTGGCGTAAAAAGAATAGGGAGGGTTCAAAACCCTCTTTATTTTTTATTGAAATATTATGATCAATAGAATAATATATTCTATTGATAACCGTAATTATTTTAGGAGGAATGTTATATGTTTGCTCAATTGGTTGATGGTGTAAATATCATGAATTACATCGCGTGTGTGGCCGTGATTATGTTTATGCTCCTTGCATTTGATGGACGTCCGCGATAAAAGGAATGTTTCATGAGAATTTTATGCATTGCGGATATCCATATTGGCACCATTAAAGATACCGAATATGTATATGATGTATTAAAGGATATCTTCTACAAAGAAATTGTACAAAATAAAACGGATGCTGTTATCCTATTGGGAGATTATTTCCATCGGAGTTTACGAATCAATGAACCATTTACAAAATTAGCCATTAATGTAATGGAAACGTTGGTGCGATGTTGTAAACGGACAAATACAAAACTTCGTTGTGTATATGGAACAGAATCTCATGATGCAAATCAATATGGCTTGTTCCAATATTTTCTCAATGATAAAAAATTAGATTTCAAAGTTATTTATACCGCATCCGAAGAAATGTTATTTGATGATTGTCCTGTATTATATCTTCCCGAAGAATACATTGAGAATAAAGAGTCTCATTATGGAAAGCTATTGTCCAAAAAATATCAATACATTTTTGGACACGGAATCATTGTCGAAGGAATGCCTGCGTTGAAATTTGATGCATCGATTAAATCAAATGAAAAATTTGTATATCGATGGCATTCGGATGAATTATCCAAATTATGCAAACAATGCGTGTTTGGACATCAGCATAAACCGACGTCAATGAAGAATGTCCATTATGCAGGCTCGCTATTCCGAACTTCATTTGGGGAGGAGGAAACAAAAGGATACGTAATATTACAGGATGATACGTTCCAATTCATACCAAATGATAGAACGTATGTATATAATACGTATGAGGTTCCTATCACGAGTGATGTATATGAATCTCAAGAAAAATTACTATCCTTCATTCACTCAATCAAATCCGAAAATAGTGATCTGTTTAACGGCAATAAGACAGGAAAGATTCGTATTAAGATGCAACTACCACCAAACATTTCAGATGCATTTAAATCGAATTTGCAGAATGTTTTATTGAATGAGAAAGACATTTCATTATCCTTCCAAGAAACGACTGTGGATGATCTAGACCTCCATGAGGAAGTAGATATTGAATATGACTTCATTTTAGATAGATCATTATCCATTGCTGATAAACTCTATCAGTACATAAACAAGGAATATCCCAACAGTGGGATTTCCAAAAAAGAGTTAATTCCGTATATCCTATAGGAATCGTTGAGAGAATATAAATTCTCTCTTTTTTCTCGAGAAAGGAAGAAATCAGTTATGACTATTAAGGAACTTATTCTGGAGAACGACAACTTTGCACACAGCGATGAGGCATTTGAGATTTACAAGGAGAATGCAGAACTGAATGTTCTGAATGCCTGGATCGAATGCCAGCAACATAAGGCTTTCAGTGGTACGACGATGTTCACTGAGTCAGAAGATAACGCTGTTGAAGAAGCTGAAAAGAAGGCTGAGGCCAAGGAAGAGGCACTCCATAAGAAGATCTGGGGTACAATTACGAAGACAGCTAGACGAGTTTGGAATGCAATTCTGAAACTCGTAAACAAGATTCTTCGTGTATTTGGTGTTATGCGTATGCCAAAGCTCACCAAGGCACAGAAGGAACTTCTCCTGAAGGGCGAGTTTATGCCGCAGGAGCTCAATGATGTTCAGAAAAAGATTTCAAATCGCTATCGTGAAATCAGTTATATTACGAATGATTCTTTCACCAATCTAGCGGATCGGGGGATTCGTAACATTGCTGTGAAGATTGGCGGAGAAGAGAATAGTAACGCTGGTCGTATGGCAGCAACTCAGGTTGCATATTTCCTGGCTGGTAAGGAAGATATCATTGTACCTTCTGTTACAATGTCTGCAAAGCTCATCGGTGGCGGGATGATTACCGGGAAGCTTCAGTCAATGGACTTTGATAAGCTTGTTGCAAATACGATGCAGGATCCAGATGCAGCAAAAATTGTTGCCGGATATAAGGCATATTCTGCATACTCGGCTAAGGATCTTGAGGGTGCAACAAAATCTATTCAGGAGAGTATTGAAAAGCTCGAGAAGATGGATCTTGAAGCATCTGCAAAAAATGAAGCAACTGCTGGCCTCAAGGTTGTCATTGAACTTGTCAATCGCGATCTTAAGATTGTTACCGCAATGGCACAGATTCAGGGTTATCTGAAGGAGCTTGGCGATAAGATTGCTGCAGATGCAAATGCTGCTGAAGCGGAAAAGAAGTAATTTATTTACTGATAAAGAAAGGAGGGGAATATTCCCCTCCTTCTTTTTTCATTCAAATCGTATCTTTTTCATATCTATTGATATATTATTATTGTAGAGATAAGAAGAATAATCTTTCTATTTTAGAAGAGGAGAATTATTATGTGGAAGAATGTTATGATTGGCAGTCTTGCTGTTTATGGAGTATGCATGGGTATATATTGCTGTGTCAATGCCACAGAATCCAAGGAGAAGAAAGAGATCCGTGAAAACGGCAAAGCTGTTCAGGCAATGGTTGACAACATACATCAAGACTATGAGGCTGCTGTGAAAAGACACAATGCTAGGTGCAATATGATCAAAGCTCTCAATGTGAAATCCTCCAATTAATTTGGCGGAAAAAAGAGAAGTGGATTGAATCCACTTCTCTTTTTTACAAATATTCTTTCCCAACAATTTTTTGAATAAATAGATCAAATGAATCTGCAATCGGTTCCGTAATTTTATCATCGTTTGATTTGTAAATCTTTTTATCCTTATTCCGGAAAACATAATATTCTTTTGGAGACCCAGCAAAAATAACATATTCATTCGTATCATTCTTTTCATTAATTTTTGGAAGATCATTAATGGAAAAGAAAATCATCATTTCATTTTCAATAGAATCATCTTCTATGGTTTCCTCTACATCATTCTCTTCAGTTAAATCGTTATCAACATCTTCCGAATCTTCTGATTCCGATTTATTATTCTTTTTAATCTGATCTAACGCCTGTTGGATTCCAGTATCTTCAAAGAATGAAACAGATTCAAATTGAATAACAGGAATAATACAACTCATTGGATTTGCCAAACGATAAAAATATCGCATCTCATGCGGGATAAATGAGTAACGTTCTTTAAAAATATCTTTATCGAATAAACTACTGAATGTATTTTTTGGATTTAACTTTTTACAATACTCAATGAATGCAATATATAGATTCTTTCGTTTAACCCCATTCTTATCTTCTTTCTTTGGAGTAACTAACTCTTCATCCTCGGAAGATTCTGTCACATAATTTGTATGATAATCCGACAGTGCATTTTCAATGAATGCAAAATTTTCTTCCATTTTACGGGATGTATTCATTTTGATACCCAACTCCTTTAAATGCCGATCAATGTGTTGTTTTGCTTTTCCGTGATACAATCCTTTTTCTTTCAATTGATTATATACTCTCTTTACCCCATCGACAGATAATACCAGTGTATTCCCTCGAATGACATGATGAGGATATTCCTGCTTCGATGGAATAATAAATACCTCTTCAATTAGTTCTTTCCCATTTTCTTCCTTTTTTAATTTTCCATAGAGAAGATTATTTTCTTTCCACTTGGATCGGCTTGCAACATTTCTATGATTATTGATATTCATGATAAAATATCCTTCCATAATTCGATGTGTTAAAAAGAGTAACAACACATATACTATTATATTAAAAAGTATCGGGGATTTATGAAATAATAGCTGCCTCCCACAAACATCCGAACTATGTTTGTTTCTTGCTAAGCCCGTCTCACTTAGCAATGATCTTACCGAATTGAGTATTACCTCCTATGCTCTACCGGTCCAAAGTCCCATACACTCGTCAACAGCTATTGTTTATCACGCGACATAAATTCCCTGATGCTTTTTATATGGATTTGATGTACTCGGGGACTGTCGCACAGCGCATATGATGAGAGAAAGAACGAACAGTTCAGCCTAAGTACGTTAGATAAATTATAAAAATAACACATATTATATAGAGGGGCTTAAAACCCCTCTATATAATATTCGCTTTTTATTAATATTAAGAAGGTGAAATTTTTGCAAGTCGTGGATATTAAAGAAATCAATGGTCGATATTATGATTTCGGATGCGGAATTAATAATCGCGCAAATACATTTCTACAGACAGCAATGGAACTAAAAACGCTGGGGATTAAAAATTATTTCTTCATGTTGGAAATTTTTAATCCCAATGCTGCATATATCGATCCATATAAACCAAACATCACAGAGCAGGAAATTCAAGTACTGCTGAGAGAAGCATCTAAGAATCTTTGGTTTTATGCACGTAATATTGCACGAATCCGTACGGATGGAGGTATATTACCATTTGGGTTGCATCGTGGACTTGCTGCACAAATTTGGTGTGTCCTGCGCAATCAGGATTCCTGTTTAACCGAACCGCGTCAGACGTGGAAAACAACCGGTATTATTGCAACACCAATTACATGGACTTTCCAATTTTCGAAAAACCTAGATATGCATTTCTTCGGAAAAGGTTCTGAGAACACCATCAAAAACCTTGCAACAGTTCGCGACAATATTGACCTTTTACCTGAATGGATGCAGTTTAAACGTTACATGGATATTGATGGGAAAGCGAAGAAGACACGTCAATCCACGCAGATTCTTAATAACAGTTTACGAAAAAATAAAATCACTATCCATGCGAAAGCATCAAGTATATCAAATGCGGAAAGTATGGCTCGTGGTGCATCATCCGCATTTATGTATTTCGATGAGATCGAACATACACCGTTCTTCGATATTATTCTACAAAACTCTGCACCAGCGTTTGCAACTGCACATGAAAATGCATTGTCTGCCGGACTACCAACATGTCGTATATTTTCATCAACACCAGGTAACCTAGATACCAGAGAAGGAAGAACATCATATCCTATCATTCAATCCATGATTCCGTGGACGGAAAAGATTTATGATATGACTGATATGGAGATTGAAGAGTATAAATCTGCATATAAAGGAGAATATCATCAGGATAAAAATAAAGACCAACGGCGTGAAGTCATTGACGTTTTCTACATTGAGTATCAATATTATCAAGTACGGAAAACATATCAATGGGTCATGGATCAGTATGCCCGCATTGGTGATAAAACAACCGTGCGTCGCGAAATCCTATTACAGCGTGTTCGCGGGTCAACGGATTCTCCTCTCTCTCCGGAAGATATCGAATATCTCATTTCTCATATGAGAAAATCAACCGACGATTTGTTGATCAACAACAAATGGTTGTTCAAACTCTATGAGCATGGGGGAAATTGTATGGTTGGTCTAGAAAAGATCCCATTCGACCCATCTATCCCATACATCGTTGGAATTGATCCATCTGGAACGGGTGCTGACAATACTGCGATTACGATTGTCAATCCAAAAAATTTGCGAATTGCTGCAGAATTCAAGAACCCATATATTTCAACAACTGATATTGTACGACTGATAATTACTCTTATCAATGAATATATGCCCCGTGCTGTGATATATCCAGAACGAAATAGTATGGGTATTGCCATCATTCAAATGTTGGTTGAATCTTCCGTCCGTGAGAATCTATATTGGTCGGATAAAACCAATCAGGTGGACCGCATGGCAGAAGAATCCCCGGAAGAATATCAAATGCGTGTGGCATCCGATCAATGGAAAAAATATGGCGTTTACACAACGAAAAAAGTACGTGACATGATGTTCCAGATTCTCTTCCGCCATGTAAATGAATTCATTGATATTTTGGATACCGAATATCTAGTGGATGATATCTGTAAATTAGTTCGTACTTCTACTGGTAAAATCGAAGCAGACAAAGGATGTCATGACGATAATGCTATGTCGTATCTCATTTCAATGTATCTTTTCTATACCGGGGATAATCTTGAACTTTTTGGTATCTCGAATAAAGTACACCCAATTTTAGGAACCATTGAAGACGAAACCGAGATTGAGTTGAATCCACAAATGGGAATGTTTACATCAACGGAACATGCAACATTTGAAGAGATTGCAATCGAAGGAATTATCGAAATGGAACAACGAACCAAAGAAATAGTAAGACGATTGCCATTTGTTCATGATGAAGTTTACTCCAATTACAAACATCAACAAGACGATGATTTAACCGATATTCCCCCTTCCTTTTTTGGCATGATATGAAAGGAGGTTCTACTCAATGGGATTGTATGCAAAAAATGCGAAATTGTATGCAGACAGTGATATGGAATTTTATATTCCGATGACCTATTTTGAGAAGAATCGATATGCGACAAATATGGGTGAATATGTTGAGACCATTGGTATTATCTATGCAAAAACCAACAATGGAAATTATCAACTATTCACAGTACCGGCAATGATCAAACTGTATGTATATACCATTCGTGAAGATGAAGTTGAAATCAATGGATCGCATATGAATGTGTATGTGTTGGAGTATGTGAAAGATTCTTATGTCATGGAACAATCCATTGTGCGTGGCATTGCCATTGCATCCAAGTTTGTAAATCTCATCCTTGGAGGAAAGTTACCATCGGCAATTTCCTACGACGATTTGATTTCTATTTGGTGGAAGAATCTAGAGATTGCCGGATTCACATTACAAACACCATCAAAGATTATGGAATTGATTCTGGCTGAAATTTATCGTAGTCCAACGAATAAGAAACAGCGATTTGGTCAAGTATATGGATCCAAGGATGGAATTTCACCATATGCATATAAAACTGGAAATGTACGTGATGTTGTTATGGAATTATCAACCTATTCTGGAATCATCTTTGAGGATATGGGACGTGCAATCTCGAACGGCATAAATAATAGCGTCGATGGGATTGATGAACCGGTAAGCCCATTGGAAAAGATCATTCATTACTAGAGGAGAATCCTATATGAAAACAGAAAATGTGCAATCATTTATGGAGAAATATGATGCTGAAATGATGCATTATATTAATAATTTTGCGTCAGAACGCGGTGTGCAACTCAATGGGTTATCCTTTAAAGGGATTAACGTCAATGAATCGTTCAACGAATTTACGTCATTTCTAAAAGAATATTGTACCAATCTATCGAAGAATGGCGTGCCAAAGAATCTCACGGTTGATGGCGTGAAAGAGAATTTCAACAAAGCAACGGAACATTCATTCGCGGAAAAGGTAAATGTAAAATACATGGACATGCCATCCATCATCGCATCCTATCTGGAACATACGACAAACATTGAGAAAGATCTTTCTCACGCAAAGTATGTATTGATGGAACACTCTATTGCACCAGAATATGTTGGTATTCTAGATGATCTTTGGGAATGTTATAATGAGAAATTATCCAAGAATTTCTATGAGATGGTTGATCATATCGTTGCATGCTCAGGATATCACACCCACAAACAGTTGTTTGGTAAGAAATCATCTTCCAACGAAAATGTTGTATTCGTATAACATTCATTCCTCGTAACGATTGGAGGAACATACTGATGAATTTATCACGTGTCATAAGTCAACTCAAAATGATGTATGGGTTAAATAGTATTACGTTGCCATTGCGCGATGATGTGACTGGAGAACCTGCTCACCCAGAAAATATCATTCGTGAAGTATTGACAACGATGACGATTCCCATATATTCTCAATTTGTTCCATGGGAACGTGAATTGGATGCAAATGTGAATCATCTCGAAGTAGTTGATCGCCAAAAGCATATTTATAAACTTCCAAGAATGTTATGCATCACTCCTATTATGTGGATGATTGATGTCCGTTTCCCATATACGACCGAACGCGGAACATTTGGGGATATCGCCCCTGCATTTGGAATCAATCAATCCGTACAAGGTGTCATCACATCACAAGAAATGATGATGCTTGCTGGTGAAATGCGTGCTGAACCAACTTTTGAATATCTTGGAGAAAATCAAATTCAACTGTTTGGGTTTCCGCGCACTGTATTAACATTTATTGCTGCATGCGAACACGAAGAGAATGGAGAAACTATTCCGCAATCATGTGTCGATAGTTTCATGCAATTGGCTGAATTGGATATGCAGGTATATTTGTATAATACACTAAAGTATTATGATCAGATTCCAACTGCATTTGGAAACATTAACATGAAGATTGAAGAATACAGCGGTGCAAAGGATGCTCGCCAAGAACTTCTCAATACATGGAGAGATACATTTCATCTCGATCAAGATTACAATTTCAAATTCATGTAAATATATGGAGGAGGGATATCCCTCCTCCATATTTGTATTGCTCAGAACCCGATATTTAATCATAGACAATGTTTAAGGAGTTGAAATTACAATGGGCGTTGTAAATAAACGGATTGTACAATCCCGTACGTATATAAGTGATAAACCGCAACCACCCCCAGAAGCAAATTATGAATTAACATATCCGATCACAACATATGATGCGGTAAAATCATCCTGGGATGATGATGCCATTACTCTTGCAGAAGATATTGAAGCCATCAAAGGAAAACTTCTTGGAGCACAACGACGAATCCCGGCAAAACCCGCAAATTATTTGATGACATACGGTGGTGTATCTGGTGAAGTTGGTTCGATCAAATATACCACTGCAATGGAATGGAGTCGTGATGCGCAGTCGCATGGTCGGATTCCAACAGAAAAGGCGGTGGGGGATTATCTTCATCGGATTGGATTGTTAGATTCCAATGGTAATCCGAAAGATACAAAGAATATTCACTGGGAAGATATCATCGGTGTCCCATTTGCATATCGATCACTGGGAAACAATACCGACGGTTTCATCACACAAAATGTGATTACAGAGCATTTCAAGAAGCTTACTTCCGATCTAACAGAAGTTGATACGAAGCATAATACGGCAACTGAAGAAGTTCGGAAGATGCTGATCGATCATATCAAAAATGATGTTCCTCCCGTTATTACACCAGGAGGAATTGGAGCAGTTACCGTAGAAGAATTCCGAGCGCATGCAAATGATTTAAATAATCCACATCATGTCTCGAAAGAACAAATCGGTCTTGATCGGGTAGATAATACATCGGATCTAGAGAAACCGATTTCTACTGCAACACAAGAAGCACTAACGAACATCAGCAATGTTCTTCATAATTTAAATAGTGCAAAGCCCGGATTTACTGATGTATCATATGATTTAGAAAAAGGGCTTCTCACATTATCATCCACATTGGAGTCAAAAACGGTAACGATTCCATTACATACACTAATTTCGTCGATTACATACAATGCAAACAATCACAATCTAATGACGAGAGATTTGTCTGGGAAAAACGAACGGACGATTGATTTGTCAGAACTTCATACAGATATTGCTTCTGTTGATACCACGACTATCCGGATGAAAGTAACAACGAATACGACAAAGTCATTGTATACTATTCAATCCGAAGTTGAAGATCATTCCATTAATGAACACAAACTCGCATATGGTTCTGTATATACGAATCATCTCAAAGATAATGCGGTGAGTGGTACAAAGATTGCACCGGATTCCATCGGAGCACGACATATTGCAAATGCATCAATTACGCTCAATAAGATTGTATCTTCTACCAATGCAAATCGTGTCCTCGGTGTAACAACCATCGGTTCAACATTACAGTACGTACGTGTCAATTCAGAAATGATGGATGATGATGCTGTACAGGAAAACAATATTGCACCAGCAGCGATATCATCACGAACCATTCGTGATGTAGCAATTCAATCCAGTCATATTCAAGACAATGCAATTCGTACCAATCATATTTCAAATGCTTCAATTGAACGCGTTCATCTCAAAGATAGAATTGTCGACGGTAGTGCGATTGCAGATAGCGTAAAATTGAATGGAATTCCCACCATCTCGACACCAATTCCAGAAGTTGATGATAAAGCAATTATCAATAAAGAGTTTCTATTCAATACACTTCGTTCCTATACGTTCTCAAATGAAAATTTTGTTCCGAAGACCATTGGTGTAGATAAACTGAAACCGTCGGATGTTTCAAATCGTGTATTAATTACCGAAGATGCAACCAAAGCACCATCCTGGGCAAAAATCAACAAAGATTGCATTGATGTAAATGCAATTATGAATGAACATCTTTCCGATAATTCTGTCAGCGATCGAAACATTATGGATGGAGCTGTTGTTCGACGCCATATTCGTCCACTCAGCATTGCAACAGAACATTTGATGGACTCATCCGTTGCTCCTGCAAAATTATTCAAATCGACAGAAGCGGATATGCTTCTCGGTACACTCACGCTCAATAGTCATCCAGTCTATACAAAGCTAACACGAGGTATGATTCCTCCCCGTTTGATTACGGGAGAAGAAGTAAAAGACAACAGCGTGACATTAGATAAGCTCCAGAAGCCAGAAAATAATACAAGTGGATATCAGGTCATTGCAATCAATCGTGGTAATACAGATCCTGTATGGACTAAGATTAAAAATCGGATGATTGATGATAATCAAGTGGATGGTCGCACATTATTCACTACAACAGAACGAAACAAAGTATTGCTTGTAACAACACCAAACACTCCACCATTTTATGGAACAATCAACACTGAAATGATTTCAGATGGTGCAGTCGCATCCAATAATTTACAGAAACACAGTGTTCGAGAAGAGCATATCAAACCATTAACACTATCGACAGATCATTTTAAACTTCGTCAAATTCGAGGAGAGCATATTGTTGAAGGAACGATTACGGGATCCGAATTGTTTCCATCACTGAACCCAAATCGGGTATTGGGTGTAACGGATCAAAACATTCCTGTGAATTACGTTAAGATCAATCGTGATATGCTGGAATCGAATATCGTTGATGGGAGCAAACTATTTCGTGCCCGATATGACCATATGGTTATTGGTGTATATGGCGCTGATCAAGATCCTCGTTATTTGAAAATCACTTCGGATTACATTCGTGATCAGAGCATTGAATCCAAATCGTTGGAGCGCGATATCCTATTGCGTGGTATGCCATCTTTGGATACAACACCAATTGAAGATGGTAAACTGAGTAATATGCGTATTACGAATATCCAATATGTAAAAGATGCGATTGCAAAAGCATTGAAAAATTATGTTGCACCAACCATTCATACATTCAATCCAACTCAATTTGATGAAGCATCCAACGTCATTTCATTGAAGACAAGTATCTTTGATTCCATCATTGATACGAAGGTAAAAGCAATATGGAACTCTTCTCCACTTCCAAATGTAAATGGTGCTGTGTCCATCGATAATCAATATTTCAAATTAACTGCACTCAAAGTACTCACATTTAGTGATGCATTTGCACAACAATTGAAAGATGCTGCTGCAGGTATTGGAGGAAATCGATCCATCAAGGGAAATAAATTATTTTCTTCCGATATTGACAATCGTGTTCTGGCAGTTCAGATTGCCGGAGATGACCCAAAATATGTTCAGGTGAATACAGAAATGATTGCAGCAGATGCAATCCGCACCATCAATATTAGAGCCGGTGCTATTACTGCAGATAAAATTGCGTCAACTCCGGTCATTCGAAATGTCAATATTTTTGATCAAACTATTACCGGTGCAAAAATTGATGTGAATACCATTACGGGAAATCATATCATCGATAAATCCATTTCTCCATCCAAATTACGGACGGATGAAGAATATGAAAAGATTGTGATTTCACCGGATCGACCAGGAACGCATACGGATCGGAAAGTACACAACATTATTGTGTCCGCCGAAGAGCCGACGAATGCACAACCTGGAGATATTTGGTTCCGTGTTGTAAATTGGTGACAAATAGAAAGAGGGAGAAATCCCTCTTTCTATTCTCTTCGTTTTCGGAACTTTTGTTATAACCGTTAGGAATCGGAGCTGAATTGATATGAATGTAAAATATAAAAATAGTAAAGGAGAATGGGTACCAGTATGGTCAGTTCATATTATGAATTATGAACGATATTGGGAAGATGTAGAAAGTGTTGCACCGACGAAAAGAGAAGGTGCATCCTCCAAAATCATCCCATCCATTCAAGATAATTATCTTCGTGATGTGGAGATTAAAGAATTTCAATTTGTTTATTTTCGGAATGATTGGATCAAACATCCAGAACGCCCAAAGCTAACAACGAATGTATCAATTCCCTATGTGATTGATATTGCAGGAAATCATCAACGGGCATCTTTGGATGAAAAAGGTATCATTTTCCGTTATGAGCGATTTGGTAATATTACTGGAAAAATTTTATACGAAGGACACCTATATGCTGTTACAGTGGATGATGAATGGATTGATGTTGGACTATCTAATTATACAAAAACTGCTCATGATCAAGTATTTTATTTCCCATACAATGAAAAGAAACGTATTTGGATTTCTGCCAAGATAAAAAACCTAGATATTCATCCGATCATAACACACGGGTATGAAGGATTCCGTTTCTATCAATATGGATGGAACCGTGTCTTTACAACAACAGATTTCCTTATGCCGGAAAATCCCGGAAATCAAGCATTGCAAGCAGTTCGACTGACTCCAGAAAAAGATCGTATGATGCAACCCGTATCCAAACGATCGAAAACATTCTATCCAGTTGCGCTTATCGGTGTGGCACGTGATTTGAAAGAAGATAAGAGTATGTATGGGAGTACGGGAAGATTATTCCATAACATTGAAAAGGTGTTTGTTGAAAAAATCCAAACACCATTCAACATTCAACTTTTCCATACATCAACACCATATGCACAATATCGCATTCCAAAAGAAACATTGTATGAAGGAAAGATGATATTGTCTGTGTATGATACTATTACATATTAGGGAGGAAATGTATGATTAAAAAGATTCTATATACGGGGGTTCCCAATGATGTTTGTACGCCAGAACGAGCAGCGTCTTCCTATTGGAATTACAGTATGTTGGATGTACTACCTAAAGAAGGCGTCAAGCAATTTGAAGAATTTGAAATTGCACAGATGAATATGAAAAATCAAGTATTATCGGATGAAATAAAAAAGTATGATAGAATTCATCCGGATGCTGATCGTTCGATTATTGCATTATCCTCTATGCGCGATGAAGTTGTTATTTTATGTGAGTTGCGAGGTGAATCTTAATGGATATTATGGACTCAATTTTAGATTTGGATTTTGATAAACTAACACAACCAGAACAGACAGCTTTTATGGAAGGGATTCAGTATGCAGATGGAGTATTACTTTCCTATGATATGTTTACTCTGGAAGCTGTTGAAGTGAATAATAATTCACTTGTCGGAAAGGTAAAAAATATCACTCGGATGGATGCTCCTCTAAAGAATACAAGAAAAACCATTAAAGATACAGCAAGTATCTACAACCAGTTGACGGATCTTGGTGCATCTGTATTGAAACTTGCATGGGATTTGGTAATGAAACTCATTCGTCTTATGAATAAACTATTGGGATTCATTGCAAAATTTATTAATAATATCCCATCTCATTTGAATGCGATTGGAAGAGGATTGGTGTCAATCCCAAGACATATCAAAAATGCAATTACGGGCGATGTAGAATTGTACATCACCTATCAGGATGTACAAATTGTAATGGATCGCGTAATTCCATCCTTTGATACATATATGCAGTATTTGGAAAAATTAACACAGGGAGATGCATGGCGCACCGGATTCCTTCGTAGACTCCCTATCTTTAAAGATTCTGATATTGTATTAGCCAATAAAGCAAACAATGAATGGAATAAAATTTCAGCAATTAAATTTACCCCAACCCAAGTAAAATTCAGTGATGAAGTAACGCGGGAAGCATATTTTGGACCAGCTGCTATCATTAAAACAAAAAATGGAAATGTTACCTATTATGATGGACTCAATGAAATTTGCATGCATGTGAAATCATACAATCAAATTTTTAATACCATTCATCGTGATCTGAAATCAAAAATTGATCGAACGGAAGCGAACCATGAAATGGATAAATTGAATGGGGATGAAGTTGCATTGATCAATCGAACGTTGAGTACGATTGGAAAATCGATTTCATTTACCAGTAAGATTGTCAATTACATCATGTCCGATAGTAATAAGATCGAATCTGCGATTAAGAAATACAATAAGGGTGCAAAATAATAAATAGGAGGGAAATCATTCCCTCCTATTTATTGTGCAAATACCATAAGGAACCTTCACCAAATCTATAAGATATTTACTTTGGTGACAGAGGAGTTTTTCATATGAAACAGACAAAGGCATTGATCAATTTTTATGCCCGTGTTGTGGCAAAAGGTCAAATGAATTTAACAGAGGTTCCACAAGAGATTCGAGAAAAAGTTCGAATTAAATCATTGGAAGAGATGCGAAAGCTGGAAGAGTCCCAGTATAAGGAACTTTGATTTAATTCTAGCCATTTATAATATAAGAAGAAAGGAAGATTAATTCCTATGGGCGAATTGAAAAATAAGCGCATTGTCCAATCCAGGGTATTTATGGATGGACATGACATGTCCCTACCGAATTATGATTATGAATTCACATATCCGGTTACCGTATACGACGCGGTGAAGAAGACCATGGATGACAATTCAGCCACGCTGACGGATGAATTGGAAGCAATTTATAATCTCCTGCGTTCTAAGCAGCCTCTGATTGAAGCAGGTAAGCCTGGACGTATTATGACATGGAGCGGAGTACAGGGCGATATTGGTAGCCTTGATATTGCACGTTCCATTGATAAAAACCCGGTAAACCGGTCCCACAGCAAGATTCCAACCGAACGTGCTGTTGGTGAACAGCTTGACCTAAAGGCAAGTATTTCAGATCTTCACAATCATATCCAATCGCGTTCCATTCACATTACGGATGTTGAACGTGCAAAGTGGAATGCTCAGATTTCAGCAGCAACATTCAACTCACACGTTTCCAATACACGTATGCATATCAGTGATGCAGAACGCCGTGCATGGAATGCGAAGGCTGATGTTGCCACGGTTGAAGATCACGTCAATAATTTCAATAATCCGCATAATGTAACTGCACATCAGGCAGGTACTTATACGAGAGAAGAAATTGATGCACACTTCAAATCTCTTCGTGAGACGTTCTTCAATTATGTGAATATTGCATATGATGACCGCACGGGTGTAGCAACCGTTCATTCATATGATCCGAACAACTGGAATCCAAATTACGTTCTTTCATTTAGCCAGGCTCTTCCAGATGTTCTTGATACCACAGCAACCTATTTCGCTATTCGTCCAGCGACGGATTATAAGGTGAATGAAACAGCTGATGTTGTTATTTATCGGAAGGCTCCAGGCCTGAACTGGTTGGAAGTTGGCTCCGCAACAATGAAGGCGGGTGACATGTTCATCGCTTTCCCATCAACTGCAATGTATGTATGGATGCAGGGTCGTTTCATTCAGGTCTTTGCAGATTCTGCTGCGGATGAAGACAACCTCCATGGAAACATCTGGTATCCAAAGCTTGATGATAAGTGTGAGCTTAGTTGGGTTCTTTCTAAAGAAACCACACCTCCAACACCAAAGATCATCAAGGGTGCTGATGGATATACTCCAATCAAGGGTGTTGACTATGTCGATGGTAAGGATGGTGAAGGTGTTCCTGCCGGTGGTGTTACTGGCGAATTCCTAACAAAACAGTCTGATACCAATTATGATACGGCATGGAAATCTCCTGAGGATATTTTCACAGACTTTGTTGCAGCAGGGAAACTTCTTCCCAAGGGACTCGTTCGTTATTCCGATATCGAAGGAGCACCGAAAGCATATACAGGTCTTGGTGAAAACGATGATGGTTACATCACCCAGGCTGGAGTTACCAAAGAATTCCAGCGGTACGATAATACTATTGTCGAGCTCCAGGGCAAGGTTGATGGACCAACCGGTTCACAGCAGACGCGCACCGATCTTTTCAATCATATCAATGATTATAACAATCCGCACCGCATTACTGCGGAACAGATTGGATCCGTATCGACGGTAACATACAATAGTCATATTACAGATTTTAATAATCCGCATAATGTGACAGCTGCACAGATTGGACTTGATCGTGTAAACAATACAGCAGATGCTGACAAGCCGATTTCTGCACAGACCCAGCTTGCATTGGATCGTATTACATCACAGATCAATCAAATTAATGATGGTCTGGACGGAAGCAAGTATATTTCTTCTGCTGAATGGGATCCTCTCAAGTCTGCAATTATTTTTACACGGCGTGATGGAAATAAAGTTGAACTTGTTCTTCCAATCACCGATACATTTGGAAAAATTACATTTGATTCAGCAACATCAGAACTCGTGATTCCTCTTCCCGATGGAACAAAGAACCGAATCAACATTTCGTCAATGATTCGTGTATACAATGGATCGACATCAGAGAATATTCAAGTTACTGTTGGTGATGACAAGGTCATTCGTGCTACTGTCATTCCCGGAACGATTGGGGAATTTGAAATTGCCCCGAATGTGAATCTACGTGAATCTCCAACGACTACAACGCAGGCGGTAAGTGATCGAACAACAAAGATTGCGACGACGGAATATGTCAAGAATCAGGTAATCAATAACTTGATTTCTTATGATTCTGATCGTCCTCTTTCCGCAAACATGGGTCGTGTTTTAAATCAGACGAAGGCGGATACAAAAGATGTTATCGCTCTCATCAACGATATTGAATTAACTCGTGTTATTGATTCTCTTGAGTCTCTTGATCCGACAGCCGCACTTTCCGCAAACATGGGTCGGTATCTCGATTTGATCAAGGCACCGAGAGTTCATACTTCTCCATCTGGATCTACCTATGGTCAGGCGACAGCAGATCTCTTTGGTCATGTTCGTGCATCTGAAGTTGATCCATTGATGGATGGGATTGTATGGCAGGGTACGGATGACGGACGATATGCGCGAGCAGACCATCGACATCCGACTGATATCACAAGAGCACCAATTCAATCTCCGCATTTTACGGGAGAACCGAAAACAGATACTCCGCCGGATAATTCAAACGATAAGCGTATCGCAAATACGGAATGGGTGCGGCGGAATATCATTTCTGCCATCTATTGTGTTTGTGATACTAATGGGAATGATCCGAATAAAATTGCAACCGTTGTTAATCCGGCCGTGCCAAATTTCCCGCTTATTCTGCAGACGGGAACACTGATCAATGTACGTTTTAAAAATACATTGACAGTGAATAATCCGAAGATGAACGTTCAGGGTACTGGTGCGGCGCCAATGATTTTCCAAAATCAACCACTGGTTGCTTATGACACAGACAATATCAGCGATCATCTGTTTGTCTATGATGGATTTAATTGGCGCCTCATTAATAAATCCTCAAATTCATCGGAAGCTCTGGAATTCCCAAAAGATTATATCGGTGATACTTATTTCACACCATTCGATGGATATACAACGGATGAATATGATGGAACGACGGATACCTATGGTGCGGTAACGCGCGCACTTATTTCCATCAAATATAATTCAACAAAGTTGATTGGTACGACACTTGGAATCTCAAATCATCCATCGCATTGGGCTCTTGCATTTGGTGATGGGTCGATTATTCCTGTAAAAGATCCTTTGATTCTTGCACAAACGAAATATGGTGCAACAGTTAGATTCACACTAACATCAGAATACCCATCCAACTCTCCATGTATTCTTATCATGAGACATCGAGATGCATATATTCGAGTCAGTCCGATTGCTGTTACAGTTACACATATTCCTGTAACATCGATTGCGAATATTCCGACTAGCATCAAGACAGGCGAACCATTTAACCTGAATCTTTGTTATGCGCTTCCACCAACAGCATCGTATCGAACAATTGTATGGTCAATTGCGAATGCCGGTACAACAAATGCGACAATCACCAATAATATTCTACAGAGTGGAAAATCTGGTACAGTTCAATTGAAAGCACTCATTAAGTATGGCTTGAGTGAAAGTCAAGACTACGTAGTGACGAAATCGATCAATATCATTTCTTCTGGTATTGTATTTACAAAACAGCCAGTTTCAAACATCTCGGTTGATTTTGGACATATTACTGAAAAGCTTACGGTCGCAGCATCTTCCAGTGATGATATTCTGGAATATCAGTGGTATTATCGCGATACTGCAACGGATACACCTGTAACAGGAGCAAATAGTCCAACATTTAATATTCCAGCAAATCTTGCAAAAGGAACATATCGATACTTCTGCCGTGTCTCGGTAAAGGATGATCCATCGCATAAATTTGTTGATTCGATCATCTCAACGGTTACTTGTTTGAAAAAGGCAACAAATGTTGCTATTACCAATAAACCGACGCGTCCACTTCTTACATCCTCAACATACCAATTGCAGGTTACTGTAACTCCATCGGATGCAAACTCTCACGTTCGATTCATATCATCGAATCTCTCCATTGCGGAAGTTCTCGATAATGGTACAATAATCATTGGATCACTGGCAGGAACGTCTACAATCAAGGCAATCATTGATGGTGTAGAAGATTCATTCCTTCTGACGGTTGCCGAAATGGTTCAAATTTCATCAATTACTGGTATTCAAACATCCATCGAGTCTGGTAAAACAATTACACTCAACCCGGTAATTTCTCCATCAAATGCAACATTCCAAAATATTGTATGGAGCATTGCAAATGCAAATACCAATATTGCAACCATCACTGATGGGAATAAATTGAAGGTGGAAGGTTCTGGTAAAGTTGTTATCCGCGCGACCGTTCTCGGCGATAATGGATATAAATATACACAGGACTTTGAGTTAGATGTTACGGCAGCATTTGTTCCGGTTACGAATGTTACATTCGATTTCGATCATCTATTCACTGGAATTCCTGGAACACTTGGTCGCACCGTCATACCTGCGAATGCAACGAATACATCAACGATATATGAAATTATTTCTGGAACAGGTCGTATCGTTGGAAATACTCTTGTTTCTGATACGGTTGGAACAATTAAACTTCGTATTCGGATCAAGAATGGTAAAGCCAATGGTACCGATTTCACAAAGGATTTCGATATCGATGTTCGGAAATCTACTCCACGAGTACTTGGAATTACAACGATGACGACTCGTATTACAACGGCAACATCTATAATTCCAATTGTAATTTCTGGAGATGCAACAGATTTGAAGCAATATGATGTTACTGTTACTTCTGATCTTGGAACAGCTACATTCGATTATGATAAAAATGAAATTACGCTAAAGATTACAAATCCTCCAATCTCAACCACAAATATTGCACTCACAGTTCATCTGCATGATAAGAATAATATTTACGCCGATAGTAGCTATCGTCTATTTGTGGAATATTATACAAATAATATTGCAATTGAAGATATTCAATTAGGTACATTGAGTCGCTATCTTGCACAAGGGTATTCAATGGAAGATGTATATCGATCCGGGAATGAAAACATTATCGATCCCATCCCATATCCAAGTAATGCAAACTTTACATATTTTACTCTTACTGCAGATCCCGCAAATACAATTCAGATCGATGATAAGGGTAATGGTACCTGGGAACTTGATCCGGATAAAGTTCCATCCACAGGCGGAATTGTAACATTCACAATTGATGCAGTACTATCGGTTGGTGGTAACGATATGGTTGTTAAGAGTAAGCGGTTTACAATTAATATCGGCGAAGCCCTTCCAGATATTACAAAATTTGCACGCAAAGCCCCAGTTACAAAGTTGGAAATTAATAAACAATACAATTTGGATGATATTGTCGAATATGAACCAAGTCTTTCTGGAAAGACAATGTATACGATCAATGATATTCCAAATGATGAAGGAGATCGGATTATTAAATTTACCGATAGTGATACTGCAACATATATTTCTTCTGATAAACCAGGATATGCATATCTTGTTCTTTCTAGATCCCTTTCTACAAAATATCCGGTTCCGACAAAAGATCGTAACAAAAAATCTGATTTCCAACCAATCCAGGTATTGAAAGTTGTATTCCATGATCCAAATCGACCAATTCCTGCAAAGGTTAAGTTTGATTCAGACACTGTTCAGGCAGTACTTAAAAATGATAATAAATATCATATAGAAGTCGGAGTTAAACTTCTAACCGCTGATGATAAAGAGATTGTCTACTCTGATTGGAAATGTATAGTGAGTTCAATATTGAATTCCTATGGAATTCATGAATATCCAGGAGATCATATGTCATATGATCCGGGAACCCCATTAACATTTAGCTGTTCTGCACATCAATTTACAGAACAGAAAACATATATATTCAATTTTAGCATAACGCTGCAAGATAAGCTTGGATTTGATCAGGATGTTGCAATAAATAATGTTCCTCTCAATGTGACATTGCCGAGATTTATGCCTGAAAAGACAGGTATACTAGATAAAATAATTGTCAACCAATTAGGTGTTTCATCTGAATTTGATTTGTACACAAATCAGAATCAAATGGTTAATGAATCTGACTGGGATATCATCAACATTAGTTCTACAGGCCATGAAATTGTATCAATTAGTCATGATATTTCTGGCATTCATAAAAGATTTAGAATTGCAATGGTCCCATCGATTCCGGTGGGAACAAAATTCAATAGTACGATTGAAATTACATTAAAAGATCATATAGGGAGTCTACCAAATATTACACTATCAAAAACTGTTGAGTTTACAGTTACTGCATGATCATTGTTACAAAATAATAGAAGGGGATACAATCCCCTTCTATTTTATTTATTTTTTCAACAACAAAATATGCAATGATGAAAATATGTGGGAATCATAAGGCATTCGGATACTTATATATTTTCATACTAATAGGATGAAGCCATATCCTAAATTTCATTTCATACTTTAAAGGAGGAATAAAAAATGGCTAAGACAATGAAGGACCTGCTAGGCAAGGATGCAGGTAAGATGGTAACGGGCCGAGGGGTATTCAGCAAGAGCGGCTTCGCAGATCTTGTACATTCGCTTGTGAACGACCCCAGTTACAAGGTTGGGTCAGTGAATAAGGATGGTTCAAAGAATGAACTTTCTGTTCACGACGCAATCATTGCAGATCTGAAGAAGACGCTCGATACTGCGAAGTATCCGCAGAAGGCTGAGGCTGGCGTCCTCGACACAGTTGAGATTTCCACAAAGAATCTGGCTGAGGTCATTCCCCATATCGTTATGGAACAGATCAAGACCGGTAAGAAGTTTGATCTTCCTGCACAGGAGAATGTTGTTGGTGGCATCTATCTTGCAGACAACCCCGGCAAGGTCAAGACGGGTCAGATCCGTGATATGAAGACTGGCCAGGTAACTGGCTCGTACGAAGTCACGTATCAGGATTCGGTTCAGATTCGGGCTAAGAGCCCGGTTCCGAAGAGCCTTCAGAAGAAGGTCAAGAAGGACCTCAATGGCAACGTTGTGAAGTGATGTCTTCTTTTGACTTCACCTCAGATATTGAGCAATTATGGAATTCTAGATTTCCCAATGCGTCATCCATCGAACCAATCGGCTGTATTGGCGATTGTGTCGTAGTGAAATATCCAACATTCTATATCAAGGTATATACGGTAAACAACGGATTGTTTACTGCTGAGATATGGAATTATGATATTGCGCATATGATTGCATCTGGGAATCTAAATGATGATAGCTTATCATCATTTGGCAGACGGTGCTTCAAGGATGATGATGCCCTTGCTGTTTCCAATGTGCTCGCACAGTTGATGGTATCAGATCATCCGGAATCATACTGCAACTGTTGAAAATAAGGAGAGGGATCATCCCTCTCCTTATTTTTATTTTAATACAGAAAGGATATTTAGATGAATCTTTCTACTGATTACCATGATATACAAGAAGGTGGACGAATCATTCTTCTATACAGTGGAGGAACGGATTCTAGTCTCATTTTACATGAACTTATTAAGCGATTTCCAAATCAGTTGATTCATACGGTTTCATTGGATGCACCCTTTCTACACAAAATAAAATATGAATCGGAGCTCAAAACAAGACGAACCTTCATCAAATATCTTTTAGAGCAAAAATACCCGATTCGTCATCAAGAAATTTCAATACGACATAATTTAATTCCTGAAATGGAGCATTATTATGACGATATCCGTGTATTTAATGTGGAACCTGGTGGATGTCCACAAGCAGTTTACTGGCTATCCACATTACTCATCTATTTGAAATCGGGTGATCATCTATACTATGGATTGCTTGGGATCGATGATAATACCTGGTGTGTTCCATATTATATTGAAGGAATGAAATACTTTTTGGCGACATTGGGTCGGAAAGATATTTCTCTCCACGTTCCACTACTCTACAAAAGTAAAGATTACGTAATTCAAAAATTATTTGAATATGGGATCTATGAGCATACATGGCATTGCGAAACTCCATATGAAGAAAACGTTCCATGTTTGGGGTGTAAACCCTGTATGGATCATCTGAAAGCATTAGCCGGTATCGCTGAATTTCATGAAGACATAGAGATTCAAAAGAAAGCGAGAGGATTGGTAGACGAAGCGAAATCCATCATTGCAAAACGTAGTACTGAACGAAAAGAACGATTGGATCAAATTTTACGCAAGTAAAAGAAAGGGGAATGTTCCCCTTTCTTTTTTATCGCCTTTTCACATTCTATTAATGAAACAACACCATTTGATAGGGGTGAAGATATCGTATGTTAAATCGTGAACATTCTCAAATCACATATGAAGATTTGAGAAGATTTTTGGAACATATTCGTTTGGAATATCGACGATATGTCATCGATAAAACATCGGAACATTCCAAATCGATCATTGACATTGGATATGATAACCGACGAATCGCCATCGGCGATGTGATTACGGTCCATGAGAAAAAGTATGTTCTTGCATCCATCGATAAAGTAACAAATGCATCTCCCTTGCTCGTTGTATTATCTCGTGTGGAAGAAACCAAATTGGAAGTACTTTCCTATGGTGTCATTCCTGTGCGGATGAACAACTTAAAACGGGATAGCATTGTTTATCTTGGAGAAGATGGAAAACTTACCAACGAAAAACCGGTCAAGTCTCCGAAATATTTGATGGGTATTTATTCGGACAGTCTACTTCTTATTTATCCGCGACAATTGAGTACGCTAGAAGAGATTGATCCGGAAAAGCTAAGAAAATTATTGCAAATTGATAAAGTTGATAATACTTCCGATCTTGACAAACCGATTTCAAATGCGACTGCAGCTGAGTTCAATCGTGTCATGAATACGATCCGAACATTGCACGAAGCATTGAAGCGGCAACTGGAAGATCATATCAACGATAATGAACGCCATATCACTGCCGCAGAGCGATTGAAATGGGATGATATTGGAGACAAACTCAAAGAACACGTTGAGAATGAATCCATTCATATGACCAATGCAGAACGGCAGAAATGGAATGATATGACGCCAATGGAAAAGTTCCTGGCTCATATCAATAACAAAACCATCCATCCTGCAATTGGCGGATATGATCAGCTTGATCTGCGATATGCAAAGAAGTCTGATATCCCAACGGTTCCAACCAAAGTTTCTGCATTTGAGAATGATGCAAAATATATTACAAAGGATGATATTCCGGCTCTGGATCTCACAAATTATGTGAAGAAGACCGAGTTGGATACAAAGTTATCCGAATATCAAAAGAAGAGCGATCTATCTGATTATCTAAAAAAATCGGACATCGATGCAAAACTTGCAAATTATCAAACGAAATTATATTTACCTGACTTTATAAAACGTTCCGATGTTTTACCTCCTTATGAAAATACTACAGATATCTATATCTCCCATACGCATATGGAACTTATTCTGGTTGATTTCGATGATAAAAATAAAATGTTTACTGCTCTGCGCGCATATTCGGACCCTTCCTCATATTATTTTGGAATTAATGCTGCTGCTGAATTTCAGATATTCCAAGCATTCTATATGAAGGCCCAGCCGAATATATTTAATATTTACGATCGGGCCGCAGATGTTCCAATGAATTCAATTACCGTGATTCGAAAGAGCCTAACGGAAACCGGATTAAAGGAGGGGTTGTTCGGGATATTACTCCGGAATAAAAATGGTAAGCATTTTATTTACAACAATAAAACTACTATTGTTTCGCCGACCCCGCCGACTCCAACACCCACTCCAACGCCATCGGTTGGTATTGCAACAGAAACAAAAGCAGGCATTGTTCGTCCAGATAATACAACGATTACTGTTGATTCCAATGGTATTATTACTGCACATACAACACATGCCATGGCAACGACAGATAAGATTGGTAGTGTAAAACCGGACGATGACACGATTGGGATCAAACCGAATGGAGCCCTCTATGTAAAACGTCAAGGAAGTAATAAGCTTGTTCAATTAACTGACGTTGATTCTACAAATCTCAATAAAAAGGGCGGATTTGCTCTTTTTGTAAAAGATGATGCTTCCGGTTTCGAATTCCGGAAACCTGGAAATGCATTTAACCGTCATTTTGAAAAAACGGTACATGCAAACGACTATCAATTGGTATATGATTTTACGCAACATATCAATACGGCGATATCTGCTTCCGTTGATATTGGAAATATCAGTACAGAGAAACCAGTTCAGGTAAAATTTGTTGGTAAGAATGGTGGAGAAATTGTAGAAACGATATTTAAGTCATACTATATGACAATTCCAGAACGAGAGTTCTATGTTTCTATGTATATACTTGGCCATGCAAAAGTATCAATCGATATATTGTCACTTGCATAAGAGAGGAGAATATTTATGCCAATATTATATACGCCGAGACGAGCAGAAGTTCCCATCGTTCGTGTTGCGGAATTTCGGGGAGATGGGCTCATTATAAATGGGCGCGTTGTTGATTCTGAGATGCGATTGATGAACCGAAATCTAGCTCAATTGAATACCGTTAATGGGAACACAATGATTGGGCGGAACTATATATATCTTCCATATAGACTTACAACATATGGAACCGGTGACAATCGTGAATATCAATGGAATTGTATGATTAATCGCATCGATGCAGATGTAAGTAGCGGTACAGCAAATTCAGAATGGATGCGCGATGTATGGTTCGACCCCGCAAATGAAGATCGCAATTATATCATTGCCGGCCTATTAAAAAATTATCCGGATAAATCGATTGATAAAGAACCTCATATTATGAAGCTCGATCGTAACGGGAATATCCTTGCAAAAGCGAGGATTACGTTGAATTATCCGAAGATTCTACATGTTACTGATAAATATATTGCCATTATTGGGATATCCCTCGGAATGACCGGGTACACTGACATTGGTCCACGGATATGCTATATCATATTACTGGATGCAAATACGCTGGAATTTATTAAGTACACTGACCTTTATAATGTCGCCGACTATAAAGGGGTTCCATATGCATGCTATATGCCCAATGTTTTATATCGTGACAGTAATATCATCGCGATGATTGGTAAACTTGGCGAAGTGTTTTATGTTGATATTAATGATCGATATAAATGGTATGTTTCACCAATCAGAAATGGAAAAGTTGCAGATATCCGAACTGGAACTTATAGTCCACAGAACGTTTACCCGCAGGCTTCGCCATTGCGGACATATACTGCAGCAATGAAGAATGGCTATCATTACGCATTTGATGCTTGGCCTCTTACCGATGGATTACCGATCAAATGGTGTGCTGTCAGATTCAACCCGGATACAAGGACATATGATTCTTATAACGGAAACGATAATACTGTCATTTGGGATTCATCCATACCGCAGGATCTTCGAAACATCAAGAGATTCCAAATGCCTTCTTCCACAACAGATACTTATACTGATGCCTGGCTAAGTAATGGATTCTTATGTTACAAAATCTCAGATACAAAGTTCTTCCAATATCAAACACTTGTAAGTGGAATGCGTAATGAAGATGGTGTCAAAGATTATGTAACCACGTGGTGGATCGTTGAAATCGATGCAAATGATCCGAAGATTCTACATGTACGAGCTGCTGGTCGTATGGACCACCCATATCGTGAAGAAGTTATGATTCATTCAGGAAATAAATTCATCTTCTGTTTGGAAGGGCAAGCATTCCATGAGTATATCGTTAAACCGGAAACAAATACGGTTGAACTCGCCCGAAATATCAGAACACCGAATGCATGTTCTGCCGGATTGTTTAATGGTGTATTTTGGTGGGTCAATAAAAATACAAACGAGCTTCATTATGAGATTGAAAAATATTATGATCTGAATGCCAATGTATATAACGTTGACGATGGATTCATCAAACCAGAAGTAATGTTACAGGATGCTGATACACCCGGGACAAATACATATCGCATTTCCGTTTACGATAAATTCCATAATCGTGTTGCCGTGAAACTTCGTCTTACTGCGGTTGGGGCTATTACATTTGATGATAATGCAAAGAGTCGAATGGTTGATACATTAACAACCGACGATCTACAAATTCCGCTGATTGTTACAGGATCCGCAGAAAACTATATTCAAGTCGAAGTTGTAGGATGATGGGAGGATGTCATATGATTTACAATAGATCAGAAAGACGCTTAGAATATCCAACATGTAAAGCCATTGAAACTCCAAATCATCTTATCATCAATGGATATTTATATGATAAGAAAACCTTGACGCGTGTATCTACAGAGCAAATTGATGTTGGGTGGAATAATTATGTTCAGAATAAATATCGACTAGGTGTTCGCCATCGGTATTTTAATATCATACGTCCAGATGCAACTTATGGCACTGACTACTATAAGTCGAATGTGTTCTATGATCTCGTTGATGAGAATGGCTATATCAAGAGCACTGCTATGTGGATCGATCAAGATGATCCATCTATTGAATGGGTATGGAGCGGGGATTCCATACTAAAGATCGATATCCATAAGAAAACAGTGAAACGTATTAATGGCGTTTTTAGTACAGGGTATGATATATATGCAAGTATGGAATTGGGTCAAGATTCCCGATATTTATATGCTATTGCACAGGTGAATTCAGGAGGATATTCTGCACATGGTGCACATGTATTCGTTTTTGATAAAGTGATGAATACAATTACAAACCCCAACGGTTTGTATTATGGAGGATCCTATTCATCAAAATTTCAAATCATTCGAAAAATTGAATCACTGAATCTTGTATATGCTCAAGTTTCAGTATATGCCAATCAATATTTCATTATCCTGGAATGTGCAAATGGAACGATTATAGAAAAGAAACGATTAGCCAGTATGATTTCAGTTGCAAATGCAGGGGATAGTATTTTATCAAAAAATAACCAAAATTATACATCGATTGCTTTTGATTGGATGAATACAGCAACAGATACTCCGTATTTCAAAGTATTCAAATTTGATGACAACAATATTGTCAAAGTAGATGATGTTGCTATTCACGATGATACAACCAGGCTGAAGAATATATCCACTGTGATTAAATCAAAATATCCGAACAATGCAACGGTACAAGGATATTCGGAAGCAGAACTTCGAAAGAATTTTATTAAATTAAATGCTTCCGTCACATATGAAGGATTCCGAACTGTTCGGATGGGTCCGAATGATGAATTTATATTTACCGGTGTAAAATCATCCCGTAATCCATATGATCGTACATTTGATGGTCCTGGATGGCGATGGATGGCCGTCTGGAAACAAAATAATCCGGACACTGATCCACTCGACATGACAATGACCGACTGGTATCGTTATAAAGAATTGAATGATGCTGCACCTGGTGTCATTCTTACTTCTCTGGATAAAATATGTCATAATACGATTATCCAATATCTTGGGGAGAATGGAGTTCGACTCTATCATGTAGATGCGCAAGGAAGATTGCACTGGGATGATATCTATCGCAACGACTATTGTGATATTGGATTTGATGAATTCGGTCGACTTTACATGTCGAATATCAACAATTCCGACGTTGATATTTATACGGAAAAATCACCAACAGAATTGATTCTTGACTATGAGAATTGGTATACGGATGCTTTCTTTGAGATGTCACGAAATGGTGGTCCAGTTACGAAGAAACTCATGATTACATCTAAGAATATTTACAAACGACCAGTTCCGGCAACGTATGAACTTGCACTCAGTGGAAATGCTGTCTTTGCTTCAACCGGATCTAAAATTGTTCGTGGCGTAACAAATAATCTTGGAAAAGGTTCAGAAGAAATTAAATTCCTAGCACCCGGAACCGTTGTAAATATTTCAAAACGAATTGTATATAACAACGAATTATCTATGGCATAGGAGGTGAATATCATGGGAGTATTTACCTCTTTTCAACAACAGTTGACAAAAACAATTACACGGTTGGAATACCCTGAACTACCACCATATCGATGGTCACCGATCAAGGAAAAGTCATTCATTTCGGTTCTTCCAACAAAAGATGGTCTTGCACCGATTCCATTAGTTAATCCAAAAAATTCTTCTAATCCCAATGCAAATTTTGCCCCATTTGAAGGAACCTATCCAAATCTTGGGGATTATTTTACTCCAGGTCGTAAAGTGATGGAACCTTCCAAAATTCAATTCATTGCAGTCGAAAAATATACAACAGCATCCGTTTTACGGTTTCAAAAAAATATATCTGGTTGCGTATCAAAAGTACTAAATGATCGGTATACCCCTAAAGAACAGCCATTGATTGGGTCGAATACTCCATTCTATGTAGCAGATGCAATACAAAACGTGAAGTATCGTTCTAATGTATTTCATAGTCCAGCATTTTTCTCATCCGAAGTTTCGTATAAATTGACTGAAGGACTTGGGGATACAATTAAGAAAACTTCATTCAAATCATGGCTCATCAAAGAAGTGAATCCTGGAATCATCAATGAAGATTTGGATATCACGCTGGAAGTATATCGTCTATCCGAATATCGGTTCAATTTCCCAAATCATTATCTTGATGGACTTTCTCCTAACGAGATTGCAAGAGTGGAAGGAAATACATTAATCATATTCACGCATTGGATTGGAGAAGTTATGCTCTATACCAATCACGCAAAGATTAAGGTTCGAACACTACCCGGATTACGTTCACGTAAAATTAACTTAAGTGGAATTGGGCCCTAAGAAAGAGAGGTCTTTTATCATGAAGGACAAGAATAAAACCATTGAAGAAATCAAGGCTTCCATTGGTCATGTACCAGAACATCTCATCTCCGATTATAATCGCATCGATTATAATGCAGATTCGATTACAGTAATGGAAGCAAAGGCAGAAGCAATTCTGAAGGAATATGAGCGTACGAAATAAGAGGTGAGTCGATTGCTGAACAAAATCAAGAAACTAATTCTTGAACGCAAAAAAGAGCAGGAAACTGCAAACCTCATTTTTGAAGCAAATCAAGATACTGTTGATGATTTGATTACAAATGATGAGGATGTTCCGGATAACGATAATACGGATGATTCCGTAACTGATGCCGTTGATGATGATGCGGTAGAAGATTCCACAGAACCAGAATCATTTGATCTAAACGATGATGATATGGATCTGATGAATGTGGAAGTAAACCTTGCATCGAACACAATTACAGATACCATCCCAACACCACCGGATAGTGCACCAGATGCCGTTCATGACGTTCCAGATGATTCATCCGATGATTCTTCTGATGATGTTGAAGATATCGATGTGGATAGTCATCCGGACGATGATGTTGATACGGAAGATATTCAGGTGGACGACCATGAGCCGATCACAGAATCCGTTGTTGACAATGATCCAGTATTCAAATATTATGGAGATTATCTATGGAAAATCCAAGCAGAACTTCATAATATTTTTGATGAAGTGATCAAAGATGATGCATTTAAATTGATTTCCGGCAATAAGGAACTTGTAAAAGAGATCCATAGAGTTGGGAAAAATAATGCATATGCAAATAATGAACGCATTGTAGTTTTCGATGGCAATCAGGTATATGAAGAAAATCAGAATGCAATCCCAACGATTGCGAAAGCATTTGCTGAAGTAGCAAAACGGTACACAAATAGTCATCCGGATGTAAAGAATGTATTTAAACTTTCATCATCCGGTTGGATTGATAAACTTGATCAAATTCCAGGAATTGAGATTTATCTTCATATCCCAAAGAATGTTGAACTCAATCTGAAAGGTGACGTAAAGAAATTTGCAGTATCCTATGCGAACGATACATACAAAAATTTGACCGCATCCATATTGGGATTAAATCTTCTTGCTCAGAAAGAGAAGATTGATTTCACATTATCGGGTGACGCAAAGATCGTTGTCAAGGAAGGAAATATTCTTCAGATTGGCGATAAAGAAATTCGAATCGATAAGATTCTAACGCCTTCTATTTTTACAAGAATTGCAAATAGGATTTTCAAAGAATCGGTGGATGATTCCATTGGAGATATTTTTACAGAAGAAATTGTTTTTGGCGATGAAGATACATCATCGGATAAGAAAGACGAATCCTCCAATGATAAGAAAGATGATTCTAAGGAAGATAACACTGTGACGAAGCAGGTCAAAGATGAAATCAACGATGATGTTGATAACATGAATATCGACGACGATATGCCTGTGGATGATAACACCACATCTTCCGAAGATACTTCATCGACAGATGATATTTCTGACATGGATATCGATGACGATTCAAGTTCGAATAGTTCATCCATGGATGATGATATCATTGATGATGATATTCCGGATGTTGGAGATTCGGATAATACATCCAATGGAGACAATCATGCAGAAGTTCTTGATCGACTCTCAAATGTTACACAGGAACTTGAAGAGATTAAGAAGAATCTATATTCTAATATGCAGAGCTAAAATAAATGGGAGGGAATATCTCCCTCCTTTTATTTTCAAAGGAGGTGTTTTTCATGGATGGTGAGAAAAACATTCCATATGGCATACTAAAACAAGCATTTATGAAATTGGAGTCATTTACCGAAGATATGCATGAATGTTTGAACTATGATATGTCTGCGGAAGATAAATACGAATGCAGTCAGATGATGGAAGTGGCAACAACCATGTCCATGCGAATTCTCAACATTGTTCGACAAGGAATGAACGAAGAAGATTTCATCAATGAAAAAGTAAATATGGATACGATAGGTCAATTCCCCGAACATTCGGAAGAAATTGAAGATATTGAAATTTGAATCTATACGGGAGGGTACATACCCTCCCATATTTATTTTTATGAAACATCATGCTATCGGAACGGATTCTTAAGGTACAAATGTAAGTATACTCCAATTCGATAGGAGGTTTATTATCGTGGCAAATCGGAAAGTAAATTCCGTATTGGAACGGGATATTTTCTCGGTCAAAAACGAAGAATTAGCAACAGCATCTCAAATTGATATCATTTATCCAAAAACAAATTTGGATCAAGTAATTGATTCCACAGATCCAACACATAAAACGTTACGTCAAATATTAGATGAACTACGAACGAGCATTAAACAAATGGGTGTCGGTAAACTTGTATTTCCCGTAACGTCCGTAAATAATATGCGTGGTGATGTTCATATTACATCGGCATCACTAAATCTTGGGAGAGTGGATAATACATCCGATATGGATAAACCACTTTCGCCATTACAAAAGACATCGATTATGGATATTCTAAAGAATTATAAATTCGATGTCAATCTGGATGAAGTATATGCCCACATGGCAAATACGAATAATCCGCATAATGTTACGCTGGAACAGTTGAATGCTTCTGGCGATTTCACTGATCTCATCGATAAAAAGATCCGAGAACATTCATGGAATGAATCGCCATCCGTTCACCGTGACATTCGTCAGAGTTTAGCGCGTCTATGGCATTATGTGGATGAAATTTACAAAGAAGATATTTCCAAAAAGATTGAATATACCAATTCAAATTTTGAAGCACATTTGGTTGATCCATCTGCACACAAGATTCTATTTGATAAAAAGGAAAATGTAGCTCATAAAGTTAATGCACTAAACAAAGCTTCTGCAGATTATACAACATATCCAACAACACGAGCAGTCATTAATTACATCGACTCTGTAAAGGATGCCATTGTGGAAACAATTCCGCAAATCGATCATTATATTGAAACCGTATATGTGATTGATAAAGAATCGGATCTTCCGATTCCAACCAAAGCAAACAAAAATCATGCATTTATTATTCGCCATGGAAGTGCGAATGGCGGTAACGCAATTGCAGTTTCATTGGAACTCGCCCCCAATGTGTACAAATGGAAAATTGAATTCTTTGGAGCACTTCCCAATTTTGATAAACGATATTTTATTACAAAAGATGGAACAGTTACCCTTGACATGGCAAAAGTTTATGCAGCAAATGATGTTGTAACGAAAGCCATGAAGGATAAATTGGATAAACTTTTGGGGAACGAATCAGAGTGGAATACTACACTCGATAACACGGTTCGTGAAATATTGGCACGTTCCTATATGTTGCGTTCCGAAATCGAAAATCGATTTGTTCAAAGCGTTCAAATTTCTCCTGGTACAATGAATGGATATATTGGTTATTCAATTAACAATAATCCATCTACTTACAAAGAATTTCGAGTCACTGGATTGCAATCATTGGCATTCTTGGAAAAGGTTACGGAACGAGAGATTCAGGAACAGGCGATCGAAGAGCGACATTACCGTTCGGATTCCATTCCATCAAGAGCATATCAAGAAGCATCCATTCAGCGAAGGCATCTTGCATTCGATTTGATTACAACAATATTCAATGATGTCTTACATACGAAACATTTCAAACTCGATCCATATGGCAAAATTGGAGTTGATGTCGGTGAAGTATTAAAGGATCTTCCAGATGTAAAAGCTGCAATTAAAAAAGCAATCGATACGCTTGACATCAATCATATTCTGAATTATACATTCAGCCCGGACTATTTTATTATTGATCCGAATAAATCCATTCGACTCAATATTGAGAAGATTTCTTCAACGTTGCGAGAAATCGATAATCTATTTGGAGATATCGTTCCTCCAGGAGATTTGTCGGATTTACTCCACATTAAATTTATTAATCCGACGAATTTCCATTTAAGTGGAGATGGAACACTTTCTTTGAATCAAAAGATTCTAGAAAAACTTGACAATCTTTCCAATATTGGAACGACGGGAATCAATAATCTATTGAAAGAATATTTTGTTGAGGACCGGAATGGAAATTCAACCCTGAATGAAGATATCATTAAAAAGATTGCATTGATTGTCCGTGATCATATGATGAATGGACAAACTGGAATTAATGCAAATCCGGAACTATGGCATGATAAAGAACCAACAAGTCTTGGCGGAAACCTATATGGGTGGAGATTCCAGGGATATATTACAGCAACAAAGTTTACACTCAGCACAATTACGTTATCGACAGCGATTACATCATTGGATTGGGATATCGTACAAATGGGTGGTATGCTAGAAATGGATCAAGCATATCGATTACAGGTTGCAGTTGGATCGTATCATGACTGGAAGAAGGAATATAATGAAGAGATTCGTACCTATGAGAAGGAGTTCAATTCATCGATTTATCTCCACAATGATGGATTAAGACTCTTAAGTCATAGCGACGCGGATCGTCGAAAGGCAAGGTATGATGTATGGGTGATCCTTCGCCGTACAACACAATGGTAGGGAGAGTATATGATTACAAATCTATTGGAAAAAACAATTCAGATTCGAAAGCCTCAATTTGAAAAGTTTATTCTATCGATTTTCAAAACATCCAAAATGGAACGACTGTCGTTGGATTTGGATGCCATTTCATTTCGTACACGATACATGATTAAACATGGTAAGGACCTTTCGTCCTTACCATTGTTGCAAGAAGAATTTACAAAGAAAGCATTGGAGTTACGTAATGTTTTCGGTATTACCATGCGTGTATTTATGGATGAATATGTTGGGTATGGAGAATTCAACCAATCGGATCTGATTGATGTTTTAGCGGAAGATGTTAAAATGGACTCTTCCTATATTACATTTACCATCAATATTATATCCAATAATATTGACTATCTCAATTATGTTGATAAGATATTATCCAAGGAAAAAATATTCAATCTATATCCGAATGAGTATTTCCGATTCTATTCTGATTCTTATAATGATGGGATTGCCAAAGCATATCCAGAATTATTTGAAAAGGAAAAGCAGAATATCCAAGGAGAGGGTGCAGATCAAGACATCTTCGTTCACTCATTTACATTTCAAACATCGGAGAATTGCTCCCTATCATGCACATACTGCGTGCCTGGGGATACTAAAATTCTGATGAGTAATTTCAAAGAAAAGGAAATTAAAGATATTTCGATTGGCGAAGAAGTATTAGGTTTTGAGGAATTCATTGAACCTAAAAAACAGAGGACATTACTTCGATCGAAGGTCACAAAACTATTCAAACGAACAAGTGATGATTTATATAAAATCACTGATAAAAATACAGGAAAATATCTTTATATTACAGGGGAACACCCAGTCCTCACCCAGCGCGGGTGGAAATTGGTAAAAGATGTATATAAGTCGAAATTAGCAATACATATGACTCCATGTATTACAGACGACGATAATACAATCGATACAGAAGATATCAATTATATTACAGGATATTTTCTTGCAGCATTTATGGGCGACGGATCTTATATCCAATATGATGCAAAGGATGGGTATCGTCGATATATTTTGCGATTTATTGTAAAAGATCAAGAGATGAATGACCGAATGTATCGATATGCAGATATACTAGGATTTACATTTCATAAATACGATTTTAAAATATCTGAAAAATATGATCTTACGTTGCCTGCATTACTTAGTAGAAAGAAATCCGATTATGATCTTATTATGAAATTGATCGATGATAATCTATCTCATGGTAATATGAATACTAATACAAATTTCCTAGTCGGATATCTTGCCGGAATATATGATGCTGAAGGTTCATGTGATACATATTCAATCCGAATAACAAATACAAATATGTATATTATGTACATAATTGAGCAGGCATTGAAAAAGTTATCGTTCCGGTGGAAATATGATTTATTGTCATTAACGAAAAATAGGGTTAAGACATCAATACGAATTATCGGAGGAGCTTCTGAAAATGCAAGATTCTTCAGATTAACACATTCTGCAATTTCTAGAAAAAAATTTGAACGATTTATCGGTAAATCAATATTTTTTAGAAATTTTGATATCGATGTCGAAAAGATTCCAGGAAATCATGAGGTATATAATATTGAAACGACAACTCATACGTATATTGCAAACTCATTCTTAGTCCATAACTGTTACCAGATCAATAAATCTCCCATGAAGATGACATTTGACATTGCAAAGAAATTTGTGGATGACCTTCTTCATGATAAATATGACTATATCAATCAGCATAATTCTCCTGCAATCATTTTGGAATTCATTGGTGGAGAACCATTGATGGAGATTGACTTAACACGAAAAGTCTATGAGTACTTCCTAGAGCAATGTTATGAGTTGAATCATCCATGGTTTACCATGCACCGTATCTCAATTTGTTCCAACGGATTGCAATATTTCAATCCAAATGTCCAATCATTTTTCAAAGAATATTCTCATAATATTTCATTCAACATCTCCATCGATGGGAATAAAAAATTGCACGATGCCTGTCGTATTCAACCAAATGGTGAAGGTTCCTATGACATCGATATGATGGCATTGCAACATTATACCTCTCATTATGTTCCAGATAAAAATAGTAAAATGACGCTGGCTCCAGGAAATATCAAATATTTATTTGAATCAGTGAAATCATTCATGGAAAATGGAATGAAAATCATCAATTTAAATTGTGTATTTGAACCTGGGTGGACGACAAAACATGCTACAATCGAATATGAACAATTGAAAGAATTATCCAATTACATTCTGGAAAATGATTTGGAAGATATTTATATTTCTATCTTCAACGAACGCCCAGAATCCGTTGGAGATCCAAAGAATGATCAACCGAGTTGCTTCAAAGCTGGCACACAGGTTGCTACACCAAATGGTCATAAAAATATTGAAGATGTAAAGGTCGGAGATATTCTTTATACAGCATCCGGATCAAAACATCGTGTTGTCCGGATGGTGAAAAAACATTCGAGAGACAATTGTAAGATTAAAGCAACTGGATTGTTTGAAACGCATCTAACAAAAGATCATAAAGTTTTTGCAAAGAAGTTTCTATATATGGGATGGAAGAATACTCCCCATTATTCAGAACCAGGATTTTATCCAATTTCAGAACTGCGCGTACATGATCGTGTCGCATTACCTTTAATTGATTTTTCAAAAGGTGTGAATGAGAAATGGATGACGGAGGATCTTTGTTATCTTATAGGGGTATACATTGCGGATGGATATACGCATAAAGAAAGAGTCATAATCACTCCAGGATACGATGAAGATAAATACTATTATAATCTTTTACGTCGTTCTGGATTGAAGTTTACAACAGGAGAATCGAGAACTTCTAAAAGGTATTCGATATCTCGATGCGGTTCCCTGCTAAATAGACAATTCTATGAAATATGTCAAACGGTTGGTCATGGTGCACATCGAAAACATTTTTCGAACCGAATTTTACGATTATCAAAAGAATATCTTATAAAAGTTCTTTACGGATATCTGAATACAGATGGATGTGAAATGTATGATGGATATCGAAAAGTAAATACGGTGTCTCCACATCTTGCATCAGATTTAATGTTAATACTTCGATCTATTGGCGAATATCCAACATGCTATCTCAATAAGCGTGCAGGAACTATGGTAATTGAAGGAAGGACCGTTAACGTTCGAGATCGATATGAAGTATACTTTAAAACTCGAAATCGAAATAATCATCATAGATACAAATATGATGAACGTCTAAACCTTTATTGGGTAAGGCTCAATAATATAGAAGATGATGAAGAATACGATGTATATTGTCCTACTGTGGTACCTATACTACCAGACGATCCTGAAGAGCATACAATCATAATCAATGGTGCTCTTGCCGCCATTAATTGTGGTGGGTCTGGAAAAATGTTGGCATTGCGGGCGAATGGAGAATTTTATCCGTGTCTAAGATATATGCCATCTTCGGTTACCGACGACGTAGAAAGCCTTCAGATTGGTAATGTTTCCACCGGTCCGCATACAAGAGCATCTGGTTCAAAAGTATTGCATAAATTAGATCGTATGACACGTCGTTCTGGTATGACGGATTTATGTTTTGAATGCCCAATTAGTAGTAGTTGTGGTGGATGTCTGGCTGTTGGACATCAAATCATTGGAACGCCAGATCGAAAAACTACATTCCATTGCGTTATGAAATATGCAGAAGCATTGGCGAATTGGTATTATTTTAACAATCTTATCATCAAACACCCGAACTGGGATATTGATGTGCGTCAATGCAAATTACCGAAGAATCGTGTCTTGAAAATTATTTCGGAAGATGAGTATGAATTTTTAAAGTATCTTGAAATTATGGCAATCATCGTAAAAATGGAGTACCATAATAAAGGTGGTGAATCATCTTGAACAAAGACGTTTACTCAAATTCAGAATTAACAGAACTGAAAAATCGTATTAATAAGGAAATGTTGCGGAGAGGATCTTACAAATGGTGGGGACCATTATCTCAACCAAAAGTTGGAGAGGATACACGATCTCCAGATTCCATCCCTCATGACAAAACTTCAATCCCCGTAACAGATCAAACATATACGATCAATAATCCATCAATTGGGAGTATTGCTCCAACACGAAATATCGTATATCCAAATCAAGGAGAAAATCCTGCTGGTCAAAATCCAGATGGTCAAACGCCAACAACATCAGCAGCGCGATTTGATTTAGATGAAATCAAAAACTTCTTGGTTGGAATATCAAAAATTCGTGATATTAATCTCTTCTATTCGCAGGATGAGCAGGAATTTTTAGCCTTCCGTGATTTGGGTGATGTTCGAAAACTTGTCAGTGAGATCGAATCTGATCGATTGAATGAACCGACAACCCATCTATTCAAAGTCGATCCCAATGCACCCGATCGAATTACCGTCATCAAGGATGGGAAAACATGGACTGAACCAAACCCAAACAAAAATATTCCCTATGAAAAAATTGGTGATAAATATTATATGTCATCAGGGGAATATGATGGAGAAGAAGGGATCCCATCCGAAACAAATTACTACGATGATTATGGTGCAGAACCCGGGAATGGAAATTATCATAGCCTAAATCCATATGTATCTGCAAGAGTAGATCGTACCGGATATGATTTCGATAATGATCGAAATAAAATTACGGTTGGACGAATGGAAGGCGGGAAACCATCTTCTCGTTTCGGAATGACTCCACGGAATCCACAGCAAGGAGATTCATATCAGCCGAGAGTTGCATACCAGGGAGTTCCATCAACCTGCAATAATGCGTGTTCTGGATTATGCAGTTTAACATGCGATTCTCAATGCAGTGAGTCATGCTCAACGTCATGTTTTGGACGATGCGGTAATGCTTGCACCAGCACATGTGGAAATGTATGCACAGGATGTTCCTCATTATGTTATACATCTTGCCAATCCAAGTGTGAAAATAACACAGGATTTGCATGTGTAAAATCGGGCGCAACGACATTATCAATTGCAGCGCGTGGTGGGAAAGATGGTACTCCTGCATACAATGAAATGAAAGTTGGGGCACCATATGCATGTACCCAATGCTCATTCAGTTGTCAATTCTACCCAAATAAGAAAACGACCTGCTGGGATAATGGGTGTATGGGAATGTGTTTCACATCATGCATGCATTCTTGTTCCACAAGTTGTTTCGGTGGATGTGTTGATAATCCTTCAGAAAATAAAGGGGATTATAAAACAGGAATTGGTCGTGGATGCTCATCAGGTTGCACAGTAAATTGCATTGGCGTATGTCGAGGAACTTGCACGGGATCATGCGATTCTGGTTGTTGGAATTCATGTATTGAATCCTGTAAGGATAATTGCGAATGGGAATGCAGTACATCGTGCGGTTCTGGATGTATGACCGGATGTACATCTGGTTGTAAGGATGAGTGTAATTCATGCACGAATACATGTACTGCTGCGTCCGGTGCGAAGACGACATGCAACAATGGTTGCGTCGCATACTGTATGCAAGGATGTAACAAAAATTGCGTATCGAACGGTTGTATGGCAATGTGTGGCTCAGAGGGAACCGATGCATGTGATATGAATTGCCGCATGAATTGTATGGCAGCATCTTGCACATCTCGTTGCTCTGAAAAATGCACAACCTATTGTACATCCTGTATCAACACCTGTGGATTTGGCTGCGGCGCCTGTTCAAGTTTATGTAATACGGGATGTGAGGCAGCATGTAACATTACATGTACGGCTCATTGTCAGCATTCATGCGACCTTAATTGCGTGAAATCGTGCACTGAAGCATGTGGTGGTTGTTCACAGCTCTGCACAAGCTGTGTCGGTATGTGTATTGGTGAATGTAGTGTAAAGTGCACGAACAATTGTTCATTATGTGCAAATAATTGTGGACATTGGTGCGATACAAAGTGTAGCCAGAACTGTTTTGCAAACTGCGACAATTCGTGTATGCAAACGTGTACGAATTCTTGTATTGGAACAGTTACATCAAATAGCAAGCAACCACTTGCTGGTCCAGAACGTCCTCCGACGGCACACGGATATAAGACTCCACATCCATCCAATCGAGAAGAAGAACGAGAATCCTTCCGGCTCCTTCACGATATCAATCAAATTACAACGGATCGTATCATTCGTGATTGGAAAGAACGACTCAAGAAGAAGAGTCCATACTCCACTGTTCCGGATACAAAGATTTGCATTAAAGTGAAATCCAATGATAATATCAAGGTTATTTTTACCGATTGTGATCCGGTACCATATAATATTTACTATAGCACCGTAACAGGCGGTGTATTCAATATCGATGAGAAGACTGGTACAATTCTAATCAATCACAAAGCATTGGAAGAATGGGCAAAATCTGGATACAAAAAAGTCATTAAGAATGTCAATCAAAAAGATGGAGAAGATGTTTCCATCGTCGCTGTTGTATTGCATTGCAAAGATACAAATCTTACGGTTGACGATGTTTCTTACATGCGTCCGCTTGGATATGATTTCTACACACCATATCATACAAAGAATGGTGATATCATTTGCATTCTTCAATATCTTATCAATTATATGGAATATGACAAAAACAAACATCCGGACGATCAACACATTACTTACCCAAAAAGATTGTAATATATGGAATAGTAGAGGGATCGAATCCCTCTACTATTTTTAATCGTATCTTTTCCACATGTATTGATATATTATCATAGTAGAGATAAGTGTCAATTCTATCCAATATAAGGAGGAAACAATCATGAAGGTTTCAAGCATTCTCATTGGTGTCGCAGGTATCGCAATCGGCGCAGGCGCTCTGTATGGCTACAATCGTTTCATCGGCGGCGGCGCCTCGGTGGACGAGGAGCCCGCGGCTGAGTAATCTGCATCTGCGCAAAAATATTGGAGGGGAGCAATCCCCTCCTTTATTTTTTGTAAAATATCATTCGGTTTGTTGTGTTTGGCGGGTTTTTGGTTTGGCTTCCATATCCGATGCATTTTTATTATAACTGCTCATTGCATCTTGTGTACCGAATACCAATTCTTCATTATTGTATTTGGCAATTTCATTACCAACATGAAGAAGGAATTCACGACCAATTTCCGTCGGATCTCCATAGTATTCCAATGGAGCACGACCAACGTATTTTGCCGTTTTGAAATTCTGTGTATTGATTTGAGATGGAAAGGATAATTTGGATGCATTTAGAAAAATATTTTTATCGATATTAGATGGAGTTATCGCCTTTTCACCAAATGGAATATTCGGCATCAAACCATTCGACCAAATGCGAAAATCACCAACATCGGTAAAAAATTCAGCTTCTACATTTTTGCAGATATAATCTCCTTCAACCCCAGTAACATTTACTGCGCCGATAATCATAAGAATCACACTTCTTCCACGATTGTAATGTCATTATCATTAATACGTACCAATTCAGGTACATATGTTTGAATATTTTCAACTTTATTCGATGGATCATATTTCCGGAAAATAGATTGTTTGTTTGCATCATAATTATTAAATCCAACAAATCGAATGTATCGCACATTCGGTTCATTCTCTTTGATGCGATAAATAATATCCGATGCATGGATATTATTTGTGGAAGAATCATTGATGGATGAAATGTAACTCTGAATGATATTCTTGATGGATGATACGGTTGATGAGAAGATGGAACGATTGAATACAGAGATGACCAATTTCAATTTCAATTGAACATTATCCAATCGAATGTTAGAGTTCTCTAATGGATCTCCTTCACGTTCCGGCCCAATAAAATAATTATTGGATCTTCCATACGTATTGAACAATTTGAAATCCAGATAACTATTTCCTTCTAGATGCGATAATATAGGTTCCATATTTTTATACTGCTCACGGAATCGATCAACAAATACACTTATAGAGTCATCATCGGTTGTTGCAGAAATTCCCATCATCGGAATCAATGTTGCACCGATTTGTGTTGGTGTAAATGTCAGATAAGAACGCATCATATTCATGATTTCATAAATGGAAAAATCGGATGCATCATTTTTGAAAATATTGGCTGTGATATATCCGGTAAAGGAATCGTCATCATATAGTTTGTCGACGGCTGTGTTGTATAGATCCTTCATCAATACATAAATCCCGAATTCCGTATTCTTTGTATCGATAAGGATATGTCCGGCTTGCGGTCCATGATGAATCAATGATTTGAATTCGGTGCTGGTTCGCATATCAATATTGACAATATCATTCTCTGGCATATTATCCAATACAGCAAATGATGTTTCAAATACAACTGCTGATTGATTGATAATCTCAGTCGGTTCCATCTCGATATAACCAGTATATCCAGTATTCTTCGATTTGAATGCTAGTACAAGACGGAGATTATTCTTTTTCTTTGGGAATTTATCTCCAATTCCTTCAATGTATGTTACTGGAATATTTGTTGTTGTAACCGGAATACAAGTTACCCGAATACGATATCGGTCTGCATAGTCTTTGGATAGATCATGTTCGATTGACATCGTCGACAGTTGGAAATTAAAGAATGTATTCGGATTGAGATAAATCATTTCCGGATATGTTGTGTGAGAAACCATTGTATTGTATGATGTCGAAATATTCGTTTTCTCATTGATTCGGATATAGAATGGATTTACAAATCCATATTCGTGTGGTGGAATATTATCATCCGTCACCATAGATGGTTTGTTATCAATATTTTTTAGGAACGTAATCGTGTCTCGACTATTTCCAACATATTGCCAAATGTGTCCCGGACGAATAATGTATTCTGTATTGTCATTGATGAAATCACAATCCGCTTTATTTACTTGAATATTCAATGTATTTGTCGGAATGATGTTTCCGTTGTCATCCGAGATGGAAATGAACTGGCTAAACATACGTCCAGAAATATCATCACGACGTTTTAAAAATTTACTATAAACGCCATTGACTGCTGCATTCTGGCGGAACCATGAGAGAAGATCATAGTCTGTATTCAAGGCTCTTCCTGAATTGTATCGGTTGATGATTTCATTTCGTAAATCCTCCATCGACCCTTTGTTTCTTCCATGGCGAGATTCCGAATAACACAATGCTCCAATCCGTGTTCCGGCGTTGTATTCATACGTTCCACCATTCGTACGTACAGTGAGCGGAAGCCGGTTGTTGTATGTTGTAAAATTATCGCTTGCTCCATTGCAGGTATATGTTGTGATTTCAACCCGACTATTGAAAGACGGCTGGAAGTATTCCAGACTATTATCAAATGACAACTCTAAACTATTGTCACTGGTAAACTGATACCATGCATATGGAACAGAGCGTGCTGCCGTAAATTTTGGTAACAGCAACATATTCTGCCGTTCTCCGGATGGTGAGATGTATACTGCGCTAATTTCTGCCAATTGATTTGTCCATGATACTTTCAGTGCAGAATTTACCGTAACGAGATTATCTGTAATCTGATAGACTGATTTGTTCCGCTCATAACATCCCATATTGCAATACAACATCATCCATCCGGAAGATGTAATCTGGTGTTTGATATACGTTCCAGATGTTGTTGCGAGCGGATTCGAATCTTCCGCATAGGAACATGTCACGGATAATTGCCCGTCAATGTATTTATGATCGATATGAATATCATGATCCAAACGGTACATACTGTTGTTAATCACAATAACAGTATCCTTGTCAAGGATATACCGTTTGGTAGATCCATTTCCAATCGGTTCTGCTTTTGTAATAATATCCTCCAAATATAATTGAAGCAGGATATTACAACGACTTGGGGATGCAAAATTAAATCCCAATTGGAATAAGGATGCATGGCTATAAATGGACGATGGTAATTGTGCCCGTGTGATAAATGCTTCATTCATCATCAACGATGCAGTTCCAAAGGAATCTTCAATAGCAGTTGATACCATTTCACTGGTAATGCCCAATAGTCCAATATTCAATGTATTCATTCCAAGTCCTGGAAATGCTCTTGGAACCAATACTCCACGAATGAATTCTTTTATGTTGAAATTACTGGAGTAATTTTTGACATAAATATCTTCTTCTCCAATTTTCTGTAACAATTGAATTCCCTCCTATCTCTTTGCGGAGAACATTGCTTTCTCATTAAACGCCCCATTAATATCCGTATTTAGGAATCGTAAACGAAGTTGTGTTTTTGTAGCAGTATCACCGACACCAACACCATTCGCAATATTTCCATAATGATGTGGAAGATACATTTCTACAAATGGCGTCGTTGCATATGGTCGATCGCTATGTGCATAGTTTTCATTAAATGGATCTACTGCTTGCAGGTTTCCACGACCTTTGAGTCGAGCACCCTTTTCGTTAAATTCCACCAGCGAAAATCCGCTACATGGAACTTTATACATGTACTTGAATGTGATGGAAATATTGGGTCGATCATCCACCTCACCATTCCATGACAATGCATTTTCTCCACCGCTCACAGGAATGATTCCACCATATTTGGTCCAATATAAAATATCCGAACCGTCTGGTCCACATTTGAATACATACGCAGATGCTGCATAATCCAATGTTTTTGTAAAAATATGACTGGTGGATGGAGAAGGATTTGCGGCGACAGAACACGTATCCGTTTGACTCATAAGATTGTATGATGGTTTCCATTGTCCGAGACGAGCATTATGAATATACAACATCCACATACGAATGAGGTTGAGTATAGAATAATCTTGCAGCTCTGTGAATGTACATGTAAATTCTCCTGCTGCTCGACTATTGAACATCGTACCATAGCTCATGCGATATCCATCCCAGCTTGCGCCACTTTCAGTTGTGTCAAGTTGGCTATCATTCAGACTGAACGATTTACACTGATTGGATAGAAGCATGTTAAAATTATTACTATCTCCACATCGTACACATTCGGTCAATAGTTTGAAAATCCATGGATTCCGCCGATACATGATTGCAGATTCTGGATGAGATAGAGTATTCGCATTAGCGGTTCCATTGCAATTCAGTAGATTCAAATCAGGGCGTGTAAAAAATACATAGGTGAATGCTTTATTGAATGCTAAATTTGAATCAGCACCCTGGAACCTATTATACATATAATACTTCATCGCCCGCGCAATATCATTGTTTCCATGCACGGGAATTCCTAAGGATGCACGAGCTTCTTGCAGCTGTTCCTCCAATGGTTTAGAATCTGCAATTTTATACCGATCATCATCAATTTTAATCTGATAATCATATCGAGCCGCCAACATACGAGAAGCATCCGATTGTACCGCTAGATCTGGAAAGGATACTTCATTTTGTATGTTCTCGATGTCTTCTGAGAGGAGTCGAGCACGTTTATCAATATCACTCGCCGCAGTTTCAACATCTGCAACATAGGTTGGAATTTTATTGACGGATCGCGGGAGTACGCCATTATCTTCTGCCATATTCAATCAACTCCTCTCCATTGCGTTATTTTCAAATTTCCAGTATCTGGAAATGGTGAAGTAACCTTCGCGCCATTCCGACGATATTTATCAATCGTGCCATCATCTACCTCATATCCGGCAGCCCTGTGTTTATAATCCGTCCCATTTGGATTCATTACATTTGGTTCTTTTATCGTTTCTTCCAGATATGGTTTCTTTGATCCAAATGCCGATGTTGCTACAGTAAATTCTCCATTACTTACAGTAGATATTGTATTATCCACTTTATTTGTCTCGGGAATTTTCTCATATTTTGTTTCTTCTGCATTTGCACGAATGATATTTCCTGCAATGGAAGATCGTAATCCCTGCCAAACAACTTCATCTTTTTCATTGACAAGCTTAATACGCTCCACCATTCGCGGAAGTCCATATTTCCCTCTTGTATCAAATTCATCAATCAATTGAACACGCGCACGTAATGTTCCATATTCGGAGTATGGCATCATGCGTGTCATCACTCTACCGGTATCAATATCACGTGAGCCAACGCGTATTTTAACAAGATCTCCTTCATATAATTCCATCAATTTCACCTTCAATCATTGGTTACGCATTTATGAAGAGGTTTCCAGAAGATAGAATTATCATAATAAAAAAGAAGGGGATTACTCCCCTTCTTTTTAATGCATTGTAATTCAATTACTCTTTGTTGTCGGCAGTCATGATAATCTTCAGGATTCGTGTAAAATTTGTATGATAGAGTTCGTCCATGAAATCACAATTGTCGCGGAGGTGATCGATGAACTTATGGAATAGTGACTCTAAGGATTCGCGACGAGAAGCTTCTTCTGATGAGTGAAGGATCTTGCATCGATATTCTGCTTCTTCAGCATAAACAATTCCTGAGAACAATGCCACAAGTTCAATCATGAATGCAGTTCCTGAATATGTCGCCCGTCCATATGTATCACCGATGTGCAATACGCAATTGCGCTCTTCAGCCAATTCGGATGAATATAGAATTGTATTGATAATCTTCACAACGCGACTGCACACTACATTGCGCGGATTGCCCATGTTTTGTGGATAAGTAAGATCAAATTCCCCATTTCGAACCTTGCGACGAATTAATGTGCGTCCGCTGTAAATGAGATCGATGACACTTTCATCATCAGCGAACTCATCCTGAACTAGAAAATTGAACAACCGCATCGAATCATTCGACTCATCTTTCTGGATTTTTACCATTTCATCATGCATAATAACATTCCTTTCACTTTCACTGGGGTTAATAACCCCAGTATTACAATTACTCTTGTTTAAAATTTCATCAACCTGTTTCCATACATGGAAAGTTAATGATCTCGCGCATTGATCTTTATTATGGTCATAAACATCAATAAACATTTCAATCATATCGCCTGGGTCAAAAGATTCACCATTAAATGGAATTTTAAAAATTTCTGCTTCGGCATCTTCTTGATTATAGACGAAAACTTCATTATTTCCAATTAGCCATGTAATTGCAGAGATGTTATCGGTAGATTTATCCGCATCGAATGTGAATTGTTTTCCAACAATTCCATTCACTTCATCCTTATCAAACACCTGAGGAATTTTGGTCAAGAATTCACCAAACTCGACACGATGCAGATCGATGAAATCCCTTGCCTTAGACGATGTTTCCGGATTGAAAAGATCTCTAAACCCATCCATTACATCCTTCGCATTATCAAGCCGAGTTTTATACTCGAATATTCCTATGTCGAATACACAGAAATTATTACTTCCATAAATTCGGAACATTCCTGGTTCGGTATCACGGACACATTTGAAATGATCGGTTGCAGCGATCGTATAGGTATTACCATATTTTTCCATTGTTGTATTCTCCTCTTTTCATTCACCTTTCTGAATAGAATTTATATTACATATAAAATATATCATCATAGATAATTATCAATGAAGCACAAGTCTATAATCCGAAGGACCATGTGGATTTATTAATCGCATAAGGGGGTGATATATCATGATTAATCCAGAAGACATTGAGAAGATCTCGGATAATGATCCGAATCTGAAAGAGTTGAAACAGGAACTCATTGAAGGCGGAAAGGAGAAAGAAGAAGATGGCAGACAGTCAGTTGGTTAGTTATGAGAAATATTCTCCAAATATTTCAAGTCCAAGAAATCATGAGATTGATATCATTACGATTCATTGCATGGCGGGCAATCTGAGCATCGAATCTTGTGGTGATATTTTTGCAAATCCAAACTATCAGTGCAGCTCTCAGTACGGTATTGGTTCGGATGGTCGTATTGCACAATACGTTGCAGAATCAGATCGTTCTTGGTGTACATCAAGTCGCACAAACGATCATCGTGCTGTGACAATTGAAGTTGCAAATTGTGGCGGTGAACCAGATTGGCCAGTTACCGATGAGGCAATGGAATCACTCATTGCACTGTGCACAGATATTTGTCAACGCAACGGTATTCCGCAGCTAAAGTGGTTAGCAGATCCGGATAAGATCTGGCAGGTAGATGTTCAGAACATGACTGCTCATCGGTGGATCGAAGCTAAGGCATGCCCAGGAAATTATCTCTATGAAAGATTCGGTTATATTGCCGATGAAGTAAATAAGAGATTGGGAAATCCTTCCTATAAACCAAAGGCATCGAATCAGAAATCGAATGCAGATCAATTTCATGAATTCTTCACAGATGTTGGATTGAATCCATATGCACTCTGTGGTCTCATGGGCAACATCTATGCTGAATCTGGACTGATTCCAAATAATCTACAGAATAGTTTCGAAAAGTCTCTTGGGATGAATGATGACGAATACACAAATTCTATTGATGATGGAAGTTATGATAACTTCGTACACGATGAAGCAGGATATGGACTTGCACAGTGGACATACTGGAGTCGTAAAGAACGGCTTTTGGAGTTTGCAAAAGCATCCTATGCATCCATTGGTGATATGGGAATGCAGCTTGCATATCTCTGGAAGGAGCTTCAGGAATCCATTGATATTGCAACACTGAATGCATCTCAGTCTGTACGAGAAGCCTCAGATTATATTCTTCATGAGTTTGAACGTCCTGCAAACCAGAGCGAAGAAGTTGAGATTCGTCGTGCCGGGTATGGAATGGAATTCTATCACAAATATTATGGAGAGGATGAATCTTCAGAGGAATTTGATCCATACAACGTTCGTGTTGTTGCAACACTTCTAAATGTGCGTTCAGGTCCTGGTACAAATTTTGGAATTAATTCCTCCATTATGGATCAGGGACTCTATGGTATTTGTGATGAAGCAGATGGCCCCGGTGCATCTAAGTGGGGTAAGATGAGTAATGGTTGGGGTTGGATCAGTCTCGACTACACGGAACGAGAATAGAAAAATATAAAAAATATAAGAAGGGAGGAATTCCTCCCTTCTTATATTTCAATTATTTGATACTTCATAATTCGTTGAACACCCATCAATGATAATTAGTCTCTATCCCTCTAGTTTCATTTCATCATCCTCCTTATATTCATAATGTATAATTTAGGAGGGTTTTCTCCCTCCTATTTGTGTTCTGAATGATATATTATTCTGGTATAGGAGTTTGGATTACTAAGGAGGAAAATTATAATGTTCCAGAATACCGAGTCTTTATTCCATGATGATTATTCTGTGAATCGCGGAATCGTTTTGTCGTATAATTTCTATACAGATACGCTGACGATCTACCCGAGCAAAGATGATTATTATATCATTGACTTGAATGGATTTAATCCCCACAACCATTTACGATGGTTACGGAAAAATGTGGAACCGATACTGAAGTTAATCAATAGAGGATTTACCGACCACGATCTATATGATATCGGAAGATCCATTGTCCAACTCACACGGCGCTACTGGATATCAAATCCGGTGAAACACATCAGTGAAAGTATGTGTAATCAATTTCAAAAACTGATTCGTGCGCACACGAATATCAAAGATGGAAATTCTTACAAGGCATGTGAATTATATCAACGAGAACGCAAGAAATTCATTGATAAATTTAATTGGTCCATATATCACTTTCTTGTACTATCGGTGCGTGGATATGGATTCAATTTAGACGATTATTCCCTTCATGATTTTAATGCATATATGAATAAAATTGTGAATAAGGAAGAAATCTCAGCGATACAATGTTATCGTCCCTAAGGAGGATATTTATGGAAACTTCACGTGTTTTAACGAATATCAAGCTATTCATTGTTGTAAGCATCACGATCTCTTGTGCTATTACACTTGTTCCATACCCTTACAACATACTCATGGTATTCATGATTATGTTGTGCATTCTTATTGTTGCAAATACAGCATATGATGTCGGTTTGTTTGCCGGAAGCATTATCACATCACAAATCATATCTCAAATATTACAATTGGAGATAGATAAGCAAAAACGATTGGAAAAAGAAACGGCAAAAGAATAATACTTTATAAAAAAATAAAGGAGGTTTTATCCTCCCTTTATTTTTTATACCATGTAAAGCTTCTCCATGGTCGCATGTAGCTTAGCCATATTTTTGTCTGCGCACTTCTGCAGATTCTCCTGAAACTCTGCCGCCCACTCCTCATCGTTGAATGGATCGCACTCAGCTGCAATGCGGTCGATGTTCTCTCTGAAGTGGCGGATATTGGCTTCAGCCTCCTCATCCTTTTTCTTCTTGATGTAGAGACCTGCTCCGATTCCGACAGCAGCGGCAGCGACACCCATAGCAATATACATGAACATTTTATTTTCCTCCTTAGAATAGAAGATTATTATTCTTATCTCTACTATAATAATATATCAATAATAGGTGAGAAGATACGATTTAAATAGAGAGGGGAATATTCCCCTCTCTATTATTTACATTTCAATCTGTTCTTGGTGAGATTCATTTACCTCAGCATCAAGGAAGATGCACTGGTTGTTTGAAATAAGAATTTTGACAAGTTCGCTTGCTGCAAGAAGGACAAGTTCATCGGTTTCCGCAGAAGTGAAAACATTATCATTGATTTCCATGGATTCAAGATCATATGTCTTGAATGATTCGATCGACTTTTGAACAATCTCGGAAAGTTTTTCAGAACCCTTCTGAATGACATCTTCCACTTTATTTTTATCATCCAGAGTTCTCCACTCTTCCATAGTATTCAAAATGCCATCGTTGTTTGGTCCAACAAGAACATCAACATAGGTTGACGTCGTTGCATGCATAATCAGTGAGTAGATTAAAGTCTTCAGTGGATCTTCTGTCTGCTCAATGCATTCTGCCGCAGATCGAATGATAGAAAGTTGGCACCCTGGAACAGTCCCATGCTTGATTGCACTGGACACGCATTTGATAACATCTTCAATGCTATCCCAGAGAATGCGCTTCTGTAGAGATGAATTTGCACCAACATAATAGATGTAATTCTTCATTTCCAGCTGTGCAATTCGTGCATTTGCTTCTGAAATTTTAAAGGAATATGATTGACGCTCAATTTCTGTTTCTGACCGCAGTCGATTCAATTCTGCTTTTGCCGCATTCAATACTTCTTGATACCGATGGTCTTCGAAGATGGACTCGTCCTGCTGGAAGATGGAACCATTTGTGCAGGAAAGGATGGAATCTTTACAATACCCAAGAACATTTTGTAGGATCGATTCTTCAGATATTGCAGCATCCATCTCTTTGTCAATATTCCCATTTGACGCAATATCGATAAGTGACGCATCCGTTTCCTGTGTAATGATGTCGCCTTTGAGAATTGTTGCCAGATCTTTGAGATCCCATTCTTTCAATTTGCCAATTTCGTACTGAGCAAAAATGAGATTGATGATCCCATAGGTACGATACTCGTGATTGACGTATTGTTTCATCGTTGTATTTGCCACGAGTGCATCATAGTATGGTGCCAATACGAGAAGCTTCCGATTATTTGCACGGCAATAGTCGTTCATTGGAATCAGGAATTTCTCAAATACATCACTTTCAACCTTATGATCGAAAATGAGAACATGAATATCCGATTCCTTTACGGATAGATCTTCGGACTTTGCGTATGCTTCATCAATCAAATTTGCTTTAAATTCGAATCCCGTAATTGGCTGAACATAAGATTTGTTTGTCGGCGAATCCTTCTGACGAATGGATGCAGTCTGTGTCTTCTTATAGATATCTGCAATATTTCGACTTACCTCGGCATCACCATTGGATGTAACGTATGCAATCCGATAAATGGAATCGGTATCTCCGGGTTCAATGAATGTTGCACTCTTCTTAATCCCTTCAATGATTTCAGCAACACATTCATCCCACGCTTTGGTAAATTCGCGAGGGAGACGATAGAGTGATTTGAGTGGACTCTTATATTGCTCATACGTCTGAAAGAGATTATTTGCAAATACGATTGCCGTCGTTGTCCCATCCCCAACACTATTGTTGAGACGCGTGCATGGTGCTTTGATGAGATTATACACCAGCCTTTTATAACGATTATGGAATCGAATATTTTTCAGGATAGCAAATCCATCCTTGGTAGCTTCTGTACTCATCCCGTCAATGATCATACTGGAGCTACCGAGAGGACCAAGAGATTTTGCCATGTTCGATGCAATGATATTGAACACATCGTGAACGAGCTCTTCATATCCATCTTTTGGAATAATATTTACCTGATGCTCATTGGAATATTTCATGAATTCCATAATTTAAACAACCTCCTATAAATACCTACATTAGATAAATTTATTACCAACATAGGTTACTCAAGTAAAATGAAAATATAGAAGGTGTGGTATCGTTGAAACCGGTTGAAAGAGAAAATAAGATATACCATCAATTGTTTGGGCATATTCCAAATACAATCATTGGTCGTATCGCATATATTTTAGGAAAGCGAGCAACCAGTAAGAATGCAAGAGATTCCATCGAAAAGGAAGTTCGACGAATCAAACGCATTAAATGGAAGAGCATTTCATTCACCATGTTCAAAATATTTAAACCATCTGCTCGTCCGCGTGCAAATACACGGATGGGATTTGTTCGCATGTATGTGCCAAGAGCCAAAGAGAATGGGGAATGGGCGATTGATTATTTAAACAAACACCCGATGAAAAAAATTACAACACCATGCAAGTTCAAAATATCGTTCTATGAAAAAACCCCATCTTCTTTTTCTCTTCGTGATAAAGTTCTTGCAGAGATGGGATATCTAAGACCGTGGAAACGAACGGGGGATGTTGATAATTTCCAAAAAACAATTCTGGATATGCTTCAAATTGGCGGATTGTTGGAGGATGATTGTTTGGTCATTCACGTCGACGCCGGATTATATTATTCCATCAAACCTCGTTGTGAAGTAACCATTGAGTATATGGAAAAATTTCCAAATTGATTATAAATGGAGGGATTTCTCCCTCCATTATTTTTTATGAAAAAATCCTTACAATCTATTTATAAAACGAATTGGGTTATATATTGTTTCTGCAACATTTCATCTGATTTTAGGAGGATATTATGCGAAAATTTCTACACAAGATGGAGAATAAATACGAAGAGAATCTCAATCTTGATATTCTGAATAAAGCATTCGATAAGCCAATTGAAGAATACATATATCAAGCATTTAAATCATTAGAAATTCTTCCTGCCATTAAAATTTTGGGATATGAATATGACCCAAAGGGTGAAGCGGATTACGATCAAAACAATTACATCATTCGGCGAAATAAAAATAAAAACAAAGCAATCAAAAGCATTGCAGAATCTCGCTGCTCCGTCATGTATATTGATATTGAATTGAAGGGTATGAATAAGAAAGGCGAGTTTGAGGTTCGTCAAATCAAGAAGCCAATCATCATTCCTATTCAAGATGATAAAGGATTTTACACCATTAAGGGGAAGAAATATTATCTCATCTATCAGATGGTCGATAAGATGCTTTACCCATCCTTCAATGCAGTGACAACAAAATCATTGATGCCGATTTGCGTTCGTATTGAAAATGGAGATTTTGAAGATATTGATGGTACCATTCATACCATCCCAACACACACCATTCAAATCTTTAAGAATGCAATCAATTGTCTCTATATTTATTCCGAATATGGTATTACAAAGACATTGATGTTCCTAGAGGTTGATCGATTCATCTCTGTAGAAGAAGATGGGAAATATGATCGAAAAGAAAATCGATACTATTTCCCATGTGGTAAGAAATCCAACATCGTTGTATCGGTCGACAAGTATATGTTTGACCATGAAATTTATGTAAAATCCATGGCAGGTTGTCTGATTTCCATTTTCAAAGAGACAAAAATGAAATATGATGAAATCGATGATTATGACACATGGATGATTCATACGGGTGGGAATAACACAGTCAAGCGTGGTCAATATCAGCATATTTTCTTCAACCGATTATTGGATGATACGAATCGTGAAGAGATGAAAATAAATGAGTATGATAAACAAAACATTCGATATCTTCTAAGATACATTCTCCAAAACTATTATAAGCTTTGGGAGAAGGATAATCTTGCGATGGAGAATAAACGTCTTCGTTGCAATGAATATATCGCTTCGTTTATCACACAGGAATTATCCGATCGTATCAACAAGATCGTATCCATGGGTGATAAGGCAGGTCTCCAGGAATATTTGAAACTATTCCGATTCTCACCAGACATTTTCATCATGAAATTATACGCTTCCGGCGTATTGCGTTTTGCTGAAAGTAATTCGGATATGACATTCATGAATGCATTCAAGGTGACCAAGAAGGGTCCTCAATCTCTTGGAGGAAAGAATACCCGTCGCATTCCAATTCGTCAACGCACCCTCCACCCATCGATGATCGGGTTCATTGATGTATCGGCAGGTTCATCTTCAGATCCTGGACAGAGTTTGGATCTTTCTCCATACAATAAGATGAAATCGTTCTATTTTGATGATTCATTGTATGAAAACGAAATGCATTATAAAATTTCACAATATCTGAAGGAATACCCGCTCGGAGATGATTATGTTGAAATCACATTTAATTGTAAAGATGAGAAAGAATATAATGAAGTGTTGGATGCACTATTCCGCGCAGGGGAAGGAAAATTGAAAATCTCAGGTGTTACATCAAATCCATTACAGATTATTGTCGAAGAAGATCCTCGGTTGTCTTTCCGAAAATTTAATGAAGATTATCTGAAAGATGAATCGAGGGATAAAGAATGAAGGCGCGGATAAAATATAACTTGCTCCGTATCCATAGTAAATTGGCAATTGATTTTAGTATTGTACTAGATACGGAACGAGACAAATACCCTTTGTTCCGAATCAATCATGTCAATGAAAATGTTTTCATGGATTTGAATTTAAACCCATTTATTCAATTATCCATCCTTCGGTTTGCGGAAGATGGTTCATTCCAAACACAACAAGAGTGGAATCCATCCGATCATTTGACCTTAACGAAATCAACATTTCCAATCTTCCTGTATAACTTGAATGGAATTTTAAAAGATTTTGAGATTCCAAAATTATATTCTTATCGTGGAAGTCGATTGGAGTTAAATGAATCGGAAGCAAAAAAAGTACACCGTTCCTTCCTATGTGGTCGAAGTACTGTAGTAATGGACCCGACCGTTATTACGCAGGATGATACATATTATGAAGGAATGCGATTAATGTTCAATGGAGAGGGAAGTATTGTACTGTTACCGATTGATGATATCCGTACGCTTGCATATACATTTAATGCGTTAGATATTCATACATTGGCAGTACAACTATACCAGAATTATCTCCATCAATCATAAGGAGACTGAGTTCCAATGGAATCCATTGTCGTATGCAAAAATAATACATACCCAGTCGAAGGAATGTTCTCCAAACATATGGAAGAAGGGAAGTTGTATATCGATCCAAAATCAAAACGGATCTATTGTTATACAACTACCGCACAAGTAGTAGGAACTGCTTCCCACCATTTTCCAATTTATGATGGAAAACATTTCTTCGATTCTGTGAGATCATACAAAAAGTACGAATCTGATGTCATATCAACCGATGTAACAGATATGGCATCTTCCATATCGGAAAAAGATCGAGAGGATATGGAATATCGTTCCAAAGCAGTATTGTATGGCGATATTCTAGAACCGGAAATATCGGATTCGGATAACATCTATTCGCAATGCATTAAAGGAATTCTTCTACATAAAAAATACAATCTTCTTGATCTATCCATTATGAGTAATCCAAAATTAACCGTCGAAGAAATTTCAAATCTGTATCAATCTCTGCATAAGATTGCATTTATGCGTGAGAAGAAATTTATGATTTGGATGAATCAAATTCTTCATATGGATTACAAAGTAAATTGTTATGATAGTAATTCCGATCAACTACTTCTGACATATCATAGTATTGATCAACGATATGAGTTCTATCCTAAGAATAACGATGTTCATAAAGAAGAGTATGACGAGATTCTCAAAAAGTCATGGGATCCATTCAAGAAGATGATTAATCTGATCATCAAAATGAAGAATTATAAGAAGGCTGATTTCAATGTAAATACGGAATCTGCGTATACCATCAACAATATGATGACAACGATTTTCGGCGATAAATCTGTGTCTGCCCAGATATTTTCACGATTCATGCGCATTATTAATTTACCATTCGATATTGTCATATATGATAAAGATGATATCGTATTTACTTATACATCGAAAGGAGATGACATTGAAAATGGATAAACGATTTATTGATTTATTCACAAAACAATTTGGTATTCCTCAAATTGTAGAAATCTATCGTGGTCATGAACAGTCTATTATTATTCCGGATAAGAAGTCCGATATGCCCATGGAAAAACTTCAAGAAAAGATCGAAGAATCAAATGCAATTTCCAGTAATGCAATTGCTCGATTGAATCATCTGAATCACCTATCTGATGAGTTGGAAGAAAGAATAAGTCAACATTTCAACTTGTAAAGGATTATTTCAAAGATCTTTACCACAAAAAGAAAATCAAAAATAATAAAATTGTATAAAAAGAAAGAGGGATCATCTCCCTCTTTCTTTTTTGTGTGTCGTTCAATTACTCTTTGCAACCGACAATTGAATACCGCGTGCAAGGATTCGGAAGTGTGACATCGAGATGATACTTCTGGCCTGCCGGAATGGAAATCGTGTTTCCAAACTTGCCGCAGAAGATACCATTGTCGTCGTATCCTTCCACGATGACCTGAACTGTCTTCGACTCATTGTTCGTATTCATCAGAATCGCATCGCCACGAAGAAGTCCATACTCCATCCGCGACGTTGCACTGAGCACCTTGATTCCGTTCCACTTCTCCTTTTCAGCCTTTGCCATTTCTGCATCCCGTTTCTGGACATCGTCGAGATACTTCAACCAACGATCGAGGCCGAAAAGTTTATCCTCGACGCAATAGTACATCTTTCCGGTTGCAACGTCAACGGCAAATGTCTTCTCTTTGAGCTTCGTATTCTTTATGGTGAAGACATGATACAGACGCCCATCATGCTGATAAAGGCGACCATTCCCGCGATCAATCAAATCGGGTGTCGGAGAATCAGCCGGAACATTTGTCCAGACTGAATTCAGGAATTCAACAGCAATCTGTTTTCCCTCTTCCGCCGACACGTTGGGAATGAAACCTTCCGGCGTGCTGATGTAATTGTTGTTATTCTTCGGATCCAGTTCAGGCATTGGCTGATCCTTACCGACAGCTTCTCCGACAATCGTCGGCTCCACCGTTGCGGCCGCAGATGTCTCAGCTGCATTCTGCGACGAATGTGTTGTGCCGTCAGGAACGATGATAGAAACCATCATTGCCAGAATGAACGGGTACACGAAGAAATGAAGTGGTAATGCAAATCGCTTTTTCTTCAGTGCAGGGAATTTCTCTGAGAACCAGAACCACTTATCGTTCTTGAACAACAGCCCAAGAATCCCCGATGCATACGAAGCAAGCATTGCCACTGCAAGGATAAACCCAATGATCTCCAACATGATATTTCCTCCTTAAATTATGCCGACATGAATGTCGTTAATTCCGTATAGCTCTTAATCGATGGATCAAATCGAAAGATGGCCATCTCTCCACCGATCATGACCGTTGCACCTTTCCAACCAGACTCAATTACATCTGTACAAACTTCACCGAGTCTGTAGATTGGAATCGTTGCCTTGTGGCGGAAGTCTTCTGTTTTGCTTGGATTATAAATGCTGCCGGTTCCAGGATGACATCCTTTCTCACTGTCAACGCTCACAATGCGAAGGAAGAGTTCCTTGTGAAAATGAATGTACTGGACCTTCTTAGTCACCATTCCGCATTTCGACGGATAGTCATTCATAATCATCACATTCTCACCATTCTTGATGTGCTCGTAAGCATCATCCAGCGTCCGAATTGTGACGACATCCAATTTCTTAAGCATTAAGATCCCACCCTTCCTTCTCAGAAAATCCGATGTAGATCAGTTCATCGATAGGGATACCATCCCGTTTATATGCAGAATCCATATGGAAATGGAATAGTTCCTTTTCCTTCACCTTTTGCAGGATACGTTTCAGCATTTCATCGATGAATCGATATGGAACGTCCTCGAATACAATCCCAGGACGCTGAGAGAAGATAGCACCATTATCATCCCGCCAACGAACGATTTTAATATCGCCCATATCCGGTCGATGTCTGGTTGGGATGATCTTGATGCGGTATTCATCAGACAGTTCATATTCTGCAAAGTCAAATGAAATTTCAATTTCACCCTGCTTAAACAGATATTCTGTACGCATGTTTGCGCTATTCTTAGATAGTTCTTCATCGCTCGGAAAGATCGATTCTATGCGCTGAAGAATATCATCGATACGCTTGTTGTATTCGTTGAAGTTCATAAGTATTCTCCCTTCAGTCTTCTTTCACAATGTTGAGATATTCCTTCAAATGTGCATCATCCATGTCAATGACGCCGCTATTGATGATGCTCATGCGGATCCTTCCTTCCTCTTGAAGCTTCGCGAAATAACACATATAATCCGCAACGTCATCGCCATGCGTATGGAATGTGACTGCCGGATAATATGCCGGACTGCAAACAAATCCATCGGCGCGATGTACCAACGAGAACGCAAGTGTGACCTCTTCACATTCGAGTCCCATAAATCGCCACGGGTTTCGATCTGCTTGCCCGAATCGTTGCCCGATATCCATCCGAAGTTCTTCCTGTGAATCAAGATAATGTATATAAACACTATCCTTCTTCCGCAACCAATAAGAAAACATCTTCGGATCTTCGACGATATATCCTCGATAATCGAGATATCGCTCCATGATGATATTCATCCGCTTCGAAAGCTCTCTGAAATCATTATTCCGATCCAGTGCCTGTTCAATAAATTTTTGTGCCATTTGATATTCCTCCTCAATATCAAACATAATTATGAGATATTCCTATCTCCCTCATATAGAAATAATATATAATTTTTTAATAAAACTATAAAAAATAGAAGGGGAATATTCCCCTTCTATTTATTTGTAAAATTAGTCGAAGTGGACTATTCTCCAAATTTTCGATTACCCATGATTAGTTTGCGTTCACGTTCCTCTCTATCACGCATAGCTTCTTCTGCAGCAGAGCGACCTTCACAAAGTGCAAGAATGGAGAACATGAACCAAAGCAGGTGACGATATGAAATCGTCTTGATGAACTGTGGCAAGATGTATAGGAATCTGCGGAATCTTTCAACCGTTGTAACAAATGGATCGTCTCCTGCTATAATTGCATTATAGCTGGACGGGACAGATTTCTTGAAATACTCACCATCAACCACGATGCAAAGCACATACATATCAGCAAGCTTAACCAGCATTGCTGGACTTGTCGAATATATGCTATGAACCTTGCTGAACGATTCCATATATTTGGCCCGCCCATACATTGCCAATGGTGAACGTTCGCTCAATATCTCATATGTCCCATGGAAGTCAAATGGGCTCTCGAGAATATGACCTTTGACCGTAATCGGAAGCAGCTTCTTCATATCATCGATATACGTACCGAGTGCATCATTGATGTCATTTGCATCAATGAGCCCGCAGAACTCTGTCGGAACAGAATATTGAAGAGGAGATCCGATGTCATAGTTCATTTTCTCTGAAATGATCTTATAAATATCCTCACAGAGTTTCATTCGACCAAATGTATTATAGAGATCATCCGGTTGAATTATTTTCGGTGTTGGCAGTTTGTCTTTATCGAGGGTAGACAATGTCAACATCGATAATGTTTCCTGTGATGAATATTCAAGATATGTGAACGTGACGTTATTTTTATAATGACGGAATATGACAATGTAACGATATCCGACGTGGCGAATGCAGTATCGCTCGTCATACCAATCAATATCATATCCGCTGGTATCCAACCGATCTCCAAGCAACTCTTCGAGTTGAACCATTGCTTCGGCAATGTATTTTAAACCGAGCCCGAGATAGATTTTTCGATTGGATTTCTTCGTTAAGAAACGAATGATCTTTTCAGTATACCCATAAAATGTATACTGTTTCTTCCGATCAAATTGACAAGCTTCAAGATTCTGAACATACCCAAGGCCGATGATATCTTTATTCATCGTGATGGAGAGTGGGGTGTTTTTATCTCCCTTCGGAATGGTAATCATGGAAACCTCCTAGTTTGAAATCAAATGTTTCGTTGAATAAAATGGTTGCGCAAGATTGAGTTTATGATATGCATATAATGCATAATCGAGAGCATGATAACTCTCAATTGGATAAAACAGCTTCGCTGCCTTCATTCGACTCCGCCATCGGAAGCCCCGAATCTTCTTCATCTCCAAATCCCTCCTCGATCAGTTTCTCCATCGAAATTTCATGCCATCCGCCAACAGATGCAACGAGATTGAAATTGAAGATACCTTCATTTCGAATGCATTTCAAAATATTCCGTAACATCTTTTCGACAAATGAGAATGGCATATCATTCAGAATGAGTCCAGCCCGTTTGTCGTAAAGACTGTTTTCAAAATCATAGCGCCGGTACACCCGAATATCTGCTTTGTTCCAAAGACCAACCGTTGGAGCCACCCAAATATCGAGTCCGCCGGGGTATGAAGATTTCTTTGAATAATCAAATGAGATCTTCATCTCATTCTGACACGTGAGAAAATACATTGATCGGTTTGACTTGTTTTCTGCATACTCCTCGAACCTCGGAAAGAACGGTTTCAAATTCCGAAGAAGCTCATCAACGCTGATGGTATATGTTGTCATGTCCATAATTATGTTTCCTCCTATACATAGCTATGAAAATTACTTTGATGCAATGAGTTTTGATGTTGTGATATCTCGAATTACTCCATTAATATAACACTCCATTCTTTGATCGAAATTCTTTTTGAATTGATCACCGATCGAATATCTCCGATTGTCATCCGTAATCAAATGGATTTTAGTTGCATCACGCATCCAATTGATGATGTTTTTGATGACACCTTCCGGATACCATTCAAATCCATAACCTTCTCCTTGAACATGGAATAAGATTGCATTTGAATCGGTTTCCAAATCTCGCTGCAAATCCAATGTCATGAAATGGAAACGATCGTCAAACCATCCATGTTCGATGATCAGATGATTGTGTTTGAGTAAAAGATCGACAATTTCTTCGATGGAAGATATATGTATAATATCATTCATCTCCAGCATCTTCCTTCCCTAACAATACATCCATCTCTTCATTGGTTATGAGAACATTATTCTCATATAGATCTGGATGAATTTTTCGATGAATGATTTCTTCCATTTTATCGATCCCCAACATCATCTGATGCATGATATCATCCCGAATTGATGATGTGATGTGATATGTTGTACCATTATGTTTGATAAATGCCTTCTTCGAATACATCACTGCAAAATAGAGTCGAGCAATAATCTTATTTGTAAAATCGCCGTCTGCGGATTCTTCCGCTGGATCAAACTCCTCGGATGGGTCGGAGACCGGCATCCATATTTCGCTCGTTTCACTATGCTGTATTTTCACTCGAGAAAATTGATTCACTAGTGATAAACAGAATGTAACTTTATCACCGTATGGAATTGTAATATTCAAAAGTCGATACAATTCTTCGAATGAATTGATTTCGACGATTTTATTTTTCATTATTGATGTACCTCCAATGATTTATAGTGGCAATAGATGCCATTCCACAAGCAGTACTTTGCCAAATCTTTAACACGGTCGTGGAACATATAAACGACATCATTTTGATGAATGGTTACTTCATGGCCTCGGATGATCGCAAGCATGATTTCAGTAAGGATATTAAACATATCATACTCATGATCTTCTGTACCATCTGGCGCGTTATTGATACACCAAAATCCATTGCCAAGACGCTGGTATTCTGTTTGGCCGATCGCATGATGTACGTGCGGGTATCTCGTCCAGTGTTCATCGAGCACAATAAAACAATCACCTTCTTTCTGATCATCCAACCACTGCTGGATATCCGAAAATAATTGAAATGTCTTTTCGACAGATTCTGGACGCTGATTCCCAAATACATGAATCGTATTCCTCCGAGGTAATAGACAGCATGTATTGTCTGCTTTAATCAGCAATTCTTTTTTATCCATATTCTCTTCCTCCTCCGGCTGCGAAGATTCGATCTTGTCAATAATCTTTTCGAACTCTTCATCACTCATATTGGTATATTTTGTCAACAGCGAATCCCAATAATCTTGATTCATATCCAAAATCCTCCTATAACAATATAATTGAAAATCAAAAGAGCGGGATTATTCCCCCGAGTATCTTCTCATCGCCGATAATACATATCTTATGAATTCAGGGAAATCATCCTCTTTGATGCAAAATACATCTGGGCAATTGTCCGTCCATATCTGAACATCACATTTTGCCTCACCCTCTTGACAACAGAGTAGTAGAATGAATCCAACTATATCCTCATCGTCAATATATGCATCTGAGATCATATATTCCGGTGATACGACATTCCAGCAACCGTGAGGAAACTGGTTACGTTCATACACGCGCTTCTGCGGACGAGGTTCATATGCTTCATATCGAAACCACTGGATTGCCAGTTTTTGTTTCGTGTCGCAAATCAAATGTCGCAACGAATCTACTGATCGGATATATTTAATTTCCGCCATTTTGTTTCCAAGCCTCCCATGCGCAATAACTTACCAGTGCCTCATGCACACATTTCTTGAACACATATCTGTCCTCTTCCAATATCTCATACTGGAGAGTTGAACCATTATAAATGCGAATCCAACTAGCTTCCACATTCACACATAGAGATAGAATGTGTGCAAGAATATCCGGATGAATGATATCCGTATTCATGACACGGGTTTGATTCATTGCCTCCTCTTTTGTTTTCGCATCCGGATACGAGAGAAAATATTTTGGGAATGTTTTGGAAGCTTGATACCGCCGATAAACATTTCTTGCTTCATCCATTCGACTTATGTGCCAATGAACGATTATTTGCTCATCAATGCTCTGTATCGCATTAATAAGCTCCTGTAGCGATGTTAAGTATTTGATCTCCATTATTTACCTCATGATCTTACATCCTTCGGATTTTAGTCCAGTAATCAGAACCGCTTTGACTGCCAATTCTTTAATACTCTGAATAAAATCTTCCTCTCCATAATAGATAATTCCGCCACCGCAAATTTCCAAAACAGCTCCATTATATAAGAAATCTTCATCAAAGATTTCTCGTACAAATTCTTCAAAGGAATATGTTTGCGTCATTCCAATGATATCTGAACTTGTACCGCCGGTATGATATTCGATACTATCGAGATAGTTATATCTCTCCGCATCTTTTGCAGTTACATGATATGCAACCCGCATATGGTTTGCCGATTTATCAGTATCCATCTTTTTGATGATCGTCAATTTTCCATTCCCGCGCTTGATAACTTCATCAAAACACGGAATGAAATTATCTCCAAACTTCATCCGGCGACGTTTTGGAGTGTTATCTTCTGAATGACTTCTCCATTGGCGAATTGAACCAATCTTTAGAAGTACTTCTTCGAGTTCAACATCGCTCATCTTTTCCAGAAGAGCGAATGCCTCTTCTTTGTAGTTTTCAGATAACATCCTTTGTTTCCTCCTTTATTGTTCAAAATAATTTTTATGCTTTACAGACTCCATCAGCTTCCCTGCTTCCTGCAGGCGTTGATACTGGTATTCGAATATGTCCGACCGATACAGCACAGCCTCATAGATTTCATTTTTGATATCATCGATGAATGTCTGTATTGGCATATATTCATCGTCGCCAACTCTTACGATGATATCCTTGATGGAGCATTTCTCCATTTCGAGTAGAAGATTCGTAAACATCTTTTTTGCATACATACAATCGATATGATGAACGATTACCATGTTTGGAAATCCATCGATCGTTTTCCGAACAATATAATCTCTTTCCAATTTCTTGCCGTATGTTTCGAGTTCTGCAGTATCGTTCTGATTTGCTTCTCGAACATGCCGAATCATTATTGTCCTCTTCCCCCGGAGACAATAATTCTTCTCAATTATTGTTACCTCAGGATGCTCTACAATAAGAGCATATAATTGAGCAAATGAATTTAATTCTTTTTTCATTTTTATCACCCTCCTATTATCATAATATATCATTCATGAATATAAAATAAAAAAGAAAGGGGAATGTTCCCCTTTCCTTATTTAAAACGGATTGTTAGGTTCTGATACTACTACGATCAATCTTCCACATATCTCGAATACGGAGATAATTGTAGATGTATTGATTGGATGCGAGATATGTTTGCCCATCAATGATGATTTGGGCTTGCTCATGCTGTGGATGATTTGCTTGCTCATCCATCAGAAATGCGATTTCCCGAAACACATCATCGAAATCAACAATTGGCAATTCAACTGTTTTCAGTTTACGAATATCCGCATCCACAAGGCTTCGACCACCCGATGGGTGTACAGAATAGTCGTCGAAGTCGCGATGGATTCGAACATATTTATCGAATCCAAGTGGGATAAATGTGAGGATAAATGGCTTCTCCCTCAAATCATCGTAATAGAAACCTTCCTCGACGTATACGGTGACATCGGATCGTTCATATTCATTATAACGAAGAATGCGCATGATGTCTGCAGGGCCTTCTACATATTTGACAGAACCCATATGAATTATCTCCTCTCAATCAAAATTTAAACGCTGCTTTCTCGCGATCCACAAAGAAGTGGAATTTCTGATGACACGGGCCAGCTTTTTCAGATTCAATGAATTTCAAAATTGTTGCCATAACATCGCCTTCGGTATCGTGTATAACCACCGACGACCGGACATCATCCTGTTCATCATTGAGGGTGTGATAGTAGGGGTAGACCCCTGGATACATGTATCTCTTCAATTGAAATGACATCCATCGGAATGGTGCATCTCCGATAACCATACACTTGAGAGTCGTATTGAGTTCATCAACTCCAGCATATGAAATAGATGCAATGTCAATTTCTGATACCCATCCATCTGCGATGAGTTGTTCGAGATCATTTTTGAATATTTCTCGCATATCGTAATCCCTCCCAAATCACAATATTCCTTCTTCAGCAAGCATCTTTGTACGCTTGTATTCACGCATCCATTCTTCTTCTGGAATGGGCTTCCTGGCATGGGTCATGATATCGAGATCATAAACCATTCCTTCCATCTTCATATCAATCAAATTCATGAGTATATTGAATGCGCAGAAGCAATCAATATACTGCAGATAGATTCCGCATTCCGGTAAATCGCCACGATCTGTACGCCAATTCCGGTGCTCGCTGAGAATAACATCGTATGTGTACGAATCATAGTCGTAATTCAAACGGGAGAGGAGCATTTCAAAATGATTCTCATCATCCTCGTCATCAAGCGGCGTTCGGAACCAATTTGCGTAATCGAAATAAATTCGAACACCATTCTTGATTCCGGTCAACCATTCTGCCATAGGTGTTGGAGCATAGGAATCTTTTGGATTTTCGACGGGAAATTCATTCCCGTATGATGTAATTGTGGTAAACAATTTCTGCAGAGCAGTTTGGTCGTGATTGAACTCCTTCAGAAAATTTTCAATCGATAACTTTGATGAATTCATCTCACTATCTCCCCCTATAATTTATATCCATTCTCTTTCAGCTATTTTATATCCATTTTCTTTCAACATATAATGCAGACGAATGCTCCCATAATTCTCCATGGAGAAACAGAGAGCACTTCGCATGATGCGTCGTATATCCTGCATGAAATTTTCATTGGCAACAAATTCTTCTTCTCCGACGATAAGACGAATTTTAACTACGCGCCGATACCACGCATCTATGAGTCTCGTGAACAATTGAGGGATCGTTGCAATGATAACGTCCTTCTTCGGTTCTTTGAATGGCTCAGTATAGATCGTCTCCTCAATCTTAAGTGGATCGATCAGACGCGGCGGTATTTTCTTTCCGTCTTCCGTAAAGAAGACAGGCTGAATAATATTAGATTCTGTCTTCACCCATACATCTCGATCGACCGAATATGTATGAGTGATAACAGTGGATCTATCATGACTGAGGATCTGTGCATACAGTTCATCGAAGAACGCCAAACAATTGTCCATTATAACCTCCTCATCCATATATGAATTGGAAGTTGACATTACCTACAATGCCAACTTCTTTCAATTTCATAATTGATTCATATGTCTTCTTCGCGTGATGGAGTTTCGCTACTGGATTAAGCGCGCCCATCTTAAACTCTTCCCCAGAATTGAATTCGGTGGTTATTCGGTATTCCTCCTTCGGATTTTTCTCGATACGAACTCGGTAAGATTGGTTCAACCCAAATTGTGTTCCAATCTGGAAATCCATGAAGAATCCATGAATGTTTCGAACCGGATCATCCATGAGTGTTTTAATCTGATCAAATCCAATGTGATCGATATACAATGTAACCAGTTCTTCAATCGAATAACCGGTCCCATCGATATCGATGGAATTGAATGCATCATTAACATCATCATGCATATCATTCGATGCAAAATCATTCAATGTGTTATTGATAACACAATAGAAGATATCTGCCGCTGTTTTTGTCGGCACGATGAACTCCGTCTCAATGAATTGTTCACTGTCGTTCGGGTTATAGATTCGAACACGGATACGATATCCGTCTCCCGCCATAACGCCAGCAACATTCACATGCTCGAGATCAACCCATGCGGAATATCGGTTGTATGAATAGTGTAAAACAACGTTCGGTAAACGTTGTTCAAAATCGAACAATCGTTTCGTTGTTCCTCTACTATCATGCGATATTCCGTTATACGTCGTCGTATGACTAAGGCGGATGTTCAGAATGCTTCGAATGAATTTGGGAAGCTCCGTTGTCAACTCATGCATTTTTTCAAAATGCTTGAATTCATCTTTCACAGATCGATCACCCCTTCATATCCAGAAGATATGCAGTTTCCCGCATCAAATCTTCTTTCCGGCATTCTCGATAAACGCGGCGAGCAACACGCTCCATCATTATTTCCAGCGCATCCGTGGCATGGATATCCGTTGCAGCTTTTGATTTTTCCGAACAAGTATCTTTGGATGGATTCTGCTGAGATTGTTTTTGTTTCCGTTTCTTCCGAGGGAATGTCTTTGATAACATTTCCTTCTTTTCCTTTTCTCTTTCCTCAGCTTCAGCCATTGCCCTGTAGTACCTTGGGTCAGTGCACAACACTGCTTCTTCAGGGTCAAACCGCCGACTTGCCGGCGGAGTCCATGCTGGATCAATCATCGTCATCCTCCAATTCTTCCATATAATCGATCATGAACATCGCCTGGTATCCGAGCCAAAACGTAGCAACGATGAATATAGCTAATGACACTCCTCCCAGAAGTTCATGCCCTTCATGGACAAGATTCACTCCAAGTGTCAATGCGCATACCGGTATTATTACCAATATGCCCAGCATTGCAATTGCTCTAAAATACTGCTTCAGATAGTCTTTCCTCAATGGAACCATCATAATCTCTCTCCTTAATCGATAACCATCTGTCGATCGACTTCGATGATGATGTCTCGTAGATCCTTTCGATTTGCCAGAAGTTGGATGATTGCCGCCTTAATAGGCGAACTATACGTATATGATGCATCACAGCGATCACCAACCATATCATCCTTAATCTCTGCAATAGGTACAACTGGGCCAACAGTCTTAAACCAGAACTTCCATTCCTCTGGATATTTTCTGAAATAGTACACACGTGCCGGAGCACTATAATACTCATCAGCATCCTGTAATTCAATAATACACCCTCCACGATCCAGAATGAAAATTGTATCTATGTCCTGAAGAATACTATCCAGGTTTTCGATAAACTGCTCTCTTTTATACGACATTTTATTTTCCTCCTATAAAATCTATGAAACTGAAATTAACTGCAAAGAGCCGACGGCATTTCTTCTCGAATAGATATCTCCTTCTCGTAAGAAGATTCATATCCTTCGCCCTCTTCATAAACATCGTTGTTTCCGATATAAAGAGTAACCGTTGCATGCATCTGGGGCTCCGCATATTCATAGAATGTCTTTGCAATGTATTTCAAGACATCCTCTTCTGTCAGCATCGGCGCATTGAACGAAGAAATATTCGGAACCTTCAGATAGTCATCAGTATCTGCATCGCCGATATATCGTTTCGTGCCAAGTGTTGGATGACAATTGATATCATTGATATCACGGAAGAGGCGGACATATCGCTGATGCCCAAGCGGAACAAACAACACTTCGGTTACCGAATCCTCATATTCTTCCATATGAGATTCATAGATGACAAGACGCATCATGTCCAGCGGGTGACACTGCATAGCGACCAGGATATCTCCAATCGACTGAAGACGATGATGTGTAACGACAGGCTGGTGGTTTTTCATTTTAAATCCTCCTATTATTAAATAGAAAACCAATTTCCCTATACGAATATAATATATATATATTATTTCTGTATCCGAAATACCGATAGTATAGGAAGTTGGTGAAAATCAAATATGTTGACAAAACGACATCGAAGATTTCTTCAGATTGCGAGGGAAACATCATTGGAATCAACTGTTCGACGCATTCGAATTGGGTCGATTATCGTCATTGGAAATAAAATCATTGCAACTGGAATGAATCAAACCAAATCGCATCCAGATCAAGCAAAGTTAAATGTATTACGATTTGATGATGATGGAAAGTGTAAACATTTTCTACATGCAGAAATGAATTCATTGTTGAAGTGTCAGCATATGGATTTGACGCGAGCAAAAATGTATATCTATCGAGAGAGTAAAGATGGCACAATACGAATGTGTCGCCCATGCAATGCATGTATGCAAAAAATTAAAGAGTGTGGGATTCGAGAAATTTTCTATACAACAAATGATGGATATGCACATGAGTACATTAAATAAAAAAGAGGAGGGAATTCCCTCCTCTTTCTCTTTATTTATTTTTTACTGAAGCTTCCATCAATGTGTCCCGGTACACACTCATCCATTTTTCCTTTGGAATAACTTCTCCATAGATCTGACAGAATGAAAGATCTTCTACGGTATCTCCCATCTTAATTGCAATCAGATTCATGATTACATTGATCACATAATAGCAGTCGATTTCACACAAACCGATGGAACACTTTCCGTCAACAAGACCGTATTTCGATCCATCACCCACTTCGGTTAAGAATACATCATATGTGAATGCATCATAATTAAAATTCGTATGATCAATTTTGAGGTGAAAATCTCTTCTCACAGATGAAAAATCATATGGGTGGTCCAGATATGAAAAATTGATATTGAGCCCATTATCAATATCCGTGAGCCAACGCGCAATCACAGTTGCTTTTTCGGTACGTAGATTCTCACACGGAATATTATGCTTGAAAAGAAATAACATATCAAACAGATGTTGAAGGTTCTCTCTACGTTCCCGAAGATTGTATACAAAATTTCCAATGGCTGATACTCCCGGCATAATAAATACCTCCTATATTAAATCTACAATGACGGCTATAATTATAATATATCATCGGTGTAAAAATATAGAAGGGGCAAATTGCCCCTTCTATATTCAGGTTGACAATATGAACAACGTTCAATTATCAGGGGCTCTGCTGAACGCCTGCACCGACGTTAACCGTCATCGTGACGGAACCACCTGTAGCAGGGAGTTCAGATGCACTCGCAGTTACGGAACCCTCAGGAAGTGTGAATGGGGGAGGTACAGGACTCGTCGAAGCCTTAACCGTAACGGTTGGCATCGTGATGTTCTGCTTCACATCATCCACATAAACTTCCATCGTGTAAACCTTATCCGCTGCCGTTGTGTTGGCAGGGAAAGTAATCTCAGCCGTACCCTGGCTTGTGCTAGTAATGGGATCGTCAGCAACCGTGACAGGAATCCACTTCTTACTCTCCTCAAACGCAGGAACGCACAGCTTGAAAACTGGTTTAGCCATAGCGAAGTTCTCCTTTCGATAGGTAGTGTATTTTAATTCCGGAATTATATAATTGTGTAAGCATTTTCACCGTATAGGTAGGTTAAATTATATATTTTTACAAAAATAATTTCTACGTGAGTGAAAGGATTTCGAAATCATGGGAATTAAAAATAAATACATCGATCAGGCTGTTTCCGTTTTGGCTCGTATCCACCCAGAAGCATCTAAGTCCGACATTGAAAAATTTGTCAAAAGTAAATACGATGAATTTATCAAAGATCCGTCGATTTATATGGATAATAATGTCACAAAAGCAAAAGGGCAGACTACGCTAACCGGGTTGACAAATTATATCGATAATAAATTACCAGTGGTATCTGGTAATGGGACATTTTATATGCAACCATCTACATTGCGTTCTCCAACATCGAATATGTTGCGCGGTCTTAAGAAAGATCGTAAAGCAGTGAAGAAAAAGATGTTCGGATTCGCGCCTGGTAGTTATGAATACAAAAAAGGCGATCTCGTCCAGGGAAATAAAAAGGTTATTATGAACGCAGAGTATGGTGGGAGTGGAACACCGACTGCTGCGTTCTATACAAAATATTCTCCTGCCGCGACAACACTAATGGCACAGAGCATCATTACAACCATGGCCGCATTGTTTGAGGGATATCTTGGAGATAATCAAAAATTCTTCAACATCAATGAGTGTTATGATTGGATGGAACGTATTTTCGAAACAAAGAAGGATTTTAAAGTTGATAAATGGATACGAATCCCATCGGTAGAAGAATGTGCATTACGGATTAAGAGACATTTTCATATATACTTTATTGGCGATGATGCAGTATTGAATCGATATATTTCGAGTTTGTCCGAAGATCAACGCGTATTTTTATATTATGCAAATAATCTTAACGAGTTTATGATTACACATGAACCCATTAAGAAATTATTGCAGAAAATTTTAACAAAACTTCCAAACTATGAAGCTTCGGAATCCGATATTCCGAATCGATTTGTTGGGAAATTCAAAGATGTTCGCGAATATAACAAATGGGTTGCCGATGAAATGTTTATGAATCCATATCAGGTTCCAGATTCCATCAAGAAAGAGATGGAACAATTGCGTGAATATGCAACGAAGTATTGTTTCGTTGAATATCTTACTCCGGATAGTATTGCAAAGTTAAATAATCACAAACGCAATACTGTTCTTCTGGTTGATACGGATTCCAACGTTATCAATTCCAACCTATTTGTTACGGCAGTATTGGATGATATGTTCCAAAATGAATCCTTTGGTAGGAAAAGATTGTACAATGATATGATTTGCGTTTCCATCTGCGCATATCTCATTGATATCTGTGTATTGAAGATTCTAGACTACTATGGAATCGTCCGTCATATGGATGATGCTGCTCGTGCCGAACTGACTATGAAGAATGAATTTATGTTCCGCTTGCTATTCTTGATGGCAAAGAAAAAGCGCTACTGTGCTTCCATTGCACTTCGGGAAGGAAACATCATGTTGCCATTTAAGTTGGAAATGAAAGGATTGGATTTCATTAAATCGGGCGTCACCGGAGATGTGAAGAAACGATTCACCAACATCCTGAAGGATAATATTTTGGCATGTGATGAAATTGATCTTCACCATATGATGCAGGAAATTCGAAACTTCGAAAAGGAAATTTATGAAGATCTTCGACGTGGTGGAACACGATATTTGAAACCGCAACAATTCAAATCAGAATCAGCATACAAAGATTATTATGATTCCAAACAGAAAGCGATGATTAGTGGTGCTTGGAAAATTCAAGGGTATAAAGGAGGACTCATTTGGAATATTCTGTATCCCGATCGAAAGATTTATTCACTTGATCGTATCAAGCTCGTTAAAACCATTATCATGTGTGAGGAAGATCTTGAAATCATCAAAGATCACAAAGATATTTATGAGACATTGAAACGAGAAGTATTTCATTCCGATAATTTCCAATTACGTAACGCTGGAGTAAAGTATATCTCCATTCCAGCAGAATTGAAAGTATTGCCGGAATGGATGATTCCAATCATTGATTACAAGATTCTGATTTCAGACATAATGGCATCCTTCAATTCCATTATGAGTGCATTGCGTATTGAAGCAATCTCAATCAATACACCAAGTGGGAAAGGAAAGAGAACGAGTGCATTAATATCTTTCTGAGGAGAGAACAATATAAGATATTATAGATGCGAAGCAAAGGAGAATGTTCCATGGATAGAAGTGAAGTAAAGGATGGTGTTGAGAGAGGATTTAATCCTCCCAACATTTATCAAGACCAAGAATATCTTCAACGAATGGATGTAGCAAAAGAAAATGCATTCCGTGGGGATTATCCACTGGAAGATATTCTTGAAGAACTCACCAATCAATTCTCGAGTTATGTACAAATTGACGCTTCAGATCGTACAAATTATGTCGAAATCTTCTTCAAACAGTTGAAAGAGAGTATAGATGAAATCATTGAAGAAGATGGGGATCTGCTGGAAGAGCAGATCGAATATTTGGATATTATCTACAATCATTTCGTCGATACAATTAGTACACTCTTTCAGCGTCGTCTATGTATCTCACTCAATTTCCTGGAAACAAATCCATATGATTCAAACGCATATGATACATTGTCTATCCTCTACAAGTTCTTCATTCTGGATGCGCGGAAGAATTTCAAAAATTATTTTACCGAACGTGCATTGTTGACCATGAAGAAGTCGAATGCTGATCCAACCAACCTTGTTGCAGCAGTATACAATATTTTGGATGATATGGATCATACGCTGATCATGGATGGAATGGTTGAAGATTTTATTCGGAAAGCAACGGATAAATCAACAGCAGATACCATCTATGGATACTTCGAAGAGAATATCATTTCTGGAAATTTCCTAATTCGGTATTCTCCCAGATTCTATCAGAATACCGATCTGCTGGCAGACATTGCCGATGATGTCATTACGATGTATCAATATCATAAGGAGAAAGAATAATGGCTAAGACCCAAACATCAACACAAATTCGCAATCTCTATTGCGATCAATCGTATCTCAATATCTCATTTTATAATCTGAATCTCTCATTGAAGTTTGCACCATTCAAGCAGAAGTCTGCGAATGGACTGAATCAATATGATTCTGCAAACGCAATTACGACATCCATTGATTATGCGGCAGCATATGCCCTGTATAGCATTGCAGGTAATATCCTAAACAATGTAAATGATACCTCTGCGGTAAGCACCAATATTCCAATCAATGGAGGAAATCTCCTCTTTGAGCGTAAGATGGAAAACAATTCCATGGAGACATATCTTACGGTAAACAAGGAAGGAAAGACACTCTCCTTCAAGTTTGCAAAGCTTTCCTATACAAAGAACGGTTCTCAATCACATATCGATACCGGTCTCGGTATCTTCCATCAGACCCTATCAGGTTATCTGACTGGAATTAATGCAGATCGCCACCTAGATAAGCTTACAGAAGATTACGTAAAGTCTCTGGGTGGAAATGATGCAAATAACCAGAACAGTTCTGGTGGATTCAACACTGGCTCCCAATATAAGGGAAATGGCAATTGGAAGGGAAATAATCGGAACAACAACTGGAAGAACAACGGGAACAAGAATTGGAATAATGGAAACAACCAGAACAATTCTTGGCAACCGAAGCAGCAAAACTACAGTGAGCTGAATATTCAGGATTAAGTGGATGCAAAGGGATGAGAGGAATATTCCTCTCATCTTTTTTACAGGAGAATGATACGAATGAGTTTTGTAACAGATGGAAAAGTTTTTGATACAAATGCATTCTTTGCAGGAGGTGCAGGACTCGTTATCCAATATGAGGATACGATAAAACCGATTCAGTTATTTGCTCTCATAAAGATGTTGCGAAATGATATTTCCTTTGGTCTTCCAATCAAACCACTCTTAGATTTTAATCAACGAAGTCTCATTGAATGGTACATCAATCGTCCACATCGGAATATTTTAAAATCGTTGGATTATTATAATAAATTGGATGAAGAGTTAGCAGACCAATTGATTCACGAGATATTATCCAAAGATCCATCTCTCTACAATCTCTCTCCAGAATTAAATATTGCTGCAATGTTGGATGTTTATACAACTCAACATATGCAAATCCCGGTAAAAATTTATCATCATATTCATGATGATAATATCATCTATGATATGAAAAAACGTTTTCGGAAAATGAATATTGAATTTGTGTCTGGTTCTCTCAAGGAATTAGTGGATCGGACGCATGTAAATAATTTTACCTATATATTCTCAAACATAGAATGTGTGAGAGAAATTAGTGATTATTTACTGGGGTCATACTCGCATGTGTTACTAGCATCGGATTATGGATATAATAAGAAAGGGACGAAATTTCGGTATGATTTGTTGGAATTGCAACGGACGCATCCATTTTTAAGAATCGGAATTCTATCATGCATCAATATGAGTAATTTGTTACAATCATTTGATGTATTATCAAGAGACTACGTATAGGATTAGAGGAGGATTTGGATCAATGCTTCAATTAAATGCAGCATATCAGTCAACAGATTCGGAGGCGAAACCGAAACGATGGCCGTATAAGAAACATTCGTTTCCCAATGGGAAGGAGTCCTATTGGATTAAATGGAAACTATATCCCGATGATATCAAATTTCGATGCTTTACCAAAACTTTAGTCATCGATTTTGATAAAGAGCTAAATTTAAACAATCCAAATATCTCCGCATTGAATGAATGGAAAGTAACTAAACTATCCTATTCATCCAATCTACCAAAACTATGCGAAGAATTGAATTTCTTCGAAGCGATGTATGATACAGATGGAGAACTCATTGCCGCATTATTTAAGATTAAATGTCTCATCGATAAGGATCTAACATCCTATACTGCCGTCAATTTCAATGCATTCCGTGATCTCGTATATCAAACCATCTTCACAGAATCCATGAAAGACAAAATCATTCGTTGTGTAGAAGAAAATTATACGGATGATATTGAAGCAGAGAATAGCCGCACGTTAAAAGATCCAGAGATGTTATCCATCTTGCAAAAGAAAAAGAAATCATTAGAATTTTTAAATGTTCATGTCAAGGCCATGTTGAAGATTGCATTCTGCATTAAGATTGTATCATTTATATGCAACCACTTTATGGTGATGCGCGGCATTGATTTGAAGAAGGATATCACAAAGTTCTATGATTTCTATATTGGAACATTCGACTTATTCGACTTCGATTTCAAAGTATATAATAAAATCTATGCATATGTTGCAAATAAAACGACATCGGCAAAGAATTTCAATAGCATTATCTTTGGGCAACAGGAAGTTGATGGAAAAGATTTAACGATCGTTATCAATAATATCATCAAACGAAATATCATCATTGATAATTTCATCAAATTTCAATTACCGGCAACGTGGGATTTAGCAAAGAATAAACCACGCGAACGTATCATGTCGTTTATGTGTAGTATTGTCAATATGCACATATCCATCTTTGTCTTATCTGCATTCCGTCGAAATCTGATTGAATTAGATATGACACCAGATGTTGATGGTAATGTAAAGAATGATCGGTATCGTACTTCGAAGATGAAACTCAATGAAGAATATGTCATTCTTTCATCTCTCGATATTCATCGAAATATCGAAAAGATTTATAAAGATTATGAAAAGGATATTACGGCAGAAGAAATCAATTATTATCGGAAGAACCTTAACGTTGGAAAGCTCCAGCAACAATTGATCGAAATTTATTTCTTCCCATATATGGAATCCTCGCAAGAATTTGCACTGTTGCGCAATATCGATATGTATAAATTACTCCTGATTATGCGCAAAGATATTATGCGTCGATATAATGTGACCAAAGATACCATTCTGGATAGTCTACTCACGTTGATTTTGACCGCAAATATCGAAGAGTCTCCAATTGGAGATAAGATGTATGTGAAGGATACCAAATATCTTTCTGAGCATCCAGATTATAAACTGCTGGTAGAAAAATTCTACTCCAATATCATTGATATCAATGAGGATGCGATCAAGAAGTTCCTCATTACATTTGTCAATGCAAAATATAAATTTGTGCTGTATGAGGAGCCAGGTCTATTGAATGAAGAGATTCAAATCAATAAACGAGAATTAATTGATGAACTTCTGACATTCTTGATTATGGCGAATCGTAATATCTCTACTAAAAACATGGGAGTGTGCAATCAATGAAAATCCGTGGTACAAAGCTAACGCGTGAACAGAGGAATCTTCTTGCTCCATACGGGGTTAATGGTAAAGAATGGTTGCTCATGGAACTAGTTCATGGGAAAGCGGTTAGTGGTGGAGGTGGTCGTAGTCGTACGGATGAATATACTCTGGGAAATACTATCACCGGCGAAGTGAAAACACTTTCCATATACATGGAGTATTGATATGAAGATGAACTTTCTGCAAAAGAAATTGTTGAACAATTGACGAATGATATTGAAAATCATTCGGATCGATATCCGACAAGGAATTCCGTATTTGATAAACTATTCCATTCGGTTCATGAAAATTATTCAATAGAATCCGATATGAAAATATATCCATATGGTGTTAACAATACAGGACTCCCGGATGAATTCATATCGGATTATCTTGCATGGAAAATGGATAATGAACCACGATTATTTGCGGAGAAGGGGAGTATTATGGATATCTCCCCATATATTTATATAGATAACGTAATGAATAGATGGGTTATCCGATTCCATGTCGAATTTCTATCAGTGATATAATGGAGGATATGATGAGACGTTCACCAAAAGAAATTTTTCAGGAATTACGAGAAAGAATTGACCAAGACCGAGATAGTTATGTATACTATACAGACGTATTTGATACGCTCCGATACATCATTGAAGAGGAATATAAGGATATTTTAGAATTATCCTTATTCCAAGATGGTGTAAATACCACAGGGCTTCCAGATGAATTCATCGCCGACTATATGAAGTGGAAGAGTAATATGGGTCAATTCAACGATATGTATCCGAAGGTCACCCATATCTCAACAAAGGTATTCTATAACGATGATCATGGTTGGATGATCAAATTCAATATTGAAATGGCAGATAAAATTTAATGAGTCAAGAAAAAATGAGGTGAACTACAAACCGGGAAGAAAATGTTAAATTGATGATGGAGGAGGTTGCGTTATGACTGCTGCGCAAAAAGAGCAAAAGGATCGTTTTGTAAAAATGGTAGCAAAACGTATCAAAAAGATGATTGCGGAAGATGTTCGGACCCGGAAGTTCTTTGATGGGAAAACCGATTTGAAAGCAGAAGCCGAAAAAATAATCCAGCTTGCGCGTGAACTTGATAGGAATGAACACGAAGCAAATCGTATCGATTTTCCACACCTACAATATACGCGCACGGAGAGCATCAATAAAACAGATTTTCCAGACGATTTCATCCTTGCTGAATTTTATCGACAGAGTGGAATGCGTGTGAGTTCCATTGAGGTATTTGAGGAGATTACCCAAGAGGAATATTATGAGGAAAACGGTTTTGGGATTCGTTTTAATTATAAATTTAGGGAACCGGTTACTCGATATAAGTTTACAATTCCCATTCCAGAAGAGGTGCAGGTATGATTAAATTAGATTGCCCCATTGAGCATCCGCACATCAAAGCAGTCCGAGAAAATGTGTTGAGCAAACACCTCTCAGGTCTAATTGATCGAAACGATCTTGCGAAGATAAAAATAGAAGTGTCAAATGCACTTAGACAGGGATACGGTGTTGGAAGGATCTTTCCGCCCGGTGTAAACTATAGCTCAATTCCAGATCAACTGTATCTGGAGTGCGCACAATTGAATGATCCATCAGTTCGTATTAATGATATTGCCTCTACAGAATTTGAAGTCGTATTCGATCATATCGACGGGATATTGAAGATTAAACTCAATATCATGGTTGATCGAGTAGTGGAGGGGACTCAGAATGCGAATTAAATTTGAACGAATGAATTTTGATGCAGAATGTGCATATGATCTCATTAATGGGCGAGGCTTTCTAATATCTGAATTACCATATTCAGATATCGATAAGACCATCCGTAATCTGGATGGTCCTCGCTCTCCCCGTTACGGAACCCAATATGAAGATGCAAATGCATATGTCGAACGATTCCGATGCGCATGCGGACAATATGTTGGATCTCAATGGGAGGGGGAGATATGTCCGAAGTGCGGAACGATGATCGAATACAAAGATGTTGATATGCTCTATACTGGGTGGATCAATCTCTATCCATATCATATCATCAACCCATTACACTTTCATCGATTACAATCCGCATTATCGAAAAAGATATTAGAGAACATCATTGCCTCCGATAATATGATTACATCCAATGGTGTAATGCGTCGATACAATAACGTCATTGAAGTAAAAAAGAATCAATTGATGTATCATAATATTGGCATTGATGAATTCTATCATAACTTTGAAGAAATCATGACATATTATTTGTCCAAACGAAAACAGAAAGCGGATTTGATTGAACGGCTGATCAAAGAAAAGGATATTGTTTTCTGCTCGAAGCTTCCGGTATACAGTACTACACTAAGACCTACATCCATTACGATGGAATCGTATTACTTCAATTCCATTGACCGACAAATCAATCCGTTGGTCAATATGAGCATTAACTTAAAAACAGCTCCACCAATTGAAGTGCCATTGTATTTATATCAATGCCAATTGCGCGCCAATGAAATTTGGAAACTAAACTTCCAAATCATTGATGGGAAACATGGTTGGATTCGCTCAAATATTCTTGGCGGTTGCTTCAACTATTCTGCTCGTTCTGTAATTATTCTGGACCCAACATTGAAACTAGATGAAGTGGATGTTCCATATAAAACGTTTGCAAAGGCATATTCTGGTTTGATTGTCAAACGGTTGGTGCGAGAACGTGGATGGAGTAGCACAAAAGCATTCAATTACATCGAGCAGAATTTTAAATTCAATGAAGATGTGTATCGTATCATTGAACAAATCGTTGCGGAAGAAGAAATACCAATCGTCATCAATCGAAATCCTGAACATATTGCGGGATTATAAAATTTCTTGAATTGCGGGAAACTACCTTAGAGCTCATTTAACCGCGGCGGCTGGTGACAGACCGTGCAGCAGTATACATAACGGTATACGGATGGTAAAATCAAATGAGATTGGACAATCCGCATCTAAGATAGAAATATGCACATAATATTTCTATAAAGTTCCACGGCCATCCAAAGCTGCCATAGGAGAAAGACTTATGGAGGAACAGTGAGTAGAGTACAGCCAAGCGGTTGGTGTCTAGATGATACTAGTCTAGAGTAAATCCATTAAATGGAAGCGGGAAACTATCCATACTTGGTAACAGAGTATGGTGGAAGATCTGGCCTTTTCTACATGGAGACATGTAGCAGTTCATAAGAGAACGGCATACGTGTAGCGAACGTATGTGACTAACAAGACAATCACATATGGATCCATCCTGAAGATGAAAATTCGACGCGTAAAGAATGATCCGGATGATTTAACCTTATCGCTACCATCGGCTATACTTCCCGGCCTAAACGCAGACTTTGATGGCGATGAATTAAACCAAATTGCATTGCCGTTGAAAGAACTCGCACAACTAATGAAAGGATTCGATCCGACCGAAATGACAATCAATCGTGTTGATGGATCGATCCGTTTAGATATATCCGCGCTTGAAAATTGCACATTGGCGATATTTAGTGATAATTAATAAAAGAGGAGGGAATTCCCTCCTCTTTATTTTTGTTCTGTAATCTACTAGTTAATCAAATAACACCCTTTCAACCATTATCATAATATTATTTTATGGCGGAAAAGGAGTAATCGATCATGGGATTAATTAAGTTTCATATCAGTAAAATTGACAAAGATAAATGGGATCAGTGTGTCAGAGATGTTGCGGATATTCGTTCAGGAAAAATTAAACTCCCAATCGCAAAAGATGGAGAACCTGGATTTTCACATAATGATTTTTCAAATGAATATCGAAGGAAGTTAGATTCAATTGAATGGAATGCAAATAAATATATTCATCCACCAACACATCCAGCATCAATGATTACGGGCTTGGCGCAAGTCGCAACATCAGGAAACTATCACCATCTATTGAATAAGCCATCATCGCTTCCAGCAAATGGAGGAAATTCGGATACAGTAAACGGGGTAAGATTAACCGTGAGCACGAGTGCTCCTTCGAATCCCAAAATCGATAAGGAAGTATGGATTAACCCAAATAGTAGATTAATAAATATCTATACGAATAAGGGATGGGAATCACTCCATGCAATCTGGGCGTAATATGGAGGATATTATATATGGCATTGGAAGATGGAAAGCTCATTTCTCGCGAGGATTTAAAATCAAAAATAAATGAGCTGATTAAACTGGTATCTGATCAATCAGATGTATTAACAAGCGGCAATGTTAATGCATTCTTAGATAAAGCGATTAGAAAATATAAGGTATGGACGTGGAGATCTCAGGGAGTGGTAATAAATATTCCACACCCTAGAATTAGCAATGTAACAATTCCATCAATGCAAGTTAAAGATCACTATTATCGAATTCCTCAAGATCATATCCTATATAATGTGGATTTAAGCAATGCAGCATTGCTGCTTCGATTTAAATCCAACTCAAATGATCCGGTATTTACAGCTTTAAAAGAATTTGATAATTTACATATTGAGCAAAACGGGAATGTGTATACCTTCAAATCCAATGGCGGACCTGCAAAATGTTATTATAGCTATAAGAGATCTTTTCAAAGTCATCGTATCATAGAGGCTTCCGCCGATACAGTAATTGCTGGAGAAGCTACAGAATATGTCAATGTTTCTACCAGCCCTACGAACGATGATATACTTGCAGGAGGAGCTAGCCTACAATCACTATTATCCGATAGCGTAATTAACGAGTATTTTACTTCTGGGAATGTTGATTTATCAATTACAAATAATGATGTTCCCCGTCCCGATAATATCATTGAAGATAATGAAATGAATATTACATTTCGAACACTATTAATGATATTCTCAAAAATCAGAATGGTTTCATTCCAAAAGCAGTATAATAATATATATCATGGTGGCTATTATAATGTCGGAGGACCAATAGATAGTCCGATCTATTTAAAAAATTTAAAGAAAATCACTCCCATCAATATCAACGATATCTTTCATAATTTCAATGTAGATCAACGATTAATCGATAACAAAGATGTTATTGATAAACTCAATGAGATCTATGAAATTTGGAAAAAGTTACCAAAAGAGACGATATATCTGAGATATTGCCATACAAATTGTCACGGATCACATCATACCAGACACTAGTGCAAACGATACGAGGAGGTTACAAATGGAATATATGATTCATATACCACTCACGGATGAGGAGCTCGAAAAATACATATACGACGTATCATATGACCCAACCGATCAAATATTTACAATTGACTATACTTCTTGTAGTTATAAAAATGATGCATTATTCTTATATTTATTCAATGTAGGAATACGAAATATCGATATTATAAATATTTCAGAAGACGAGCTCAATGATTTGGCCAAATATTACATTCGCTCAAACAGATTCGTGTCAATTGAACTTCTAAATTATTTCATATTCAACCATCTAGAAAATTTTCCAGAGTTGCAAGAAATTTTATCATCGTTATCACAACATCTTATGGATAAGATGTCCGGATCAATTGATGAGAGTTCTTATCATGATAAATTTCCATTAACTGTTGGAAATAATATCATATCCATTGTTCGTTCTGCTTTTTTCTGGGAATATTTTAATACATTTAAATCGGATACTATTCATAAATATGTTGAATTTATAGAAAATCGATTTAATGGATATCCATTGGATAAATTTTTTATGGAAACATTAAATCCGTATTCTTTGGTATCATATATATATGCAAGTGAAGAGGGTTAGTTCATGTTTGTCCGATTATTCAGTAAAATATTTTTAATCGATAAATCATCGGTTCCAGAACCAAACACATCAATATCATTGATCGTTGAAGATTATAGTACATTGAAAAATATTTTCATAAAACCTGGATTGGTTTTTAAAGAACTGATCTCTCAATTAAATACATTAAATGATCAAATATTGAGCACATCGAGCGAGCCATATGACTTATCCAAGAAATATATCATCGTGAATGATTCTGAAATAAAAAACGTAATTCATGATTTTGCAAATTATATGTATTTAAATAATGAGGCATATGCCTCATTATTTAAATATTCTAATTTTATAACATCAAATATGGAAGAAACTTTTGAATATATTTCAAAAAATATTCATTATACTTATGACGAGTATCATTCATTATATGCTCCAGACTATGTATTCGACTATGAACAATATCTTGCTGAATTCTATATAAACAATATGGATGTTGCATTTGTCCGAAAGAAATATATTCGAATGTATGCCAGCGAAATATACAATTACGCAATCGATGCCATATTTAAACATATGGCACAAGATATTGATATTCCTGATGAATTGTCTATTTTTATTGGTCAGAATAATGATGATACTATTATCGATGATATTATATATCAAAAAGATGATATTATTCAGAGGATAAAATTAGCAGGAATTAATTGTTGTTCATTGGATCTATCGATTGAGGAATTTGCAAAAACATCTTATACTATGGGATATTTAAGAGATTCCAGATATCGATATAATTTTATGTTAAGAAATATCCTATTGAAGAATAAGTATGATTTTCTTAGTATAATAAGGAGAAAATAGTGCACAAAATACTTTACGCAATGCCTACATCTTTATGCAATTTATCATGTCCTCACTGTGAAATTAGAACGCATCATGAATCATATAATGAAGATCGATTCCTGGATGAGTTCCGCCGATGGGATGGCGATGTAATCATATTTGGAGGGGAACCAACATTATTCAGAGATCGTCTATTAAACATTATCGGTGATCCAAAAATTATATCGATCACAACAAATTTATTGAATCTGGATGATGAATTGATTCAATACTATAATAGGATACATGTATCCACATCATGGAATAAATCTAGATTTACAAATTTCGAATTTAATTTATGGCTATCAAATTTGGAAAAATTAAAGCAGCATTCCATTGATGTTCAATTATTAATTACAATGACTCCAGATCTTATTTACGATACTCCACTCGATGAGTTCATGGGATTACTGTATACTCTTGAATTAAAAACATCCATATCAGTAATTCATTTTGAACAGCTGATTGATGATAATATGACAAGAGAATTCTATATGGATGTCGATGAGTGGTTGTGTGCGTTGTATGATCAATGGGTGAACAAAATCAATATTAACTGTACAACATTTGATACGATTCATTTAGGACTCCAGAATAATTGTACTGGGATATTTTATACACTAACTCCAGATGGATCAATTAGACATGGCTGTGCTCATATTGGAGAAAAGATAAAAGTATGTGAAGATTGCATTGGTTGTGAGTATGCACATATTTGTACTCCATGCAGATTCCATAAATATTGTTCATTTACCAAAAAACTATATCACAAAATTGTATTGAATGATGTAAAGGATCTGAGATCGATATGATAAAAATATATGTTAAAACAACGGAAGCGTGTAATTTGCAATGTGATCATTGTTATGT